CACAGCCATGTCATATGACAGTGTTAATAGTACTCGCACAGTGAGTGAACTGGGCTTGCGCTATGACACTGTGATAAAAGAAGCTGTGAATTTCATGCTAGAAGACAGTCACAAAGATACTAGCCTAAGCACTGTTAGAGCAGGAATCAACTTTGCTCCAAGACAAAACATTGTGGGAGGTATTACTGTGGGACAGCAGTATCAAAATGGTGTGTCACACTCCACAGCACAGGCAAGCATCAGATGGGTATTTAACTAAAACAACTATACTCAAGTGCTGTGTTTCAAGCCCTCTTCGGAGGGCTTTTTTACATAAATATTGCACCACCGGAGGCAACAAATGAAAAAATTAATTATGTCATGCGTAGCATTTGCGTCAATACTATCCAATGTCAATGCCCAACCATTTGAAGCTCGTAAACCGGTACTGTGCGACAGCATTGAAAGTTTGCTTTTTTCCTTGTCTAACTATAACGAAAAACCAATTTGGTCAGCTAAAAATCCAGTGGACCACACCAGGTATACTTTGTTTGTAAATGAAAAACTGGGCACCTGGACCATGCTGCAAATGAACACAGAAGGCATTGCTTGCATTGTGGGTGTTGGTGATGGTTCTACTTTGTTACTAGGTGAATCTGTGTAATTGTAAATACAATGCTGGTCCATAGGCAAATACCTAGAACCTTAAATAATTAAATGAAAAACAAAATCAAAGCTGTGCTGTCAAATCCGTGGACCGCACTTTTAACATTGGCACTTATTATAAGTATAAGAATTGCTGATCCTGTCTTTGTAGAAAGTATAAGACTACGCTACTTTGATACTCTAATAGCTGACAAAGCTCCTACACAAAACAACATTGTTACGGCCAACATTGACGAAACTGCTTTAGACAAGTACGGACAGTGGCCATTCAAGCGAGACACCTATGCTCGCATGATAGAAGATCTTTACAATCGTGGTGCAGGATTGGTGGTGCTGAATGTGCTCATGCCGGACACAGACAGGCTAGGCGGGGATGCTGCTCTAGCTGCGGTAATGCAAAAATATCCTGTGGTCATTGCCAATGTACCAGGTGATCAAACAAAAAACAAACCTCGCAATCCTGGCAGTGCAGTGCTTGGGCCAGAGTGGATCGAAAACATTGTAAACTATCCAGGTATTATTGCTAACATTCCTGCTATAGAAAATGCTGCGGCAGGCATAGGTGGTACTCATACGCTGCCAGAAATAGATGGCGTCAATCGAAGACTGCCTTTGATATTTGGCGTCAATGACATTCTGTACCCAAGTTTGGGTATGGAAGTGTTGCGAGTAGCAGCAGGTGACACCACCTTTCAAATAAAGTTAAATGAGTATGGCGTTGAAAAAATGCGCATACCCAAATTTGGTCCAATTGCCACGGACAATCTTGGTCGCATATGGATTGACTGGTCACAAAAGTCACACGCTTATAGTATTACACAACTGCCTGCAGACCTTAAAGGCGCACTAGTCCTTGTGGGTCCTACCGCAGCTGGTATTTCAAATCCTGTGCCCACCAGCATAGGAGCGGTGTATCCCAACGATGCGCAGGCTGCTGTGATTGGAACCATGTTTAACAATGTTACCATTCAGCGTCCGGACTATGCAGATGGCGCTGAGATTCTGACATTGCTGTTATTGGGACTAATTATTATTTCTTTATCAAGGTGGACTTATGTTGGTTTGGGTGCAACTGTTTTTGGGGTCGTTGCCGTGGCTCCTGTTACTCAGTATATTTTCAGTAACTGGCTCGTCTTGGCAGACGCGACAGCAATCACGGCTGGTATTGTGCTCGTGGCTTTGCATACTTACGGCGTTAAGTTTGTGAGTGAGTTCTTACAGAAGCAACAGATCAAGAAACAATTTGGGTCATATGTGAGTCCCGTGATTGTTGAACGACTGCAAAAGAATCCCGAGCTGATCAAGTTGGGCGGTGAAGAAAAAGTGCTGTCAGTGATCATGACAGACATGCGCAACTTTACTGGACTGGGAGAAAAGTATGGTGCAGATGTCGAAGGCTTCACTGCCATCATGAATGAATACATGACTGCGATCAGCCGACCTGTGTTTGCCAATGATGGCTGTTTGATCAAGTTCATCGGCGACGCCAGTTTGCACATACACGGTGCACCAGTTAACGACGACCGTCATGCCTATCGTGCAGTCAAGACTACTATGGAAATGATCCAAGCGGTAGAACAGTTTAACAACCACCTGGCCAGCATCGGCAAACCACCAGTGGGCATGGGCGCCGGTGTCAACACCGGTAAGATCTTGGTAGGCAATATTGGATCTGAAGGTAAGATGGGATACGATGTGCTGGGCGATCCGGTGTCTGTAGCTGCTCGACTGGAAGGACAAACCAAAGGCTATGGGGTGCTCATAATCATTGGCCCGGACACCTATCAAATGGTCAAGGATGATTTCTTGTGCCTGGAACTAGATTGCATTGCGGTGAAAGGCAAAGCAATTGGGTTAAATATATACACTCCGTTGACTACCAATGCAGGTGGCATGCCCGAGTACATCATGGCCAAAGAAACTCATGATGAAATGATTGTGCTGTATAGACAGCAAAAGTTTGATGCAGCTATCAAACTGTGCCAAGAACTCACAGGCGAGTTTGACGGACAAATGGATCACTACTATGAACTTTGGATCCTGCGCTGTGAAGAAATGAAACGGGCCAAACTGCCCAAGGATTGGGATGGCGTATATCGTGCCACTTCTAAATAATTACTTGGATTGGATTTTTGATTGTTCAATAAAATTATTATTGGATTGGTACTTTTCGCCATTTGTGGTCATGGGTCAACTGTCGCAAAAGGACACCTTACCGCACAAAGCTGGCTTGTGTCAGATCCACAAGGAAACATAATCCGCAGCGATAACACGGATCAAGTTCGCAGCATAGCCAGTATCACAAAACTACTCACAGTAATGACTGTGTTAGACGCAGGTCAAAGCATGGAGGAACAGCTTACCCTGGCTCGAGCCCCTAAAAGTCATATTCCCAGAAAGATAAAAACTCTGAGTCGTCGCACCTTGATTGAACTGGCCATGGTCAAGAGTGACAACCGTGCTGCACAGACCTTGTGCGAACACTACCCCGGCGGGCTTAGAGCCTGTGTTGATGAAATGAACATCAAGATGAAAACACTGGGCATGGTCAACAGTGTGGTATATGAGCCCACAGGCCTAGATGCTAGAAATGTCAGTACTGCTAGAGAACTTGTCATGCTTGTTCGTGCGGCCAGAACTTATGGTGCAGTGATTGAAGCCAGTCAAAAGACCAAAGTACAAATCAAACTAAAGAAAAAGTATTTTTTATTTCCTCAAACCAATCCCTTGGTTGGTAGAACTCAGCGAGTGATAGTAAGCAAGACTGGTTGGATAACTACCAGTGGCGGATGCATTGTCATGCTCATGGACACTGATTTGGGCGATAGAATTGTGGTGGTGCTGGGCAGTAAAAATACTCGCACACGCATTCCAGAAGCAGAGTTTATAAGTGAATTGAAAGAGCTAGAACAGTAATGCTCACTTTACAGTCCACGGTAGCGAATCGTTTTCTGAGGCCAGCAGCCGGCCACCCTCGTAACTAAGTTACGGTCCTAAGGGTGTTCTTGCCAGGCGATCCTTGATAATGTTTATAGTTTTATCGCTGATCACCACTTCATAATGATTTAGAGGAACTTCTATCAGTTCCATGTCGGTAACTGCTCGCATGCTTTCAATGGTAACAACACCGTCATTGTCTTGTTTGATCCAAGGACTTGCACCTTGAGTGGTAACCACATTGGTCCACTTATTCTTGGGATATCGTAGATCTTTTACAACACTCATTGGACGGCTCATAGTTCCTATGTCACGCATCAGCTGTGAAAAAGGCAAAAAGTATCTAGCATAGTCTGCTTCTCTACTGCCTCCGTAGGGTGTGCTAAGAGTAACTGCGCCTAAAACTTTGTTGGGGAATTTATCTGCAAGATGTATAGCATAGATGCCGCCCAAGCTGTGGGCAACAAAAAACACTTTTTCAACATTGTCCAACAATTCAATCATTTTTTTGAGATTGGTGTCAAACCCATCGCTGCTGTGATAATCTATGCACAGGTCTCTTTTGGGTAGATGTTCTCGTATGCGAGTAAAACTTTCACTGGTGGCAGATGCACCGTGTATGTACACGATTGTCATGCAATCAAGGATTTCCTGTTCTGGCTTCTTTATCATCTGACGAGTCAGACGTTTCTGTTTTAGATTTACTCTTGGGTTTGCTGTGAATTCCGTCGTCTAATCTCACAGCTTGGTCAAACTGTTTGGCTGCCTCGCGCTCGACCTTTACAGTTTCCATCACGCGATCGCTTTCAATCATCTTGCCTCGCAGATGCAGTACTGTATTTACTTTTTGATTCAACCGTATCAAATCATTGTCCAACATGCGTATGCGATCAATCAAGGCTATGAGCACTGTGTTTGCTTCAGAAATCACTGGCTTGACTTCTTTGGTGCTCCACTCCCACACATATTTGATAATGTAACCCATGCCCACAGCCATGACAATGGGAAATCCATACTTGTTAATTAATTCAACAACATCCATCAATTATATCCTTTCCAGAATCCCCAGGGATCATACATGCGCTTTTTAATTTCAGGTTTAGTTTTGCAGTACAATAGATACCACATGATCAATACCATGCATTCTAACAAATAAAATACCATGAATGCCTCAAAGATCAAAATAGCAATCCCAATAAAAATCCAATCACTGCACCGTAAAACACAGCTTTATATAAGTCGCGATCATGCCAAACTGGTTGTGCATTTAGATAGGCCTGCATTTGTGGATTCAGACTGTCCCACCATTTTTGATACTTACCCATCAGTCTCTCCTTGCGTCATTCTTGCCATCTGCTCTGGCAATACGATCAGTGTCAGGTTTAAGCCCTAGTGCATTTGATACAATAGTGTCGATACGGATAACATCGTGATTCATGGTTTTTACACGATTGTCCAAGGCTGTGATAATGCCTGCCATGCCTTTAATACTGCCTAGCACACCCTGCAATAAAAGTTTAATTGTAAGATACACAAAGTAACCGCCGGCTAGTGCTACTGCTATAGGAAATCCTAGATCGCCAATGATTTTGAAGATGTCGCCCATTACAGCTCCTTATTGATATTGTTATAAGGTATTTATGGGCTAGCCCAAAAACTTTGGGTGGCACTAAATATACTGTAAAGTTGTCAGGGACAAAAAAAACAATGCAATTTATCAACTATTCAGCAATTGGCTTTGATGCCTTTTGCAACAGCAGTAAGCAAGATGAAACAATCAGACGCAAGAAAGAAATCATTGATCATGTGATTTCTCACTATCGTGCTGCTCCAAAAAAACTGTTGTTTATTGGGTTTAATCCTGCAATTTTGGCCATGGACAGCAAACAGCAGATAACTGTGACACAAGTAACTCCTTCTATAATGACCTATTTGCAAGCTCATCGTAGCGACATCAAATACATGGAGTGGCATCATATGTCAGCTGATCACGACAGATTTGATGCAGTAATAGCCATGGATGAGTTTTTAACTTTTGCAAAAACCGACGAAGAACAGTTGGCAAATCTAAACAAGATTTGCGCTCTCAGTTCCCAATTGGTGATAACTACTTTAAGAGACTACAAAAATCAAAGTTTCAAGGATCGTGAATTTAGTATACCCAGCGTGGTCAAGAGCGAACAAACAGACAGTTTGTATTTGGAATATCATGACTACGATGTACAAGATAGAAACGCTTGGCAACGCAGCGTGTACGAAATCACTGGTACAAATTTACGAGCCTTTGCAGGATTTGATTGTAGACAAATGTTTTTCAAACAATGCGCAAAATTCAGCATTGATGCAGGTGCAAGTGAATTCTTAATACACAAGAACATCATGTACAAGAGCCTGATCAAGAAAAATTATGAGCATGTGATATCAATGAGATTTATAAATGGACATAACCAATCAAGTAGACAGTATAGTTGAAAATCTAGTTAAACAAATTGAAACACGGCTGAATGCTCGTGTGGACAATTTAGTAACCGCAGCATTAACGCAGCGGTTAGATAACATTGATTACGAAAAGAAATTGAACTGGCTGGCCAGTACCAAGCTGGACGGTTTAATTGCCGGCATGGAAGTGGATCACACCAGAGTTCAAGAAAGATTGGATGCTGTTGCAGATCAAGTGGTCAACAGCTTTGAAGCAGAAACCAAACGCCTGGCCACAGAGCATGTCAAACACAAACTGTACAATGAAATAGATGTTAATCATACTGTGCGTGAAATTGTGCTCACAGAAATTAGTAAAAAGTTAGCTACCTTTGCTTTTCCCAACGCCAGCATCCCTGGTGATGCAATCAACTCCAGAACCCTAATTGTAAGTGGTAACAACATACGCGGTGGCACAATACAAAACTTTAACAGTAACGGTATTGAGGACAAGAGCACACAGGTTCAGATGACCTTGTTGGATGCAGGAGTAGTGATTGAAAACAAGATTATCAGTCTGGGACTTGAAGTCAAAGGTCAAACAGTAATTGAAGGTGACCTGCATATCAAAGGCGATGTTCCGATGACTGGCACATTTGCTCAACGAATTATAGAAAACACCGTGGCTGCCACAAAACAGAGTCTAAACACAGAACTGTTCGACGGTTTCAGCAGCACCTTGTTTGAACGCATACAAGAACATGGTATTGATCTCAACAAATTAACACTCAATGGCAATCCTGTGATCGATGGATCAAAACTTAGTTATAGTGTGACAGACACCAATATCACACGATTAGGATTAGTACGCGATTTACAAACCACAGGCGAAGCATTGTTGAGCCAAACACTGTATGTTGGCGACAAACGAGTGGGCATAAACACGCTAGAACCTGGACATGCACTCAGTGTTTGGGATCAAGAAGTAGAAATTGGGTTTGGTAAGCGTGAACGCGATGTGGCATGGGTGGGAACGCCAAGGGACCAAACTGTGGTACTCAGTGCTAACCGTAAAGACAATTTGGTTCTAAACAAAGATGGTACCGTGAGCATCAATGAGTTGTACATAGGGCAACAACAAATTGGGTTCAGTGCAGGTACTCCTGCACATGGTGCAACCAAAGGATCTGTACTGTTCAACAGTGCTCCGGGCCCCGGGCAACCAGCTGGCTGGATCAGTTTGGGCAATGGAGCGTGGAGCCGTTTTGGCACACTGAGTTGACAAATAATCTTTTTTCGCGTATACTCCACATATGGACAACTTTACTGACTTCATGTTGCTAGTGCTTTTTGCCGGTTGCATAGCCGGTATAGTTATGTTCCTGCTTACCAAAATCCTTGAAACTTTTGAAGATAAAGACCCATGGCAATAACAAAACGAATTGGCTTTGCTTGTAAATGGTTGAACGACCCGTCAGAATGTGGCGGAATGAAAGTCAATGCTGTGGACCGTGAACTCAACGGTCGTAGTACCACCATGCGCTGGTTGCGTGAGCATCCTGAAGAGGCCGAACAACGACAGTGGGACATCATGAACCACAACGCTGCCGCGGCTGTGCGACTGATTGAGCGTGTGGCCACACTGCCTGCAGAACGCAGAATGGTGCGACTGGGGTCAGAAATGCTACAAGGCTACACTGAAAAAGACTGGATCACCTGGTGGCAACGAGCTGAGGTGCAGGCGCATTGTGAAAAGATCTTTGCACCCATTGGCGAAACTGCTAGACGACTAGATGTACGACTCAGCTTCCATCCTGGACAGTTCTGTGTGTTGGCTAGTGAGTCGGCCGAAATTGTAGAACGCAGTATTTTAGAATTTGAATATCACGTTGACATGGCACGGTGGATGGGCTACGGTGCGTCATGGCATGATCATGGCTTCAAGATCAATGTGCATTTGTCTGGTAAAGGTGGGCCAGCAAAGTTTCTGCAAACACTGGGTCGCTTGACTCCAGAAGCACGGAATCTTATAACCATTGAGAATGATGAGATGACAAATGGATTGGACTGTACTCTTGCTGTTGGTGAACATGTGGCTCTTGTTCTTGACCTTCACCATCATTGGATCAACTCGAATGGCGACTACATCCTGGCAACGGATGATCGTGTTTGCAGGGTTATTGACTCTTGGCGTGGTACTCGTCCTGCTTTGCATTACAGTATTAGTCGCGAAGATATTCTTGTGGATCATTGCTCCAGAACTTCTCCCGATCTTGCTGGACTCCTTGATGGAGGTTATAAAAAGCAAAAGCTCAGAGCACACAGCGACTTTTATTGGAATGAGCGTGTGAACGAATGGGCAGTATCGCATCTAGAGTGGGGCGATATCATGTGTGAAGCCAAAGGTAAAAATCTTGCCAGTGAGCAAGTTTATACCCATGCTAAAAAACTAGGTGTAATTTAGAAAGTCATTAAAAAAGCCCCTTTCGGGGCTTTTTTATTTCTTGGGTTTTGTTGGCTTTTTGGCCGGCACGGGCTTTTTGACCGCCTGCTTGGGCTTGACAGCTTTTTTGGCTGCAGGCTTCTTGGCAGGGGCCTTTTTGGCCTTGCCAGGTTTGGAAGCAGTCTCAGTAATCACCTCCTTTGCGGGCTCAGCCACTGGTGTGGACTCCTGAGCAGCAGGCGCTTCGACCTTGTAAGGTGCCGCTGGTTGGGCAGGCTTAGATTTAGTAGATTGGGTGCTAATGTACCAGATAGTACCCACTACCACAACCGCTACAAGTAGTAACAGAATTTCCATTTTTGATCTCCTTCGAAGTAAGTTTTATGGATAGTTAATTATTTAGTGATCACTCACTAGGCTTCGGAGAAAAAATCTGTGTTTATATGTTGCACTGCCGCATAAATAAATGTACAATAGAAACATGACGCCAATTCTGGGTCATCAAGTAAATTGGAACATTTCGTCTAAAGGAGAAAAACATGTTCAACACTACAGACACTGTTATCGACACAGTTACTACTGCACAAAAGCAAGCAATCAAGTTTATTCAAAACGAAGCAATTGCCAAGACCCTGTCAGACTTGGTCGAAGCACAGGCTCAATCTGCCAAGACCGCAGTAAAAGTTAGCACAGATGCATTCACAACTATGGGTAAAGAAATGGTAAAAGCGGCACAAGAAACTGCCAAATACGACTACAGCAAGTACTTTTCAGAAACTGCTGAATCTTTTGCCAAGGTCTTTACACCAGCCAAGAGCAAGTGATCACTGTCAAGGGCCTTTGGGAAAGAGTTCAAGAGATGTTTCGCACCCCTAGTGAGTTTGAAAGTTGGATAGCTAGTCGTAATCCACAAAGCGAAGCAGATTTGGAAATTTTGTACAAACAATGGACTTATAGACAGTTTCGTGATTGTTACTAATCTTGCAACAGTTGTTAATTTTGCAACACTAAAAGCTCCATATTATGGAGCTTTTTTTTAGGTTGACACTTAATGCTAGTTTTGCTACACTATGAGCTAGATTATTTCAAAGAGGTAAACATGCTATTCAAAATTGGTATTGTGATTGGTATATTGCTGGTGTTGGCTGCAGGTCCTTTGCTGATTGTATGGAGTTTGAATACTCTGTTTCCGGCACTGTTAATTCCTTACACTCTTAATACCTGGGCCGCGGCTGTGCTCTTGGGCGGCTTGCTCAGTGCCAAATTCAAATAAGGTTGACAGTAAATACTCATTTCGTTAAACTACAAACATCATGAAAAAGACTACTCCAATTTGTTTTGAAATGCCTCGCCCGCGTACTCGTGCCCACATGGTACTGTTTGCTGTTGGCACGCCTTTCAAGCCAAAAAGAGTAGAAAACAAAAAGGCTTACTCTCGTCGGCCCAAGCACGAGAAAACCTCTAACTTGTTAAATGGAGAATCATGAGTCAAATTGAGCAGGCCGCTAACACGGCTATCTTTGGTCGTCAAATGTCTTTTGATCGGGCAGTGCGTTTTGTGGTCCAGGAAACTGGTGTGAAACGTGAGCAGGCCGAATCAGCTCTGCGCGGAGTGATGTTGTGGTACCGCGCTGGTTGATACTGGGGTGTGTGGCACTGAGTGGTTGTGCCACTGTACCACCTCCTTTGGTGGAGCGAGATGATTTAAGCACCATGCGTCCAGATTGTACCAATGCAGCCATCCAGGTGCGTTGGTTAGAACATCAACTGGCTGCAGGTGTATACAATCCAGAACGCTCTGATTACGAACGCAGATATGTTGCTAATGCAAAGAATCTAATATGGACTATAAAAAGCACCTGTGTACAGCCAGTGTCATCGCGACGGCGCTGATACTAAGCGGTTGCGCCAGCGCACCAGGCACTAGAGTGGCGTTGATGCCTTTGCAGGACCTTGAGAATTTTGTTGTTGATTGCAACAACAAGGACGAGCAAATTGCATTGTTGAAACGGCAAATCCCCAATCCTGCATGGCGTATCACAAATTACCAAATAGTCAACAGTACCGGCGGTGCCATTTACAGCATGGCCGACGGAACCTACGCTGAGCGGCGCAGCCATGCACAGGGCTGGAACCAGGCTGTGGCGCGAAGAAAAATCAATTACTTAGAGACATGGTGCCAAACAAAAAAATAATCGCTGGTGTGTTGGCTTTGTGTAGTGCATCGGTATCTGCTGAATGTTACTACAAGAGTGTTACACTGAACCAATTTCGCGAACGCATTGAGCGCACTGCTGATGTACAGCGAGAAGTGAAACGCCTCAATGGCCAAATTTCTTGCACAGTAACATTTCGTGTTATGATTGCTGGCCAGTGGCACACTGCCCAGGGCACCGCGCTCAACGCAGGGTCTGCAAATGTAGAACAACTGTGCGTCCAAGCTCAGGACTATGGCAACAGCCAAATTCTACAAGAAGCAGCTGGCAGTACCGCCAGCATGCATCAAGAATTAATATGCACTGATCAAGAAATTCCCAAATGGCGTCCGGTTAAAAAACACGAAACTGTGAAAGAAAGTCAGGTTGCACCACATTGGGACTTGGCCAAACGCCAAAGTTTTCAACACAAAGGCACAGAGTGCAGATGGTTCACTGAAACGGTACCCATGGGCCAAGGTGGCTTGGTCCAAAGCGAAGGTGTGATCTGCAGGATCAATCGTGAACAATGGTATGTTGCAGAAAAATGGATACATTCGATTGACAAATAATTTCATTTTTGTTAAACTATGATTGTGTAAACTATACCCAAGGGGTCGTAAATGAAAAAACTTGTAATTTTGACAGTGGCTTTTATTCTAACAGGCTGTGGCACAGTTGGTGGTGCAGTTGGTGGTGCAGGTGAAGATCTGCGCAAAGCAGGTGATTGGATTAAATCTAAATAAGGAAACACTATGAAACTCAAACTAGCAATTGGCGCAATGGTGCTGACACTGGTTGGTTGCTCTAGTACCAGCAGCGACCCTTATCAACGCAGAGCCGATGCCGAGCGCGAACGGCAAGAAAAGTATGCCGAACGAGCCATTGACAAAGCTCCCAAGTGGATGGAAAAACTGCCTGAAAGCAAGAGTGCAGTTTACGCCGCAGGCACAGCCACTAGCCCAGACTTTGCCATGGCAGATGAAAAAGCCAAGGTAATTGCATTTGGTAAAATCTGTATAGCAGCAGGTGGCGAAGTAGACAAGCAGAGTCGTGTGTTCCGTCAGGATGTGGGCGAGACCTCTGCAGAAAACAGTGAAATGGCTATTCGTGCCATGTGTCGCAAGGTTGATGTAACTGGCTCAGAAGTAGTAGAGGTCAAGCGTGTGAGCGAAGGCACTCGTTTTCGTAGTTATGTGCTAGTAGCTCTGCCCATGGGTGAAGCCAATGTGTTACGCCGTGAAAAGGTGGATGAAAAAATCCGCCAGGGCACCGCAGGCCGCGCTACAGAAGCTTTCCGCGAGTTGGACAAGCAGTAATTTAAGCAATATAGAAAGCCCTCCCAGTGCAGTAGTAAATACTGTCAGCGGAGGGCTTTTTCTATGGGGCGTCCACATTTAATAACCCAATATATGAACGCAGGATTGCCTGGCATCAGTGTTCAAAAAAAATTACCCTATCGCCCTGAGCCACAAGAAGTGGATTCATTATATAGGGCTATTAATCGTTACATTTTTGACAACGCCCTGACCCAACCTAACATTACACTTGGCACTTTGCAAAAGGCCTGGGGTCGTTGCAGTTGGCAAGACACACGACAACGCAAAGGCGGCTGGAACAAAAACGGAACTTGGTGTACCATAGAACTTTATGACAAGTGGTTTTGTCCCCAATGGTTTTGCAACACACTGGCGCATGAAATGGTACACCAATGGCAGTGGGACATATATCGTTGGGATCATAAAGAACGATTTGGACGAGAAATGCATCTCAACAGCGGTGCTCATGGCCCAAGTTTTTTTCTCTGGCGAGATGTGTTTGAAGACTGGCAACTGACTCTCAAACAGTCTCATGGACAAAAACGCTGGTTCCGCCATCAAGACTTGCGCAAAACCTAGATCACTGCTATAATTAACTATAGTTCACTATAATTCACTATAATTCAACTAGGAGATTTCGATGCCACATTTGGTACCCATGGTGCTTGAACGCACTTCAGCAGGCGAACGCAGTTATGATTTGTACAGTCGTTTGCTCAAAGATCGTATTGTGATGTTGGACACTGATGTAAATGAACACAGTGCCAGTTTGATTGTGGCTCAGCTACTGTATCTTGAAAGCGAAGATCCAGACACAGACATCTTGTTCTATATCAATAGCCCAGGTGGTGTGGTCACAGCAGGTATGGCCATCTATGATACCATGCAATTTATCAAACCAAGTGTGAGTACTATTGTGATGGGGCAGGCCTGTTCTATGGGTAGTTTATTAGCACAAGCAGGCGCCGCGGGCAAACGACTCATACTTCCTCATGCAAGACACATGATTCATCAGCCTTCGGGCGGTGCTGGCGGGCAAGCCACAGACATGGAAATTCAGGTTAGAGAAATACTCAAAATGAAGCATACTCTAACAGATGTGTATGTACAGCACAACAGTGCAGAGCGCACATTTGACGAAATCGCTGCTGACATGGAACGAGATTTTTTCATGAACGCAACCGAAGCAGTTGCATATGGACTAGCAGATCGGGTGCTAGAAAACCGCTAATTTTCAAATTAACAGCTATTGCATCCTGCAATAAATACACGATCAGGGTGCAACAATGCGTTTACAAGAATTTGACAAGCTATCGCAGGCAGTGATATTTCATGAATCACTGAATCCTGCCCTATGGCGCGACGGGCAAATGCTGCCTGATGTGCGCAACAAACTGCTGAAGATTGCTAGAGATTTTCAGCAGTTTATTGGTGTTGAAAATTTTGATCTAGTGGACATTACAGTAAGTGGATCAAACGCAGCCTACACCTACACTCCCAACAGCGATATTGATCTACATTTGGTTGTGGTAATACCAGATGCACATGACCCAGAACTTCGCGAACTGTTCGACGCAAAAAAATACCAGTACAACGACCAATTTGACTTTAAGATTCACGGGTATGATGTGGAACTTTATGTACAGGATGTTGAACAGCCACATCATAGCATGGGCATATTCAGTTTGCTCAACGATCGCTGGATTCAAAAACCCAAGCAGACCAAGGCCACGGTGGATGATGCCAGCGTAGAACAAAAGTACAAAACCTACAAAGGTAGAATAGCACAAGCTCTCAAAGATGATGACGCTATGACCATAAACAGTCTATGGCAGAGCATACGCGACATGCGCAAGGCTGGTCTGGCCCGGGGCGGAGAATTCAGTCCTGAAAACTTGGTTTTCAAGATTTTGCGGGCCGAAGGAGATCTTGGTGATCTCAAACAGCGTATAACTGATATCAAAACACGCGAAATGAGTCTGGAGCAACGGCATGGTTGACTTTGTTCGCACTCAAATTTTGAATCAGAATGGTATTGCAGTTCATGTGTTGAACGATAGCAGCACTGTTGGTACTTTTGAATCACAGGATATTCCGATTGAGAAGTGTTACAAGCATCAACAGTTTTTGTCAAAATTTGTTCAGAGCATGGCACCAATATATTCAGTAAGTGACCACCAACGCTATTTTGATATAAATGCAAAAATAGCTCTGTTGCATGGCAGTTGTATTAATAACAAAAACAACAACCCAGTATCGCCTTTGCAGTTTAGACAACAACATCCAGATCTAGAATTTTGGCTCCAGATGCCTGAACTAAACGATGTGCGGAAAAATATTCCGATACTGAGTTTGCATTTTGATCTAGACATTCTAGAGATCAAGCATGCCATGGTAGTACAAAAATTTGTAGAGTCTGCTAACAGTTGGATAGACAACGATACTCTTTTTAGATTCATTCGCGAACATTATCATGCTAAATGTATGCTGTCTGGACTACAGTTAAAAAAAGGTAATCATGTTATTCTGTTGGATGCATTGTTAGACGAACTGCCCTTGCACTGGCACAAATTGGTATTAGACATAGTCAATAAATTATCACTAGAAGTGATGGAAAACTATGAAGCTAGAAATTTAGCATTAGCTGATGAAATAAAACAATGGGTAGACTCCAGCAGTTACAAGCGAATAGCTCAACGAAGAGCAGCCGCTCATGCAGAACTTTTTTGCAGCACTCTAAAACACAAATTGTTTACAGAACTAGAAAACCATCTTAACACCGTGATATTGAAAGTTATACATGCAGAGTAAAGAATTTCTCAAAGGCAAAAGCGAAGTGTTCTTGGACATGGACGGAGTTCTCTGCGACTTTTTTGAAGAGTATGCCAAACTTGCTGGTAATCCCAAAGACGGCAGTGGTCGTTATAACTACAGAAACATTCCTGCAGCCAAAACTGATCCTACACTGAACAAAATGATTGGTACGGATTTCTTTGCTCGTTTGCCAAAGTTTCCCACAGCAGATGCCTTGGTAAACATGGTAATTAAAATTTTTGGGCACTACAACATTTGCTCCAGCCCCTTGCGAGGCGATCATGCCAACAGCGCACACCATAAAAAAGTTTGGTTGAAAGAAAATCTAAGCACACAGCCTGCACAAGTGATCATAACGCCTAACAAGGCCAAACATGCCATTCAGCCCGATGGCACACCCAATGTTCTAATAGATGACCGGGGCAGCAACATCACTGCCTGGGAAGCAGCCGGCGGTGTGGGTATAAAATATCAAGCAGATGAAGACAGTCTTGAAATTGTACTCAAGGGACTGCAAAGAGCAATGGCCATCATCCGTAAAGAAATAGAACACCAACCCCAACAGTTGAAAAGTGTAGATAGAAGTTTACCAGTGGCCACACAGGATCAAGATCTCAAAGAATCTTTTGATCCTGACAGAATGGGACATTTTATCAGCTGGGTCAAGAAAAAGTTACACATCACCGACTCGTTGCCAGGGATTGAATTTCAGCAGGAAAAAGAAGCGCCTGATCAGAATCGTACTGGTTATTATAGACCTGACACTGGCAAGCTGTGGGTGTACACAGGAAATAGAAACATGATTGATATCATGCGTACTGTGGCTCACGAACTGGCACATCACAAGCAACGCGAAGATGGCAACACATACGCTACCCAAGACCTAGCTGATATTGAAAGTCAAGCAGACATGGCAGCTGGTATGTTGATCAAATTGTATGTAAGACAACACACTGAGATTATACAATGAAAAGTTTAGAATTTTTATTAGAATATGATCGCGGCAAGACCGCAGCAGCCTATGGCGAAAAACTCTTGGCAGTGGCCGTAAGAGATGCATGGTTTGTGCAACAGTATAACAATGCGTTACCAGGTGGTAATATCAAAGACACTGTGAAAAAAAATCCTGAACAGGTACTGGACTATCTGTTGACCTGGATTGAACGCGGTGATCCCACCCGCAATAAAGAATACAGTCAGAGCATTGCCAAACTGTATGCCATGGGGCAAAGCAAGTTAGAAGATGTTGCCAGTACCTTGGCAGACTATCTTGCCAAGTTTGACAAACTCAAACGTCGCAAAAAGATTCAACCTCCACGCAATGACTTCAATCGATATAAAGATCTAGAGTCTTTTTATGATGTGGTAGACGAGTATCCAGACGAAGAAGCAGAATCCAAACCAGAAGAAAAGAAAAATGCCACAGAGCTGTATCGTGACAATCAGCTGATTGTTACTGTACCCAATGATGTGGAAGCTGCCTGCTACTACGGTCAAGGCACACGCTGGTGTACCGCAGGCAAGAACAACAACATGTATGATTACTACACTCGTGGCGATCGTCCACTGTATGTGATCATTCCACGCCAGCAGGCTTATCCGGGCGAAAAGTATCAGTTTCACTTTGAAACCAAGCAGTTCATGAATGAACAGGATCGTCAGATTGGTGACAACGGTATGAAGAAATTGGTGGCACGTTTTCCTGTGTTGACCAAGATCCTGCAGAAGCCTGCAGAGCAGTTCATGATTCCTGCACTGTTGTCCGACGAATACAAAAACATTGTGATTGAAGCCACACCTGAAGTGCAGAAGGCCACCACCCAGTTGATTGATCAGTATGCTGATCGTATTATTGCATTTGGTTTCAAAGGTCTTGACAGCTACGGCGTGCGACTGCCTGATTCCGTTAAACAAGAACTGTCCGGTGACATGCGTGACTATCTGGCACAGTGTGTGAAGGCCATGGGCAATTTCTGGAAACAGCTGAGTGGTACACCAGAACTGGCTCGTGATGAAGATCGTATTGAAAGTATGTTGAGCACCAACGATGCTCTGCGAGCTGTGGCAGAGCAAAGCACTGTGGTTACCAAACTAAAAGACGCTCTGGTACAATCAGGACAGAAGATTCACAAGGATGCAATGGCACACATCATTGAACTCACTGTGCGTGATCCACTGTTTCGTTTCATGATGAAACAGGTGGCCAAACAGTACACAGCCAAACTACAGGAGCAGGGTCATGCGCTACAGTGAACTGATTGAAAACACAGACGATGACTTGTTTAGTAAGCCAGGTGAGCTGTCTACTAACATAAAACAATCAATCAAACAGATACAAAATCCGTACCAGCGCACAGTGCATCGTGTACGGGACATAGCCAAGAATCAGTTTGGAGTTAAGGTTCGGGTGAGCGCACAGCCTACCAAAGCAGCACGAGGCACAGCCACATTCTGGTTTGGCAACTATGACAGAGGACCAGATGATGAGCTGCCACAGGCTCCACCTGTGGCACATGAGATCAAAGCAGAGCTAGAAAGTCAAGGCTTTGAATGCAAGTTTACCAGTTCCGAGTGGCTCAGTGTGCGTGTGCCGCCACCATTTTCAAACATACTAGACGAAAGTGACGATGACGAACTGTTTGGTGATCCTGTACACCGTCGCATAGGACAGTGGCTCATGGGTTTTGCCAACACCATGCGCAACAATCCTGCAGAGATATCGGGCCTGGATCCAAGTGACGGCGAAGAATACGACAGCGACCTAGAAGACATTCGCGAAGAAGCCAAGACACTGAAACAGGTAGCAGATGCTTTTATTAGACAGGGCATGCAGGCCGGACTGATCATGTGGCAGGACAACAGTGAAGACTGGTGGTGGGAGCGTATTGCCGCAGAGCTAGAAGAAGAAACAGACATCAGTCTAGAGCAACTGTTTGACGAACATGGCATGAATGAAAGCGCTGAGTCAGACGATGAACTGTTTGGTGATGGTGAACAAAAGGTATTTGTAGTCTCGGCACCCGACGACGAAATACTTGGCATGTTCAGTGACATACGCGAAGCAATAGCACATGCCAAAAAACAAGTTCCGATATATCTAGAAGATGGCTGGGGTGATGACGATTTCATCACGGTGTACAAACAGCGTGGGAACAACGACAGTGGAGTGCCTGTAGCGCATTTTCCAATAACTGATAACCCGATTGACGAAAGCAATGATGACGATGACTTGTTTGCAGCACCTAGGATAAGATTTGGTGATGTATTCAATGAGTATGACGAAGATCAGTTACAAGCACTTGGATTTTCTTATGGTGATGATCCCGAGCAAGATGTTGATATAATAAATCACTATATTGAAGACCACAAAAATTTTCGTGTGGTTGGTATCAGTGGTGGCGAACATGATCTGATACTACACTTGGATCGTAGCAGCCGATTAAGAGAAACAGATGACGACGAACTGTTTGGGCGTCGCTGGCATGAAAACATTAACCGCCGCAGCATTGAAATAGACGGCATTGATAGCAGAGACTATCCTGACTTTGTGGATGCACATATTGTGTATGCAGAAACTCAGGACGGCAAACCACTAACTGACGAACAGTTAGACCAACTCAATGACATGTATCATGACAGCGGCGAACTAAATGAATTGGTTCATGATCAACTGTATGAAAGCGACGAATCCAACGAGGACCGCCATGCGCTATAACGAGATCATTGAGAGCCAGGATGATGACGATGACCTGTTTGGTCGCGGTCTGCATCATCGCATTGCCAATGCTCTGTTGGCACAGAGTGAAGAAGACCAGCGTGTATCAGATGAAGAGCGTGGCCTTGGCGATTTAGAAAATGCTGCTGAGTTTGCCAAACAAGCCAGTAACTACCGGTACATAGCAGACGCTTTTAATCAAAGCATGGCCATGGGAGTGAAAGTTTATCGCAGCCTAGATAGAAGCTGGAAAGGTGCAGTGGATGATGTCATAGACATAGAATTTGACATGGACTTTCGCGACTATGTGAAACAAATTCCAGAAAGCGCAGATGATGACGACCTGTTCTCCACCAGTCCTAAGCTAGACCGCCGGCATGAACTCCGAGGTAAAACCATTCGTCGCACAGCACAGCGTGATGCATTGAACATACAGCCTGGTACCCGACTCATGGTCAAGTGGGACAACGGCAAATACTACAAGGGGAAGGTGGTTAGACTCACACCCAGTGGTCGCTTGGTAGTACAAGTAAAGTTCAAGAATGTGGATTGGCCTTTGGAAAAGAACATCAGTCCACATCAGGTCAAACCAGAACATATTATCAATGAAGCTGTTGAAGACCATGACGACGAACTGTTTGGTGCACAGCCTGCAGGCGCGAAAGGCATGATCTATCAGGTTGGTAAACAGATATTGAACCAACTGGAACAGAGCTGGAGCGTGCCTGACATACGAACAGAATACAAACAATACCAAGAAGCAGGTGACACAGATGCTCAGTTTGATCAAGTGGTACGCATCACCAAAAAGCCATTTAGACAGGCGTTTGTGGTTGACATCATTATTCGTGAATTTGCTGGCATGGAAGGCTTGAACGATTTTGGCTGGATGTTGGATAATGGGCAGTTCCATGAACTCACAGATGCATGGGAACGATTCAAGAACGACGATGATATAGAAAGCGAAGACTGGTTCCAAAACGCAGTACGAGATTTTACAGGTGGACTGAAATGAAAAGCAAAGATTTCCTAAACGACGAGTGGAGCCAGAAATACAAGAAAAGTATCAACTGTGCCAGCCCCAAGGGCTTCAGCCAACGAGCGCATTGCGCAGGCCGTAACAAGAATGAAAGCACTGATACAGATGCTGACCTGTTTGGTGACAAAAGCATGCGTGACAAACTGCATCAGCGTCTACAAGCAGCATATAACAGCATAACCGAAGAAGCAGACGACCTTGGTATTGATGCTATTTTTTCCAATGCCAAGATGTTTGCAAAACTGTTTGACAAGTATGATGATCAGATGAGCGATGATCCTATCAAAGATTTTGCCTACAAGGAGCCTGTGCAAAAGGTCAGTAGAGCACTGTCTGAGCTGGAAAAAATTGCCAGTGATGTGTATGCATACATTGGTGAACAAGGCATGGGCGAAGGTGCTATCATTACCAAAGACCAGTTAGTTGATATCTATATCAAAGGCAAAGGCAAAAACAACATGCCAATTCAAAAGAAAGTTGGCGCACAGATTCCAAATAGCAAAGTGGAATCATTTATTGCCGCTGTTGCAGACAAGTACGGACTTAATCCAAAAGCATTTGTATACGGGCCTTCCAGAAGCATGTCCGAAGATGCCGCAGGGGTTGGTGTAGTTGCCAGCAAAAAACAAAAGAATGATCCTCGCTACAGCATGAGCTTGACCAAGGATGTGCGCCCGGGCGAAGTTGCAAGAAACATGAAGAAATTACATTTAGAAGGCAACCGCGGGTACAGTCATGGTTTTGCAAGTCCAACTGCACCTAGTCTAGGCGGACGTCGTGAACGCGAAGACGATGAAGGTTATGGCCAAGAAGAACAAAATAACTATGCAGTGGTTATAGATGGCCGTACCTGGAAAGTATTTGCTGACAAACAACAAGCAGAGAATATTGCAAGATCGTTGCGTAACAAGGGTAAAAAGGCGTCTGTGAGTATTACTGGAGCCAATCCTTCTGAAAGTGTAACAGAAGCAGATGCAGAGTCAGATGATGAGCTGTTTGGCACTGCTCAAACACCACCAAAAACAGCACAGGCACTATACCTGTGGAGCCGTGTGGATCCTAATAGATATAATTTTCGTGCCATAGCTGAATTTGCTTTGAGCCATAAGCTAACTTTGAAACAGGCACTGCAAGTTACTTCAAGGTTTGACGAGTATGATGACCAAATGCAAGCCGAATATGGTGTTGATGATGATGAAATGGGTGATCTATTTGGCGCATATGAAGAAGTATGTGATGCATGGAACACAGATCCATCGGGCGATACCAGCACAAATGACTCGTGGGAAAAATTAGGAGAAGCAGAACTTGAAGAGCCTCCAGAGCGTCCACGCAAGACCACAACCAAGACCAAGCCTGATATCAAGTTTGATATTCCTTTTCAACAGGATCAAGATCATCCACTGGCACGAACAGATCCATTGGACGATCTTAAAAAGAAAGCAGGCTTGGGGGATGAACCCAAGGTTAATATTAAAAAGGCCAAGCAAAAAGATACCTTGAGCCGGACCGCAGGCATTGGCAGTGACGACATGGCAGACATGCTGGGTAAACTGCGCAACATTGAAGTTGATCGTGATTTAGAAGCATATCCAGATGAGGAACCACCTGAGCAGTTGCCTAGCGTGGAAGTGAACACAGCCAACTTGCCAGCTGTGGCAGGACAAGCACTGCAAGCAGCAGGTGTACAGAATCCTGACTTCCATCAAGTGGCCAACCTGCCGGGCAATATGGCAGATCAAATTCGCCAGCTGGGCAAGAGCCTGTTTGGCAGTCTAACCATGACACCTACCAAGCGCATACATGTGGTGGCCAATCTAGGCGGGCAAGGACCCAACAGTTCAGCAGAAGTAAATGCAGTGGCTGGCTTCCTTAAAGACTACGGACGAGATCTAGGCCCAGGCGACATTGACTTTGAAAATGTCATGCCAGGATATAAAGCACAAACACACATGTTCACTGCCGCAGGCATTCGCTGGATGCTGGTAAAAGACTTTGCAGGACAGTATATCTACTGTTGGCCAGAAGAAGACAGCCACGATGCACAAGACGCTATTGGCCAGGACCAGTATGTGAAGAAGCTGAAATGAGATACAACGAACTATTAGAAAATGACGATAACGACATGTTTGGCAACAGCGAGCGTGTGGGCCGTGACATTCGCCGCGCTACCTTTAATGCCAACATACCAGAAATGATTCAAGACATCATTCAGGGTCTGGGCAGCAATGCTGGTATAACTATTCGTGCTATCTCCAGCGACCTTGCTGCTGCTAACAGAGTATTTCGTGGCAATGAAGAGGTGTACGAACTAGCTGACCAGATGATCACTCGTGAAGCTGTGCAGGTACTACCTGGTATCATGAACACTCTAGCTGCTGAGCCTGAGATAATCCAGGACGAAGATCGGTTGGGCGACATACTCATGGACTTTATTCCAGAAGTTCGTGCAGAAAGCGAACTATGGGCTTATGTAGAAGAAATGCTCATGGAAGTGTATGATGAGGATGATATCAGTAAAATTGAAGAAATACAGTACGACTGTGCTCAATCCATGGAATACAACCTGGGCAGTTTGTTAACCAAGCTCATACAGCAGGCCTATGCTGAGGTACGAGCACTGGGCGAAGACACAGACGATGACGACCTGTTTAGTGATCGTCCCAATGGCAAGGTGATTGCACAGGATCTAGAACTGTGGCTGCGTCGCAGACAATCAGGCAGTCGTCGTACATTAATGCCAACCTCAGAAAAATATGTACAAGAAGTAATTGCTGCATTCAATCGCAGTTTTTTAGAAGGTGTTCAGATCTGGAAAGAGTATCCGCTATACGGAAATACTGATATTAAATATGACATTCGCGAATACCTTGAAAACAGTCAGAATGTGAATCTCATGGACTATGTACAATAATGAAAATAAATGAAATTATCACTGAAAACTTTGCCGACGGCAAGGTCAAAGGCAAGAGTCGTCCTGGTCGTGTAAAACGCTCAGGTGCCAGCTGTGATGGCAGTGTGACCAGTCTCAGAGCCAAGGCTAAAAAGCACGGTGGTGAAAAAGGCAAGATGTACCATTGGTGTGCAAACATGAAGTCAGGAAGACAAAAATGAGATACAATGAATTAGTAAACGAAACAAGAACGCTGGGCGGTTTCCAGGTGCAGGCTTTGAACATCGAAGATCAAGATGTTGAAGAAACTCTTAAACTAGATGCTCCGCAGCGTCGTATGAGTCGTGACGAATTACAAGGCTATGCTGATCGTATCAAAACTGGCACCAAAACCAAACGCGACAGGTTTGCTCCAATTGTTCATGGTAGCAATATCAAAGCTATCACACAAAGCGATAATCCAGACGACAAATGGGATCTAGACGACCTGGCTCAACAGATCATGAAACGCCCTTCCAAGATCCTGGGCACCAATGCCAAGATGGAAAAGAGTCGTACAGAAGGCGAAATTGTATACGACCTCACTTTGCCAGCACTGTCAGGTATTGTAGTAGATGAAAGCAATGGCGACTTTGTTGAGATAACAACCTGCCCGGGTGCAGGTGAATGCCAACTGTTTTGTTATGCTAGAAAAGGCGGTTATGTGATGTTTCCAGCCAGCTCAATGAGTGCTGCACAAGCTCTAAACTTTTTGGTAAACGACCCAGAAGGTTATATGGCCATGGTGGATCGTGAAGTCAAAACACTCAAAGGCAAAACAGACAAGCACAGTATTAGACTGGTAGTGCGTTGGCATGATGCTGGTGATTTCTTTTCAAAAGAATACCTAGACTTGGCCTACAGTGTGGCCAACAACAATCCTGATGTAAAGTTCTATGCCTATACCAAAATGGGCGATGTGGCAGTGGGCAACAAGCCTGCCAACTTTATTGTGAATTTCAGTTCGGGCTCTCAAAGTCGTGAAGTCAAGAAGGTGGCAGTACACAAGCAGGCTGGCAACGTGGTCAAGGATGCAATCACTGTGCCCAAGGACATGTTCCGTACTTTGTTTGTAACCGATGCCAAGGGCAAGTATGTGAAAGACGAAAAAGGTCGTACACAGGTTGCCAGCCCCGAAGCCTGGGAAGAATTCAAACAAAAACTTGCTTCCATGCACAAACTGGATGCAGACACTATCATTACCTATGATCAGATGTTGACTGTTCCAGAAGGGCCCAAACCCAAATGGAATGTGGTCATATTCCCAGCAGGGCACGGTGATCGAGCTGCCAATCGTTTGGATGTGATTAATAGTTTCCTGATGTTCCACTAATTAAATACAGGTATGCAAACCATACCTGATCAATTTAATTTTGTTGTTGAACTTTTCAAAACATCTAATCCTGCAGCCATAGCCATTGAAGATGCAGAACAAATCTGGACCTATGCTGAACTAGAACAGCGTGTGGGTCAACTGGCTGCATGGCTACAGGCCCTGGGCATTCAGCCTGAACAACGAGTAGCCATTGTAATGAAAGATTCAGCCGAAACTGTTGCGCTGATGCTAGCTGTGATCTACGGCGGCATGGTAGCGGTGCCGTTGGATCCACGAGCCAACAAGGACTCCTTGTGTTACTGTATACAGCACTCAGGTGCTGTTATGGTAGTAAAAGAAAATGACCTAGAACTAGGCCTAGATTATTCAATGAACAAGTCATTGATATCATACGAACATGCACCTGTGGCAGGTTACAAGTCACATAGAGATGCAGCCTGTATATTCATGTACACTTCAGGCACTACCGGGCATCCCAAAGCCGTGGTTCATAGACAGGCCACACCTTATATCATTGGCACAGTGACAGGTCCGCATCTGGGGTACACTAGTAAAGACAGAACTTTCAATGCTGCCAAGCTGTTTTACAGTTTTGGCATGTTCAATCTCTGGGCCACGCTGTTTGCTGGCGCCACTGTGATTTTGCACCCTGGTATTTTTGTGCCAACTACCATAGCCAATCTTGTGGTATCAAAGCAAGTGACATTTTTAATCATGATTCCGGTGTTGTATGGCAAGCTGAGCGAACAAAATCTGCAAGGACACTGTTTGCGCAAATGCATTTCTGGAGCAGATAAATTGTCAGCAACCATTTATGATCGCTGGAAAACAATCACTGGCATTGACATTCATAATCTTTATGGCAGCACAGAAATTGCCGGAGCTTTGGCCTACAACAGTGGCGATGCACCAGTACATTCAATTGGTCGGGTGATCCCCGGGTATGAAATTGACATACGAGACGGACACCTGTACATTCAAGCGCCCACTGCCGGACTGTATTATTGGCATGACAAGCATTGGAGTGCAAAACAATTTGGCGAGTGGATGCCCACAGGCGACATTGTGGAACAAGATCAAGCTGGCAATTTATATTTCCTGGGTCGTGCTAGCGATGTAATCAAAGTTAATGGTAACTATGTTGACCTGTCAGCGATCGAGCAGGCCTTGTTGAATATACCAGGTGTGCAGGAAACCGTGGTGGTAGGGCAAGTGCAGGACAATGGACATGCTAGACTCAAGGCATATATTGTGCCAACGCCAGACCAAACAGTGAGTCATGAACTGGTGCACCAGCACGTGAAAGAAATGGCAATTATAGATCAGCTGCCGCGCACCCAAACAGGCAAAATACAACGCTACAAGCTCAGGGCCAAAATGTAATACTAAAATACTAACAAAAACCCTAGCATTTACTAGGGTTTTTTGTTGCTTTTTTGCAACTATCCAAACGGTTGACCGTTTTGGCCCATTTTGCTATACTAGAGGCTAAGTTAAACAAAAGGAGCCAGTAATGAAAGCACTCAACGCACTGATCGCCCAGGAAAATCAATGGGCCAGCATGTTCAACGGTAAGTTTGTAGCATACGAAGTTGCCACAGCCGCGGGCCGCAAGCGTGTGGCAGAAATGATTGACTGCAAGCTCAGCCCTGAAAATTTGAGCTGTGATGGTGAACTACCCCGCAGTCAAGTACAGGCTCGCTATCGCGCTCTCACTGGCGCCGCACAAGATCTGGTTAAAATGGACCCCAGCATGGCCCAGTTCATGTACGAGTTTTCTGAATAAAAACAGTTGACCATAATTTCCCATTTTGCTATACTATAGGCTAAGTTAAACAAAAGGAGCACACATGGACATCAAGCAAATCAACTCTGCTATTATGTTTGGTAACTTTACCAATGAACAACTGGATTCAATCCAGAGCGCCGTGCAGTATGCTCGCGCACAACTTCGTTCTGTAAAGATTCGCGAGTTCCGTAAAGGTGACACTGTTAAGTTTACCAGCACCAAACGCGGTGTGACCATTGTGGGCACTGTGGAAAAGGTTGCTATCAAGTATGTCACCGTTCGCGAATCCAACACTGGTCGCATCACCAGTGGCTTGTGGAAAGTGCCTGCTAACATGTTGGAAGCCGCATAATGAAAGTCGTGTATAATGCAGTACTAGGTGGTTGGTACATTGTGCGTGGCGCACACCAGACACCTATCAGCGGTCGCTTTGACAGCCGAGAAGCCGCTAATGCACACCTGCGCCGTCGTAACCCACTGCATGTTTGAGGAAGCACTATGAAAGAATGGGTACTGATAATTGAACTATTAAGCCCTGGTGGTGATTTCATGGACAAGATTTCGGTAACCATGCCCACCAAGGCGGCCTGTAAACAAGCTCTCAAAGAATTGCCTAAAAGATCTGATGATCCATTGGGTGTGCAGTTTAGAGGCGTTTGTGTTACAATGGATCATTGGACAGGTAAAAAGAAAATGAAGGATGTGCCTTTTGATTAAGACCAACGAAATACTACAGTGGATAGGTGCAGTGTTTATCATTGCTGGCCACAGTCTCAATGCTGTGGGCCCTACGGTGTATCCCTACAATATTGTGGCTTTCTTTATTGGTACCATATTGTTTTTGATTTGGAGTCTGCGAGTGAGTAACCGCCCGCAACTGTTGGTAAATGTGGTAGCACTGTCAATTGGTGCTACTGGTTTGTTTAGAGCATTTGTTTAAGGAGTTGATATGGGATTAGATCAATATGCGTATGTGGCCGCCCGGGCCAATCAACAAGCTGAATTTTGGGAATCAGCGGAAATAGATCCTGTGACCAAGGACTACAACAGTCGTAGCGTGGAGAAACCACGAGAGCTTGCCTACTGGCGCAAGCATCCCAACCTCCAAGGCTGGATGCGCCAGCTTTGGGTACGCAAAGGCAAAGTAGGCCCATCTGATGATCCTACATTCAACGGCGTAGAGCTAGAGCTGACCTGGGAAGATCTAGATGAGCTCGAATATGTTGTGAAGAATAGCCAACTTCCGTCTACCACAGGGTTCTTTTTTGGCGATCAATCTGATGATTACTATAAGAATCAAGACCTGGAATTTATCCGTAATGCAAGAGCAGAATTGTTCTGCGGGCTCAAAGTATTCTATAATTCGAGTTGGTAAATGCGATTTGTAGTTTATAAAAAAGAGTCAGGTCAGTTGATTGGCATGTATGCTAAGGAAAGTTCGGCCAAGGCACAGGTTACCAAGCACAACAAAAAATTGTTCTGGGCCCTGCTGAGTAACACCCTCAAGCCCTGGCAAGTCGAACGCGAAGAAGAGTGGGCGGTATGCAGTTGGACAGAGTACGAGCCCATCTTTTTCCGGTGGTATGCTGTACACGGAAATTTTGATCGCGGATATCTGTAGCATTTTTACCACACAAAAAAACGGTTGACCGTTTTGGCCCATTTTGCTACAATAATAGCATATTAAGTAAAAAGGAGTTTGAGTTGATTATCAATACTGCACCAGCCCACGAAGCTGTTCTGTCTAATGTAGGCGAAATTGGCGAGTTCCGTATTCGCAACAGTGCCAAGGCCTTCAACATCCTTTCCTCAGGTTTGTATGCCAACAAGATTCGCGCCATCGTCCGTGAGCTGAGTTGTAATGCTGTGGACAGCCACACAGCCGCAGGCCAACAAGATACACCGTTTGATGTGCATCTGCCCAACACCATTGATCCAACTTTCTCAATCCGTGACTATGGTACTGGTCTCACCCACGAGCAAGTGCAAAGCATCTACACCACCTACTTTGAGTCTACCAAGACAGAGTCCAATGCGTTCATTGGTGCCCTGGGCTTGGGCTCCAAGTCGCCCTTCTCCTACACAGACAATTTCACTGTGACTGCTATCAAAGACGGCACTCGCAATGTGTACTCTGCTTTTATCAACGGCGAAGGCGTGCCCAGCATTGTGCTCATGCACAGTGAAGACAGCACAGACCCCAATGGGGTTGAGGTCAAGTTTGCAGTTGACAGCCGTAGCGACTTTTACAAGTTTGAAGAAGAAGCTCGTTATGTGTACACCCATTTCCAACTTCGTCCTGTGGTATCTGGTGGCGACGGTGAGTTCCGCTTCCGTGATGTTGAGTACAAAGACCGGAACATCATTCCAGGTGTACACTACACTTCAGGTCGTGGCAGCCGTGCTGTGATGGGCAATATTGCCTACCCAATTGACTTGCCCAATCCAGAAACTGCACTAGGCGAATTGCACAAGCTCTTGGGCTGTGGGTTGGAAATGCACTTTGACATTGGCGAACTGGATTTCCAGGCCAGTCGTGAAGGCCTGAGCTATATTCCACAAACCATCAACGCTATCCGCACCAAGCTAGAAGCACTCAATGCCCAATTGGCTGTTCACCTGGCACTGGAAGCAGATGCTATCACCAACGATTGGGAAAAAGTGCAGTTCCTGCAAAAGCGATCAGGTGCAGGTGAGACCCTGTGGAATCAAGCCGCGGTCAAGTATGTGCAAGACACTGGTTTTGATTTGATTGACCCGCAAAGTGGTTACAACTACATGCACTCAGTGCCTTTCAAGATCAATGTCAAGGACCTGGCTGCTCGTTACAATATTGAAATCTTGGCTTTTAACAAGGGTCGCAGTGCTGCCACCTGTTCAGAAGTCAAGCCTGGTCGTGTGTACGACCAGCTTCACACCAACTATGAGCAAGTGTGGGAATTCAACATCAATCCTCAGTCAGTGTTTATTACCAACAACACACGGGTAGGTGCCATGAGCCGTGCCAAGTATCACTGGCGTGCCGCAGAGAGCAAAGGTGTCAAGCTGCCTGGCACTGGCTACAGTACCACAGTGTATGTGATGAGCCCTGCTACCAAAGGCCATGTGATGGACACGCTGGGTTTCTTCGCAGAACTGCGTGAACCTCCTGTGGAACAGCGCATGTTGGCCAGTGACTTGATTGAAAAAGATCGCAAGACCACCGGTGCTGGCATGGGTGCCAATGTTTCGATCATGAGCCTGCAACGACGAGGCTACGGTGGTTATCACAAAGAGCGTGAGCTGGTATGGAAGAATGCAGGCACAACCGCTGACTTTGAAGATACAGAAACCTACTACTATCTGCCACTCAAAGGTTTCACAGTGGAAACTGAAGGTCCTGCTATCCATAATCTGCGCAACTTCAGCGACATGGTTACTGAATCAGGCATCTCGGGCCTGCATGGCATCACCATTTACGGCGTTCGTAAAACAGACATTGAGCACATCAAGACCCAATCTAATTGGATCAATGTACAGGATCATATCCGTGCAGTTTTGGCAAAATTGGATGCAACCATTGTGCAGAAATGTGCAATGAAACAGATTGACCTCAACAAGGTTTTCCGTTACAATAACGACATTGCAAAACTGGTAGACAGCAACAGCCCATACTCAAAGTTTTTGGCTCAGTTCAAAGGCATTGATGATGTGAAAGTTGAGCGTCACAGTTTGGAACGTTTGTGCCGTGACTACGCAACACCAGTTGATGTAGATTCGGTTGTCCAAAGCATTACAGGTGAATTGACTGCTATCCGTAATCGCTATCCACTCTTGAGCAGTTTGCGTGACTACGACATCAATGCGGTGGCGGTGGCACAGTACATTAACTTGATTGACAAAGAGGCATAAAATGGCATTTCCATATCTGATCCAGGGCAAGAACATTGTTGTTATCATTGACAACCAGCCCCATACCGTTACATCCACTCACATTGGCTACGAAAAGCTGAAACAAGCTATCAAGGACAATGACTGGGATGCTGTGAAGCAGGTTGTGGATCCTGCCCGAGAGATTCTCAGCTATGGTGCAGGCCATGTGGCTGTGCAAGGCAGCAAGGTGTTCTACAAGGAACGCGAAATGTCAGGTGTACTTACCAACCGCTTGATCGAAATGTATCAAGATGGTTTCCCAGTTGAACCGCTAATCATGTTCATGGAGAACCTGATGCAGAACCCCAGCAAGCGAGCAGTTGAAGAACTGTATGGCTTCTTGGAAAAAGGCAATCTGCCACTCACTCCAGACGGTCACTTCTTGGCTTACAAGAAAGTGCGAGCCGACTTTTTGGACATCTACTCAGGCACCATGAGCAATGCTCCTGGCACTGTGGTAGAAATGGAACGCAATGAGGTAGATGACGATCAGAATCGCACCTGTTCCGCAGGCCTGCACTTTTGCTCCAAGGAGTACTTGGACCACTTTGGTAGGCATGACAGCCGCACTGTGATCTTGAAGATCAACCCACGCGATGTTGTTAGCATCCCAGCTGACTACAATGCAACCAAGGGCCGTGCATGCCGTTATGAAGTAATTGGTGAATTGGGTGTACACCCAGACGAAGCGTTCATTGCACCTGTGCAAGTGGAAGCCGCTACTGACACTGCAACAGCTGACTTGATCCGTGTTGCAGTAGAAGCCGCAGTCAAGGCCGCATTGGCCGCACAGACTGACAACAAGTAATCAAACCTGGGGCTGAGCCCCACTTTTTGGAAGTACAAAATGAGCTATTTTATTAAAAGCGGCAACACCTTCAAGGTAGCCGATAAAGATTCTTTGGACATTCAAGAACGCCTGCCTGTTGGCAACTACATTGTGAAACAGGACCAATTTGGCAACTTCTTTCTTGAAACTGTGGATTCGTTTGAAATCAAAGGTAAAAAGTATGGCGACAATGATCGTAATCGTGATCGTATTTTTAATACTTTTATTGATCGCACCGCCTCCACTGGAGTAATGCTCACAGGCGAAAAGGGCAGTGGCAAAACTCTGTTGGCCAAGAGTCTTGCGCTCAAGTGTGCAGATGAGGGCATTCCTACCATTCTTATCAATCAACCCTGGCGTGGCGAAGCTTTCAACAGCCTGTTGCAAGATATCAGCCAGCCTTGCATGGTGTTGTTTGATGAGTTTGAAAAGGTGTATGATTCCGACGAACAGGAAGAAATGCTTACCTTGCTGGACGGTGTGTTCCCCAGCAAGAAGTTGTTCTTGATCACTTGCAACGACAAATGGCGTATCAACCAGCACATGCGTAATCGTCCGGGTCGTATCTTTTACATGCTAGACTTCAAAGGTCTATCTGGTGAGTTCATTCGCGAGTACTGCTATGACAATCTCAAAGATGCCAGCCTGAAGAACATTGACAGCGTGGTAACCGTGGGTAGCCTGTTCAGTGAGTTCAACTTTGACATGCTCAAAGCCTTGGTTGAAGAAATGAATCGTTATGGCGAGACTGCGCAGGAAGCCATGCAGATGCTGAACGCCAAACCTGAGTTCGACGATGGTAGCCTGTACAAAGTCACTGTGATGCCTGTAGGCCATGCTCAACCATTGACTGAGCGTCAGTTGGATGGTAGTGATCGCTGGAAAGGCAATCCACTTACTGAGCGTCATTGGAACTATGGATTTGATCCTGAACCAGACAATGACGACGGCGAGTGGTACGCCATGCGATTCTTGCAACAGGATCTGAAAAAGGTCGAACCTAACGAAGGCAAATTTGTATTCGTCAATGGCGCCGGGGATCAACTGGTGTTGACACGCGAGCGAGAAACCAAGTACAATTACTATGCTTTCTAATTAGGAGAAAACATGGCGCTGTATTTAGATAAAGAAGCTTTGGTAGATTTAGACGAATATCGGCGCCAGATCTTTGCCTTGCGTGAAGAAGCTTACAAGAAGCACAATATTGATATTTTAGACAATGACACACTGAGCGCACTCAGTGTGTACGAGGTTGTTCAACAATACGATGCAGACTACAATATCAATTTTTCACGCAATGGCGAAGATGCTAAATCGCAAGGTGTATTGATTGAGCAGAAATGCAGCCGCATTCAAAAAAAGAAGCGCAGTAAAGAGTATCCTATGGCAGATTTTCAATTTCATGCCATGGGCGATCTTGAATATAGCAGGTACATTCTTGCCAGCAGAGACAAAGCCAATCTTGACCTGGTTCGCATCTATGATGTTAGTAATCCTGCTAATACCAAACTGATTCAAGATCATCTAAACAATGAAAAGAATAAATGGTTAGAGCGCGGTAAAAAAGATCAGAGCAAAATGAAACGCGATGTAATCACCATGCCTGAAAAGGTTATGCATGGTAATCTTGTTGGCATCACAACAACTATCATAAATGGGTGCGAAGTGATCAAGGACTAATGGTCCTGTATAAATACGTGACCATGACAAATCTAGTGTATACCAAAGAACAATTTCTACAACAATTCAATCTCAACAAAACAATCAGTTTTGAGGATTTTTCAAAACAGCTGGCTGTGCTAAATGGTAGCGACACATCCGGCAACTTTGTCATTCGTGATTATCTAGATGGTTTTTTGGCCAAGTGGGCCAAGAAAGATAATCGGCTGCAAAGACTGGATACCTACAAGCGCAAATTATATCAAATGTTGGTACTGGAGCCAGAAGTGGCATTGGGTCAATGGTTTGACAAAACAGCCTCGCTCACTGAAGATCTTGACTTCTATTTCAACATACCCACGGAATCTGTGCTGGTAGGCGACACCTTTGCAGGCCGGACCAATGCCAAATATGGCCGTGTGTGCAAGAACATAAACTTTGACAAGTTTTACAATACTCGAAAGTTATATGCCAATGACTTTGAGTATACTTTGGGACTGATGAAGTCCATGTTTGAAGACTTCAAGATTCGCAACAGTCTCGCCGCGCCTGCGTTTTTTGATCATATTTGTCGCATAGAAAACAGCAACTATTCACAGTTCTGGGTTGACTTCATGGTAGGTTGTAACCGTGCCAGTATATTCAATCCTGTGACCTATCGTAGCATCATTGATGACCTTTTTGAAGGCGACACCTTGTTTGCACCTTGCATGGGGTGGAATGCGTATCAGTTGGGCTTTTATGGCAGCAAGTTCACGCACCTGGTGGCCACAGATGTTATTCCAGAAGTGGTATCCAATGGCAAAAAACTGCATGAGGAATGGACACGGTATAGAAACAACAGTGTGTTTGAAACGCCAGAGCGCAAGGTCAAGCTCTACTGCTGCCCCAGCGAAGACCTTGGTCGTGCCACAGACATGGTGGCATTGTATCAAAACAAAGTGGATGCTGTGTTGTTCAGTCCGCCTTACTTTGATCTTGAAATCTATCCCAGTACAGATCAAAGTTTTGCCAACTATCCAGACTATGACACTTGGTTAACAAACTATTGGGAAGCCACAGTGAAGATCTGCAAACAGGTGCTGCGCCCAGGCGGCAGATTTGCGTTTGTGATCAGTAACTATCGCAACAAGGCCAAACAAGAAGTAAACATCAGCGGAGACATGCGAGCCGTTGCTGAGAAACATCTTGGGTTTGTAAAACACTACAAGGTGCAGTGGAGTGCAATCAGTACTGGTCGTCAGGCCAACAAAATGCGCGATGGTAACTTTGAGGACCTGTGGTTGTTTGAAAAATCTTAAATACATGCATGAACATGCTGTACAAGATTGTAGAAAATGATCTATACTATGTGCTGAGCCTTGCAGGAATTTGTGTGGCCGCGTTTGACCTTGGACTGCTAATAGGCTGGCTCATGCTGTTATAAATCCGCTTAAAGTTGCAAAAATTGCAATGTTGCAAAAAAACAACATAAAAACCCTAGCATTTGCTGGGGTTTTTTGTGGCCTAAAAACGGTTGACCGTAATTTTCCATTTTGCTATAATAATGGCATAGAGTAAAAGAAAGGCAACAATGAGCAACAACACTTGTCCAGTTTGCAACGGATCCACCCGTGTGCCAGCTGGCGACAACAAATACAAAAGCGTGATTGCTGGCTACGACAAGACCACAGACACTTTTGGTTGCAACAACTGCGGCGGCCAGTACATGTTTGGTCGTGCCACAGGACAGGTGCGTCTGAACAACGCAGGCGAACCTTGCACTCATTCTTACTCTGGTGAGACTGCGGGCCGTTGCCTGACCGAATACACTTGCAAACACTGCGGCGACCGCTATCAAATTGATTCAGGAGACTAACATGATCACAGCAGAAGAGCTCGCTACACTCACTACGTTGGGGCCTGACCACTTGTCCACTATTCTCAAAGACAGTGGTTACTTAAATCGCAACTTTGAGTCTGCTCGTTTTTTGGGCATCACCAACGGTGGACAGTTCTGCTACCGTGTGAGCTACTATGACGATGGCACCAACGACACTGGTGTTCCACCGGGCAAGGTTTTTGTGACCTACAACCATGCCAAAGACATGACAGCAGATTTCTAAAAACGGTTGACCATAATTTCCCATTTTGCTATACTATAGGCTAAGTTAAACAAAAGGAGCTTGCAATGGTTAATTGGACCGATCCTATCATACACTGGAACCAGCTGGGTTCTTCTCAACTCAAACGCCTGATTGACACTTGGGGCAAGGACGAGGCTACCATTGCCAAGTACGACAAGAAGCATGGCATTGCACACACTCCACTTCGGGTGCCTGCGCCGGTTGCTAAAACTGTAACCAAGACAGTGCCTGCCAAAAAGGCAGTGCCTACCAAAGCACCAGTTCGTCAGCGTCACACAGGTGCCGACGGCGAGGTAAAATTCGTAGAGCATCGCAATCTGTTTGTGGGCTTTATGGATGGCAAGGTTGTGGTCACCAAGCGTACCCGAGAACAGTGCTTGGAAGTGCTCCGTAACGAATACAAGCAGGAGGTGTAATATGAATTTCCTAATTGGTGTGATCTTTGGTATTGTACTGGCCACAGTGGGTGCCAGCGGTGTGGCCAAATGGATCGATAAGGGTGTGGGCGTGGTCAAGCAGGAAGCCGCGCAACTCAAATGATTTTGGACAAAAAAGTCCAAAATGTGGTTGACAGCGATTTCGTTTTCAACTACAATAACGGTATGGTACACGGTGTACCATATAACTAAACTAAACAGGAGTTATCCTAATGTCTGACAAAACTTTTACTATCGCAGGTGTTTCCAAGCTCAAAGGTTCTTACAAGGTTCGCTTTGCCAACGACATGACTCGTGTCAAAGTGCTGGCCAAAACTGGTCACACTGACATTGAGCTTCTGGAGCTTCCTAAAGCCATGGACAAGCCTGAGCTGGTCACCTTCCTCAAGTCTACTGCGCTGTACCAGCGTCCAGACTTCAAGGCTGCTATTGATGCAGCCGACGAGAAGTACAACGGTGCCACAACTGTCAAAGTTGCTGGTGTCAAGATCAAGGCTCCTGCCAAGGCCCCTGCTACTGCCAAGGCCAAAGCTACTGCCTAAGCGTTTACATACGCAACTGAAAGCCCGCTTACATGCGGGCTTTCTTTTGACCAAAATCAACAAGTGTGTAAATACTTGCATGAAACATATTGACTACACAATAGACATTGAGTATGGGCAATACATCATCTTAGATGATGAACTTCCGCTGGAAAAGATTCGATTCAAAGAAGGTGATATGTTACAAGTGTGCAAAACTGCATCAGGTGCGGTGATGTTAAAAAAGGTAGATCCAGTGGTTGCATTTGCACAAGGGTATGCTGTAAACTGCAATAAATAATTGTCAAGGAGGGGCACACCATGAAACAGAACAAATTAGTAATGGAACTGTACAAGGCTTGCTTCGACCACGATGCCAAAAAGATTGCAGAACTTCAAAAAAAAGAGTTCCGCAAGATTGCGAAACACAAGGCCGAAGGTAAGTCATTTACAGCCAAGTGGGTGTTAGTTAGAATTTAAGTTATTGCTGTATGAAGCAGAAGGAAAAGTGTTCTGGACGCGGGTTCGACTCCCGCCAGGTCCACCATAAACACATTGCTCACCTATTGTAGGGCAGTCAGCGAAGGGTCCGATAAGTTCTAGACGAAGCGGAACAAGTAGGCGACAAGTAGTGTGTTTTTGATGGGCCTGACATTGGTTTCGACAGGGCAAAGAGTAGATAAGTGGACAGCACGGTAAGGCAGAAACCGTAGGGTTGGGGAAACTCGGCCGAAGACGCAAAAAAGTAAATGCAAAAGCAAATACACAATCTGGTGTTAAAGTAACAGTAGGCAAAGGTTTCCGTTTCGGCGGTTCCAAGTCTGCTCGCACTGAGGCAGCTTTCGCCTAAACAGCGAAACCAGCGGGGTAGGACTTACCTTGTTAAGCAAACAACCAATGGGGCTTCGGCCCCATTCTTTTCTAAGACTTCTGTGGATTACATTTTTACATTTTTTGCTGTGTTCATGCTAGACCTGGTCTACACATACTATCTAAGATGTGTGGCTGACAATCGCGTGTTCATGGCCAGCGTTTGGAGCGTGGCCTGTTATTTTGGTGCCAGTGTTGCTGTGATCAATTACACTTCAAATCACTGGCTTTTGGCTCCTGCACTGGTGGGCGCATTCTGCGGAACCTGGGTTGGAATGATAGTTAAGGCCAGGAAACGCACGGCTTTATAAATACCAGCATGAAGCCCACAATCGCCTTGTTCCTACATCAGCCTAGAGCTTCCGTACAGTGCGGAAATTCCATGCTGAACATCTTTGCCGATTACTACAGGTTCAAAATTTTTACCAAGCACGAAATTGAACGCAATTTCTTTGACGATGTGGACATTGTGGCTTTTCCAGGCGGTATAGGTGATGCCGAAGATTATCGTCATCTACTGAGATTTCATGGTCGTAGGATACGCCGTTTTGTGGACAATGGAGGCAGGTACTTGGGTATCTGCATGGGCGCATACTGGGCTGGCAAAGATTACTTCAACATATTGCAAGGTGTAGATGCTGTGCAATATATCAAGCGGCCACGCACAGACACTCGCCGACCACACACCAAGGCCTGCCCTGTTAAGTGGCAAGGTCAACCTACCAAGATGTTTTTCTATGACGGATGTGCCCTGGTAGGCGACCGTAGAAGATTTCAAACCGTGGCAACCTATGCCAATGGTGATGCCATGGCCATATATCAGAATCGTATAGGGTTGATTGGATGCCACCCCGAAAGCGAGGACAGCTGGTACCAACATCACAGCTGGATGCGGTCACAGTATCACGATGGCGAGCACCACAAGCTGTTACTTGACTTTACCAACGACTTGCTCAAGCGATGAAGCAATACTGTGTGTACACTCGCGACACAGACTTTGGAGCAGTGCTGGATTGGTTAGGTGCTAACAGTTTGAATTATGAAGTACATCTCAACCGCACGAGATTTTGGGTTCCAGAAAATCACATGCTGACAGATTTTCTTTTGAGATTTTGTCATTGCTGTAAAGAAGTAGACGAATTGTCGTTGTAGTTCAATCATTTTTATCAAGGAGAAAACATGAAAAAATACATTTTGGTATTACTAGCCGCCTTGGCACCAGTGTGTCAGGCACAGACTTTTGCCAGTGCCAACGCAGAATTTGCCACAGGAGTCAACGGTGCACCTAACATGCATGGCTATCTTTTTACCATTGGCCACAGAGTACAAAACTTAACCATTGATGCCAACGCAGAGACCTTGGTGGCCAATTCCAGCAAGGCCACCATCAGTCGGCTGGAAGCAGGGGCAACTTTTGCATTACCCATTGATCCAGCATTTGTTCCTTATTTGCGCACAGCCTTGGGCAGCAAAACAGCGTCAGGCAACCAATTCAACTACTACAGTGTGGAGCCAGGGGTGCGTGTACGTGTAGGCCCAGGCACAGCAAGACTGGGCTGGCGTTATCGTGACGCAGTGGAGTCTGGCTACACAGATCTCAGCAGAACCTGGCGAGTGGGTTATGTGTTGCCGTTGACCAAGTCCACAGATCTTAATGTAGCCTACGAGCAGTCCAGAGGCAACATGAGCTACAATGGTGTCATGTCAGGGCTGACTTTTAAGTTTTGATTTTGTAACAGAATTGTAATCTGCATAGTGTTAAATAAAAATAAAACTATGCAGAAAACCTATCGCAGTATTTTTATTTCAGATGTTCATCTTGGCACCAAGGACTGCAAGGCCGAGGCACTAAACAATTTTCTCAAACACAATACCTGTGAAACACTGTATCTCGTGGGCGACATCATTGACGCCTGGAAGATACAACAAAACAAATGGCGGTGGAAACAGAGTCATACCAATGTGATTCGCCGCATATTGGGTCATGCCAAGCGTGGTACGCGAGTGGTATATGTGGCCGGCAATCACGATGAATTTCTCAGACCACTCATACCTTATGGTATTGGTTTTGGCATGGTAGAAGTGGTCAATCAATGCGAACACATCGGAGCAGATACCAAACACTATCTAGTGGTTCATGGTGATTTGTTTGATGGTATCACAAGGCTGGCACCCTGGCTGTCATTTTTAGGAGACAAAGCGTATGATTTCATCTTATCAGTTAATAATAAGTTCAATTGGTTCTTACATAGAATTGGTTATGGGTATTTTAGTCTTAGCGGTTTTCTTAAGCACCGCGTAAAAAAAGCCGTTGACTTTATTTTTCAATTTGAGGTCAATCTTGCTGCCTATTGCAAAAAGCGCGGTTTTGATGGTGTGATCTGTGGACACATACATCATGCTGAGATCAAACAGATAGATGGAATTGTTTACATGAACGACGGTGACTGGGTGGAATCAATGACAGCTCTTGTGGAGCATCACAATGGCAATTGGGAGATTGTCACATGGACTCGGGAGAACGACAATGTGGTTGTTGATAATACTAGCGATACACAGCAAAGACCCAAACGACATCCCAGGCAGAGTACAAATTGAATTTGAAACTCAACAGGCATGCGAGCGTGCTCGAAACAGTTTGACCTATTGGTTAAAATTTGAATCATTCAAGGTAGTGGCAGAATGCAAAAGACAATACTCATAGTAACCGACAATTTACAGGACCAGATCAATGGTGTGGTTACAACCTACAAAAATATTGAGGCGTGTGCGATTCGGGACAACTATCGTGTTGTATATCTTGATCCCGGGCGGTTCCGCTATGTTGATTGCCCTGGCTACAACGAAGTCAAGATTGCCTTTCCCAGGAAGGTGGGTCAGATACTTGAGGAGATCAATCCGGATTATATCCATATCGCCACCGAAGGTCCTGTGGGTTTGCGTGTTAGACAATATCTTGACAAACACGGTTATCGCTACAATACTGCTTATCATACTAAGTTTCCAGAAGGACTTAGAAAACTATTTGGTATCCCTGAGGCCCTTACTTGGCCTCTAGTGCGTTGGTTTCACAAACACTCGGGCAAGGTATTGACCACAACAGACACAATGGTGCAGGAACTGCGAGATCATGGTTTTGACGGCGAGATTGTGTCTTGGACTCGAGGTGTTGATCGTGAGATATTTCATCCTGTGCATCGTGTGGAAACTGTGAGTCGCTATCTCTTGTGCGTGAGTCGTGTTAGCAAAGAAAAGAATCTTGAAGCATTTTTTGAAATGGACTATCCAGGCTATTTGAAAGTCATGGTAGGCGATGGCCCTATGCTGGAAACATACAAGAAGCAATATCCGGATGTGCATTTCACTGGCTACAAGACCGGTGTGGACCTGGCTCGATACTATGCCAATGCAGAAGTGTTTGTGTTTCCTAGCCAGTGGGAAACATTTGGTATTGTCATGATCGAGGCCATGGCCTGCGGCACACCTGTAGCAGCCTATCCTTGTCAAGGGCCAGAGGATGTTGTGGACGAAGGTATAACCGGTTGTCTAAACAATGATTTGAAACAGGCTGTAAAAGATGCACTCATGCTAGATCGCAAACAAGTTTGGGAAGGCAGTGGGCGTTGGAGTTGGGAACGAGCATGGGAAATCTTCCAAAACAATTTGGTAACTAAAACATTGACCTAGTGTATGTCATTCATATATAATGCTGCATGACAACAATTTGTCATTTCAACTTTCAAGAGGAAACATAGAATGAAGAAACTTTTAGCATTGGCCGCTCTATTGGCCGCAGGTACCGCTTTTGCTGGCGGATTTGGTTCTGTTGAGTACAGCGGCCGTGATGGCGTAAATGGTGCAGCGGATGCTCGTGCTACCAAAGTTACCATGGGCACAGATATCAATCAACTGTTGAAGGCTGATGTCAGCCTTCGTCAAAAGACCAACACTGATAACGATCTCAGCGACACACGACTGGAAGCCGGCTTAACAGCCACCCAGGCAGTTGGCGGTACAGGTCTCAGCTTGTATGGCCGTGGTGCAGTTGGTGAGAAGTTCAAGACTAGCACCAACTACAGCTACTACTCAGTTGAACCAGGCGTCAAGTATGCAGTTACTCCTGTAATCAGTGTCAAGGCCGGCTATCGTTATAGAGCTGCCATGGACAGCGCAAATGCTGACACCACCCGTACATATCGGTTGGGTGCTGAGTATGCCATTACCAAGAACTACTTTGTTGGTCTAGGCTACGATCGTGTGCGCGGCGACAGCGAATACAATGCAACCAATGTCAGCGTTGGTTTCAAGTTCTAATCTAACAGAGCATGAAATAAAGGCCCAATAGGGCCTTTTCTTTATTGAGGATGCAATAGAACATCGCTTGATGTTCCAATCACAGGATCAACAATAAGTTTACCAAACCCCAACATAGTTTCGTTGGAGTTAATGGCAATGTCTTTGCTGTTGTTGCTGTTGACTATGGCAAGATCAGTATTTTTACTAATACTGTAAAATTGAGTAAGACTAGGCACCAGCAAGCTAGCCCAACGAAGAGCTATGTCACCTGTACTAGTCGGTTGCTGTAGACCAGGACTGTGATTGCTTTGTGGTGCACCTTGTTGTAAAGCAATCACTGCGGCCACTCGAGTGGTAGAATCGCCTTGGTTGGCAATTTTTCCTAAAGCCTCATATCTTGCAATTTCAGCTTTGGCGCGAGCTTCGGCGATTTGTCGTTGTGTGTCTGCGTATTTTTGATAGTTGCTAGGACCACTGGCACACCCAGTTAGTACTAACATGCCAATGGCACTTGCGAGAATAGTTTTTCTCATGATAGTTTCCTTATAAATGATTTTATTCGGAAACTATTTAGATCAATTGGCTCCTACATTACATAGCGTGATGGCCTAACGGCGAACAAGTTGCTTTAACTAGTCTCAAACATATTTATCCAGTCAACTGTGACTCATAACAAAGGCGCCTAAGGGCTTTTTTATTTTACCAAAAGCATTTACTTTCCTGTTCTAAGCGTATATAATTGCACACAATAGAGCAGTAAATATTTACATAGTGCTTTTACAATAGCTCTACCAAGTGAGGGGTGAATGTCAAGTTTTGGTTGTTTTACATGTTTGAACTGCGGCAAGAACAATGCCATCAAAGGACACAGCTATACCAACAAGTTTTGCAACAACAGTTGCCAAGCTCAGTATCGTAGCCGTAGTCTAGTGCGTGAATGGAAAGAAGGCAAAGAGCCCATGGCTTGGCGCCAAGTTCCGGACTGGGTCAAGAAGTACCTGATTCAAGAACGCGGTCACAAATGTGAAGTATGTGGTATCACTGAATGGCCAGAGTGGCTCGGCCATCCGGCACCATTGGTAGTTGACTACCTAGACGGTGACAGTTACAACAGCCGTGAAGACAATCTTCAACTGATCTGCCCAAATTGTAAATCACAGAAATAATTCATTTTAACCTTAGGAGAAATCAAATGAAAACCATTGGAGATAAAATCCAACCTTTTGCCGTTACCGGCGTAAAACCTGGTGCTCTCACGCCAGACAATGCTTTCGAGACCATTACTGAAAAAAGTTTTGAAGGCAAATGGAAAATTATTGTGTACTACCCAAAAGATTTTACTTTTGTGTGCCCAACTGAAATCGTGGCTTACGACAAACTGCGCCAGGATTTTGAAGACCGCGATGCTGTGCTCTTGATTGGCTCAACTGACAATGAATTCTGCAAGCTGGCCTGGCGCAATGCGCATGACGATTTGAAGAAGACCAGCAGCTGGAGTTTTGCAGATGTGGCTCGCGGTGAGCTGAGTTTGGCCGACCAGCTAGGCATTTTTTATGAGCCAGCAGGCGCGGCACTTCGTGCTACTTTTGTTGTTGACCCAGACAATGTTATTCAGCATGTGACTGTGAACAATCTGGATGTGGGCCGTAACCCAGACGAAACTCTGCGCATCTTGGATGCTCTGCAGACTGGCGAACTGTGCCCATGCAGCCGTCCCATTGGTGGAGAAACACTATAATGACTGCCTGGGTTGATGCATTAAAAGAAGCCAGCATACCTGAGTATGCCAAGGACACCAAGCTCAACTTAGATGCTGTGATCAAACGCAGCACTTTGCCCGTGGAAGAAGCAGAAGCTGTGGCCTTGGCTGCGGCTTTTGCAACCGGCAACAGCAAGCTATGGACCTGGATTGACAGTCAGATTGCCAACCGCACAGAAGCACAGGCAGCACTCACAGCAGGTGCGCTGATGGCACAAAACAATGTGTGGTATCCCTATGTGGAAATGACCGACGACCCCCAACTAGAAGGCTTGCCTGCCCAACTGCGCATGAATGCCATTTCCACTCACGGAGGCACTACCAAAGAGCGTTTTGAAGCTTATAGTCTAGCTGCCAGCATTGTGGGCAAGTGTCACTTCTGTGTGAAATCTCATTACAGTGGGCTTAAGAAGATGGGTTACAGTGTGGAGCAATTGAGAGACATTGGCCGCATTGCTGCGGTAATGACCAGTGTCTCACGAGTGGTAGCCAATTAACAGGAGGAGTTATGTTAGAATGTTTGATTGTTGGAGACAGTATTGCAGTAGGAGTAAGCCAGGTACGACCAGAATGTCAGGCCATTGCCAAAAGCGGTATCAATTCCAGCAACTGGAACAAGCAACATCTTGATAAGTTGAAGCCAACCAAAACACTCATTATTAGTCTGGGTGCTAACGATCTTGGAGTAAACACAGAACAAAACCTTCGCACCCTAAGATCTCGGGTTCAGGCCGATCGAGTGTTATGGCTGCTGCCCAGTCAACGACTCAAGCCCGAACAGGTACGAGCTGTAAAATGGGTTGCACAGGATTTTGGAGACACAGTTATTCCTCGTCCAGAAAAGAACATCAGTGCAGATGGTGTTCACCCAACCTACAAAGGCTACAAAGAGTTGGGTGATCTGACCAAATACATTGCTCAGTAGCCTACAGAAATTCTGTAGGCGAAAATCATGACTTTATGGATATGATTGCACTGCAACATGTTGTATAATTTTCATACATACATTAGACATGTATGTGTCAACTTAACAAGGAGAATCACCATGGCATGGACTACACCAGCTGCTCAAGATATGCGTTTCGGTTTTGAGATCACTATGTATATCGCAAATCGTTAATTTTTAATTAACACCCAAAAATCCTCCGCAAGGGGGATTTTTTTTGGTTGACACAAATTTTATCTTTATCTACAATACAAGCATGTTCAATTCAAATGTCCAAACATGACTCTATTCATCATTTTGGTAGCACTTGCAATTTTTGCAACACGGCATAGTTCTACCTTTTGGTTCGTGGCACTGCCGGGCACGATTGTGCATGAATCCTTGCACTGGATCATTGGCAAGCTGTTGGGTGCCCGCCCATACAATTTTAATGTGGTGCCTTCATATGGATCAGATCATGTGACCTACGGCAGTGTGAGCTTTGAAAACTTCAATACCTTCAATGCCGCACCCACTGCTCTGGCACCTTTGCTGGCTATTCCACTGGCTCTGCTGGCCTGGCCTTTTGTACAAGGCATAGAAGATTTTTGGGGCAAACTTTTTGCTATTTGGTGCTTGGCTGCTGTGCTGGCGCAGAGCTTGCCCAGCCAAGCAGATTGGGCTGTGGCACTGCGCCATCCTGTTGGGCTGGTTTGTTGGGCTGGCGCAGGAGCATACTTTTTGTTGTAAAAAAGCAACAAAAAACTCTAGCATTTATGCGGGTTTTAGCCCCCTTAAAAACGGTTGACCTAAAAGCCCATTTTGTCTATAATACGAAGTATATTAAGTGATAAGGAGCCAAGATGGAACAGTTCAAAAGTTGGGAAGAGTTGTCTGCTCTTGAGCAAGCCCAATGCATGTATTGGGACATGTACAAGGATGCCTATGGCGTTCGCCCCCGCGGTGTGGACACTTCCACTTGGACCCTCGAGGACTTCGACCAGGAGTTTGCAAGCCTGGGTCGTGTGATTGAGCAAGAAAACATTGCTCGCCGTGAAGCCGAGGCTCGCGCCATTGTTGAGTTCGAAAATCGCGTTGCCAATCTCATGCACCCTGGTACCACCCGCGAGCGTGTGATTGCTTGGTTGATGGATGCCGAAGGCGCTACAGGCGACGACGACTATTTTTGTTTTTGCGTGGGCTTGCCCTACGGTTATTTTAGAAAGGCTGCATGATACTAGCAGACTATTAAAACGGTTGACCCAAATGGTCCATTTTGCTATACTATAGGCTAAGTTAAACAAAAGGAGCGTTCCAAATGGCTTACATTTCCGCAGACGATGTCAAAGCAATTCGTACCGAACTCAAGCAGGCTTTTCCCAACTGGAAGTTCGGCGTCCGCAAAGGCTCCGGTAGCCTCAGCGTGGATGTGAGCATCCTGCAGGGCACTGTGGACTTCAGCGAGAACCTGCACAACGGTTACACCCAGGTTAACCAGTACTGGATCAACGACCACTGGACCAGTCTTGAGGCTCGTGTTGCACTAAACAAAATCAACGAGATCATGCACAATGCACCGGGTCGTGCAGGTGGTCGTGTTTACTTTGATGAGTCGGATGCAATGACCGACTACTTTCACACCGCGTTCTACACTCACCTGAGTATTGGTCAGTGGAACAAAAACTACGCCTTGGTCAAGTAATGAAAGCATTTTTGGAAATTACCAACTGGGCAGACACAGAGTTCAACTGCAACCATGTGTATTGGATGGATGACAGCAAGAACAAGATGTATGCGTATGCTCGATTTGGTAATCCCAGCGACACACAGACATTCTGCAAGCCAATTCAAATTGACACCAGGGGTCGCAAATTTGTAGAAGTGCGCAACGACATCTACAAATGGACGGATCTGGAGGATGTGATTCCTGTCACAGTCAATCCAACCTGGCGTGTGGCAGGTAGCAAAGGCGCCGAATATGTTGTAGAAAAAGATGGTTCAGTGTATACTTGCACTTGTCCCGGTTTCAAATTCCGCGGTGCATGCCGCCATGTTCAAGAGGTAGAGTCTAATGCGTAAGCCCTGGGAAATCATTCAAGAACTAGAAGCAGACAACAGCCGCTTGGCCAAAGAGGCCATTGTGCAAGGCACTGTGACTGAAGGCAACGACGAATTTTTTCGTGGTGCTCGTGCGGCACTGGATGCCATGATCACCTTTGGTGTAAAGAAGGTGCCTACTGCAAACGCAGACGGCGAAGGTCTTCATGCAGATGCTTTCTGGGCAGTGGCACAGGAATTGGCCGAGCGTAAACTAACCGGCAATGCCGCACAGAACACCATCTCTGCACTGGCCAATCGTGCCACGCAAGCAGAGTGGAACTCGTGGTACCGACGCATTCTGATCAAGGATCTGCGCTGTGGTGTCAGTGAAAAGACCATAAACAGTGTAGTAGGCAAACAAAATGAAAAGTATACCATTCCTGTTTTTAGCTGCCAGCTGGCTCATGATGGCGCTAACCACGAATCCAAGATCACCGGTAAGAAAATCATTCAGGTCAAACTGGACGGAGTCCGGGTTGTGGCTATCGTGTATCCTAATGGTGCTTGCAATCTTTTCAGCCGCAATGGTAAAGAACTTGTAAACTTTCCGCATATTGAATCGCAGTTTGAGCAAACTGCCTCAGGCATTGCCGAGCCCATGGTATTTGATGGCGAAGTAATGAGCTCCAGTTTCCAGGACCTTATGAAGCAGGTGCATCGCAAGAGCAATGTAAATGCCAATGATGCGGTACTGCACTTGTTTGATCTTGTGCCGCTGGCAGCATTTCAACAGGGCAAGTACAAGGTGGCACAAACAGCTCGATTGCAAAAACTGCAAGACTGGAAAGACACCCGGGCTGACGCAACACCCAATATACAAGTGCTGGGTTCCGAAACTGTGGATCTGGATACTGCCGCAGGTGAACAAAGATTCAAAGACATCAATGCTGAAGCCATTCGCGGTGGTTACGAAGGTATAATGATCAAGGACCTGGATGCATCATATGAAACCAAACGCACCACTGCTTGGCTCAAGCGCAAGCCATTTCTGGAAGTCAGTCTCACTGTGGTTGGACTGGAAGAAGGTACAGGCAAGAATGCAGGACGCCTGGGTGCTCTTATCTGCGAAGGCACAGACGACGGCAAGAAAATCCGCACTAATGTTGGATCTGGTCTCACTGACGATCTACGCCTGGACATTTGGTCAGATCAAACGGCTGTACTCGGACAGGTGGTCGAAATCCGCGCGGATGCAACGACTAGGAATCAAGATAGTGAGGAAGTATACTCGTTACGGTTTCCCCGCTTCCTTCGATTCCGCGGTTTTGCAAAAGGTGAAAAAATCTAACATGCACAAGAACGCAGTCAAAGACATAGTGTTCGGTGGACTCCAGGAACTCAGCCGTAACACGAGATTCTATTATTACACTAGTTCAGGCGCAGGCTACTGCCGTTGGACTGACGAGGGCAAAGAGGCTGTGTTGGATTTCATAAAAGAAATGACACCGCTCATGCGAGCCGCTGAAGAACAGGATCTAGATAATCGTGCGAAAGAAATGATACTAAAGGAATTGAAATCATGAGCATGGAAATTGTTTACAACGACCAACCAGAAGAACTTGATGTGGATAGTCGCAATCGAGAATTGCGACGCATGCTAGGCCACGGTGTGTGTGAAGTTACCTTTACCAAAGTAAATGGAGAAGTTCGTACCATGCCCTGCACTCTTGACAGTAGCCTGCTGCCACCAGCGCCCTTGAAGGAACATCACAGTACCAAACCCTACAAGCCAGAAACCTTGAGTGTGTGGTGCTTGGACAAGATGGAATGGCGTAGTTTCCGTGTGGCTAATGTAACACGGATCTTGCGTACACAATGAGCAACGAAATCACTGTGAAAATGCTGGACCGCAAGATTGCATGGTGTGAGCAAAACGCATTTTGGGGTAACCCTTCTGCTGTGCCACAAGTGCTGGATTTCTACTTTGAAAAGACTCGTGCTAGTGTAACTGAGGATTGGCCTGAAACATTCACATTGCAGGAACTGGCTGAGTCTTTGGGTATAGAGCAAGTGCGGTATAGAATCTACTACAGCCAAGATAACCTTACTTTACGGCTGTTTGTGTTCCGTCCTCGGTGTACCTGGGACGAACAAAAAATCATGTTGGACTTGGGATTTGTTGTTGCACAGGACGGAGACTCTAACAACATCCCCAACCAACCAGTAGAGGAAATTGAAGAATGACTCTAGAAGATTTGCAACATATCTTTGATCGCCAGATAGAAGAAGGCACAGAGAAACTGTACTTTATGCTGATTGATGGTGCGGCTATGCCTGAGATTTTACGCCACCCTGCAGAGGATCTGGAGAAATTGTTGCCCATGCTATCAAGTTTTCAGTACGCTGGTTCACCTGCTGGCATACCAAGGTTTACTAAATGAACGAACGAATTAAAGAACTTGCCGAACAGGCTGGTATGGTCAAAATACTTGAAGAACACGCCAGTGAATATGGAGCCGGTACATTTGAGAATACTCCGTATCCAGAATTAGAAAAGTTCGCCGGGTTGATTGTGAGTGAATGTATGGATGTTTTAGATCCAGGTGAGAATCAAGTAATAGCACGGTTTCAAGCAAGGCAATGGCTGGCAGAACATTTTGGAGTTGAACAATGAAACTATTTCTGTTAGGTGGCCTAGTATTGTTTATTATACTGATCTGTTTAGTTGTATTGAGTGTTGATGACGGAGTTGAATAATGAACAAAACAATCAAAGAATTTGAAAAGCAATGTTGGAGCCATTATGTCAACGGAGTATTGATTGATGGTCATTTGCATTTTGATGTGGAAAAGTTTGCCGAGTTGATTGTGCTCAAGTGTGCAGAAATTGCAGAAACAGCCGAACCTTACCAATCTGCGGATCTTATCAAACAATACTTTAGGAATGCCAATGACATATGATTATCAAGAGCAACAACGCACTAATCAAGCGGCACTGGACAATCCTCAGCCAGGTGATTACTGGCAAGAAATGTTCCATCCTTACTTCCTGGTGGTACAGGTCAAGAGTCATGATCATATCACAGTGTTGAACTGTTTGTCCAGTTACGGCCCCAATGCTGTAAAGACCGCGGATGCAGGTCATTGGACCTTTGATGTAAGCCAGAGCATGGTGGTGGATCAGGCCTGGATTCGTGATCGAGTGTGCTATGGCACCATTGACGGTTTTGTGGCAGATGCTGTGCGAGGTCGAGAAAAGTTCCAGGCCTTTGTGGACGAATGGATACAATACCAAGGCAAAAAACTAGTGCAAGAACTGCAAGCACTTGGTCCTGAAGTAAGTAGGCAACTGCTCATGGAAGAGTGGAAGTGATCGATCATCTATGAGAATTGTAATTTGTGGGGATAGTTTTAATACTGTTGATGACCGGTACCCAGGTCTACACTGGGCCGATCGACTGGCTCCTCATGAAGTCTACCGACTAGCCCGGGGAGGTTGCAGTAATTTCAGTATCTACCACCAGGTCATGCAAAGCAGTCGATTTGATCCAGATGTTGTGTTGATCAGTTTTACTAACTGTCCTAGGATAGAATTTCTGGCCAGTGAACCAACTTTTTATTCGTCTTTGGTAGAGCCCTGGCGAAAAATGTCTGGGTATATAAAAGGCATGATCAAGCACGAACACAAAGACATTGCTTGTTTTGGAGACCTAGAACAACAGATACAAAAGGATGTGAGCCCAGTTGAACACTGTATGCCCAATGGCAATTATCATATATTTGAACAATGGTTTGACAAATTTTATATTGAGTCATTTGACACACTAAAAAATTATTTGTACATAACACAAACTTTACAATTCTTAGCTGATACTGGATGTAGACATTATGCATCATTGGGTGGGTTTGAATCTTTTGTGGGTCAAACCATACAAAATGTTCAAATTGATTTTACAAAATATCAATCTGTGTTAGTATTACCAAATGCATGGAAGTATCCTAATAGGGAGTACTCGGAACCTATCTTTCATATAAAAGACGCCGACTATCACATGAACTATGCTACAAAACTTCATGCATTGTTGGCAGACACCACAAAGGACAATAATGAATCAACGCCTGCAACAACTGGCCAGTGAAGCCAAACAAGCAGTGCCCAAAAGCATACTTGATGTAGATGCCTGGGTAGAGCAGTACAACAAAATTTATGGAGAGCTAGTGGTTCGAGAATGTGCTGAACTTTTTAGACTGGTACACACAGACGAACAGTATCAGCGCAGAATAGACAAGACCATTCTTAAACATTTTAACATGTACGAGTAAACACATGAATCAACGACTGAAAAATCTCATGCAGGAATCTGGTGTTCACAAATACATTAGTAAAGAGTGCCAACAGCGTATAGAATTTGTGGTAGCACTAGTAGCAGAAGAGTGTGCGCAAATCTGCGGCAGTCAAGTAGACAAAAAAAATATTCGCGCAGCGTTTGGACTTCCGGTAGAGAGCAATATCAAATACACTTGCCCTGATCCTGCAAATAGTATAGAATCCCAGTACAACAGAGAAATCAATATTCCTAACATTCAAGGATAATCATGACACCCAACATACCTAGATTCCCTGCAGACCCAGCAGACTACGATCTACCGCCACATACGGACTGAACAATGGAAATCAAACTTGACGGCGAAACAGCAGATCGTATAACTGCGTTGACACTAGACGAACACCGATCCATGTTCCGGCAGTTTATCGAAGAAGGCAAACTGCACGACGAGGACCGCGGTAGATATCATCGTTACATCGATGCCATTGACATGCTGTTGACCGAATACTTTCGGGTGCCACAATGAAAAAGAAGCGAGCTCTAACAGCCAGCCGCGATCCCAGTTTTCCTGGCACGGTGTTGGCCTTGCGTGGCAATGAACCCGAAGCTGGCAACATTGTGTTTCATGCTGGTACTGATATCGAAAGCAGTGAAATGCTCAAGATTACCAAGACGGGCTTTTATGTTCGTGGGAAACTGGTCGAACAGGATGAAAAGGAAGCTGCCCTGGTTTACAATGCTTTTAGAGAATGGATGACCTGGACAGCTTTACGAAGGCAGTACTGATTATGGACTGGAACTGTTATGATACTAGAAATAATGATGTGGGGATTTTTTTCAGCCTGGGGCTGGTTTGGTGCTAACTATATCAAGGAACAAATTTGGCCGCCAGAACAAACAGTTGAAGTAAAACAAGAGCAGCAAGTTAAGAAAGAATCCCGGTGACAACTAGAGGTGTAATCTGCGAAGAAATTCCGCGCATGTGTGAAATGTGCGGTAACATCGACGAGTGCAGACCGTACGGACCAAACCATGAACAAATATGTTTTATTTGTGCTATGGAAAAGTGCGACCCAAACATGGTAGAAAAACGCATGAAGGCGCTGATATTTGGAGACACAGATGACTAAACTTACACATTGGATAGTTGAGCTTGAGGAAGACCCAGAAACAGGCGATCTCATGATGCCGTTGCCACCTGAACTGCTGGCAGATCTTGGCTGGATACCAGGCGACACACTGACCTGGAACATAGACGAAACAGGCGAAGTTTCGTTGACCAAAAAGCTAAATACTTGAACTAACCAGGAGCTCAATCATGAAGCATATCATTCTAGCAGTAGGAATCGCACTTTCACTTGCTTATCCACCAGCTTTTGCAGAAGCACAAATCAAAGAAGTGTGCAAAGATGTAGTAGGCAAAGATGGTAAGCCGGTGGTCGGTAAAGACGGCAAACCCAAGCAACAGTGCAAGAAGATCAAGGTTCACAAAAAAGCAGAAACTGTTACTACCGGTAACCCAAATGATCCAGTAAAAAAAGAAGACAAGAAAAAGCCAGCTGATCCGGTGAAAAAAGAAGAACAGAAAAAGAAATAAAAATTTAGCCCCGCAAGGGGCTTTCTTATAAGTATTATTGTGACAACAGTCACAGCTCGTGTTAGACACACATCACACACAAAGGAGAAAAATATGAGCAAAACACCCTACGAGATCCGTCTCGAACTCTTGACCTTGGCCAAGGAAATCCTTGAAACACCTATTCACCAAAAACGAGTATGTCTCAATGATGAATATCATTCCAAGCTGAATGATGCCAACCGAGGAATCCTTCCGTACCCAACCATGCCTGATTTTCCGTCAACTACGGATATCATTGCTAAGGCCGAGGAACTGAAGAAGTTTGTTGACCAAGCATAACGGTTAACAAACTGCAAGCAAGATCACCAAAGGTCTTGCTTGTTCTGCAGGATTTTGCTATACTCTAGTCATGCTGTTAAACAGCTACTTTATATAGAGGAAATTAAAATGCACAAAACCGAAACTATTCGTAACTTTGATCTAGATACCAAAACTGGCAAGGTGTTTAACGCACTGGTCCGCAAGGGCGAGGTGCTCAGCGCCGCCGACATCAGCAAGCGTTTTGGAGTTAAAAACCCAACTGCTACTATCAGCAACATCCGCCAGCGTGGTTATGCTATCTATGCAAACACCCGCAAAGCTGGCAATGGTGTTATGGTAACTGAGTACAAGCATGGTAACGCTAGCCGCAAGCTGGTTGCACTGGCCTACCGCGCACAGAGCCTGGGTATCACAGTCTAATCTCGAGAGAGACCAGACACAAGGCGCTGATTCAGCGCCTTTTATTTTGGCATAGTAAATACTGTTATGTCATATGAAGTTTTTAACCCTGTGTTCAATCTAGAACGCGATGTTAAAGGAACATGGTGGATGATAGATCGTATCCGCCATGATCAGGTGTATGCTCAAAATCTCTATGCTGCCATGTGCAACAACGAATTTGGGCCATATGATGTATGGGCCATACTCAAGAACATCAAGTGGAACTGTTCCTGGCGCTATGCTGCCAACATGGTTGCTGAAATACGCCATGATGTCATGGACACCTGGTACTGCTCGGGTGTGCAATTGATCAATCCGAACTATGTTCCCGAAAGTGTTATTGTTCCCACAATAGAACGCGATTTGGAGAAATTAGGTTGGCTAGTGGTTGATCGTAACACCAAAAATCTGCTATAATACAAGTTAAACTAAATTGGAATCAACATGCGAGTTAATGTAATTTCTGACCTTCACCTTGAGTTTAGCGACCTTGTATTGCCGGGCGGCGATGTGCTAATCTTGTCGGGTGATGTGGTTGAAAGCCGTACATTGCTCAAGTACAAGTATGATCCACTGAACATCATGGATGGGCACGACAATCCCAAACGGACAGATCGTGCCCAGCGTTTCTTTATTGAAGAATGTGCCAAGTATCGCGAAGTTATCTATGTGATGGGCAACCACGAGCACTATCACGGACGCTATGACAAGACTGTGCATGAGCTCAAGTCCATGGTTCCTGACAATGTAAACGTGCTAGAGAATGAACATATTGAAATTGACGGTGTGTTGTTCTTGGGTGCCACACTGTGGACTGACTGCAACAAGGGTAACCCCATGTGCATTCAGGTGTTGAAGCATGGCATGAATGACTATCGTGCTATCACCAACAAGGCTGGCGCTATCTATCGCAAGCTGATTCCGCAGGATACCATGGAAACTCACATGCGTACCAAAGAATACTTCCGGCTCATGCTGGAACAAAACCGCGACAAGAAGATTGTGGTGTGTACACATCATGCTCCTAGTTACAAGAGTGTGCATGAGCACTACAAGCATGATGTAGACATGAACGGTGGATATGCCAGTGACCTAAGCGATTTCATACTGGATCATGAGAACATTCAGTTCTGGACACACGGTCACATGCACGATCCATCAGACTACATGATCGGACAATGTCGTGTGATATGCAACCCACGCGGTTACATGGGCTACGAACAACAGGCAAAATTATTTGACCCCACAGTGGGTTTTGATATCTAAACAAGGAGAAACACATGGCAATCAAAGTCAGTCTACGCAAAGCAAATGCAATTCAAACCAACATCAACGATCTGTTGAAAAACATCGCTGTGAAAACCACTGTGGACATCAGTGAGTTTCAAGAACCCACAGCAGTGTTGCAGGCAGCCAATGATTCACTAATGGCAGCTGATGTGCGCCGTAGTGACCTACTCATGGCCTTGTACAGCATTCGTGCAACCATGGGTATTGCCAATTTCCAGTGCGGTATTGGCAACAAGCTGAGTCACTTGGCCTACATTGACAAACGCCTGGCACAGTTGGATCCATTGGTGCAGGAATCTGCGGCTCTTAAGGATCTGCAGGTGGTGGCTGGTCAGCTGGAAAAGATTCGCAATCGTCGCGAAGAACATCGCATGTATGGTTACGACAACACTGTGAGCAGTGGCGTTTTGCAAACATCACAAGTTGAAAGCATTCGTGGCATCATGCGCGAATTGAAAAAGCAAAAACAAAGCCTCAATGATGAGGTTCTGCATCTCAATGTAACCACTGAGATTGAACTCACAGACGAGGTAGAAAATATTCTCAAGAAAGAGGGTATTTTGTAAAGAGTTGTGGAACCTGTTGAGAAAGTAAAATACCCGGCCTAAAACCGTGGTCAATGAAATCAAGACAGGGAAAGCAATAGGGCATCAGCATTGGTTGGTGTCCTTGGAAAGCAAGAGGGAGATGAGAGTAGCACCGTAGATTGCATCTCTTCCAAAAGAAGATTATGCATACTATAACGCTTAATGGCCTGATAAGCCTCCGTGTCCTAGTGTCAGCCGGCCAAGTCATAGAGAGCTTGTCCTTTGAATCCGGCAAATATTAGGTCCTCTGTTGGTTGTTGGTTGACTTTTGTCCCATTGGTTATTAGCCCAACTTGGTGTCATTTGTTCAGCTACTACTTAACCGCTTGCTTTGCTAAATTTCTTTGGTAGTAATCTGCTCGTCTTTGTTTTCATATTCCACAAATAAATCGCGTACAGCTTCGTAGTCTGGAAAATCAGTGTCAACCTGTTTTATAATAAACTTGTTAGCTTCGATCATGTCGGCAAAGGTCTTGACCAAGATAGCTTCTTGATTGCTGGGCATGTTCCAGTCACTGCATAACCAAGCCTTGGCTTGCTCCATGCTATGTAGTATTGCAGCAGGCTCGCTGCGAGCAAATACCCAATCCTTATTGTCAGTTTTGGTAACCTTAATGATTACTTGTATAGCCATAGCTGTTGACTCCTTTGTTGTATTTATGCTAAAGTCACGGGTATGACAACTTCAATCAAACCCAGTAGCAATGTAATTATAGGATCAGGACTATTATCTGGTAGTGCGTATACATGGAGTGGATCAAGTTCCAATCATGTAAATATAACCAACCAGGGATCCTTGCAAGTGCGTGGTGATGCTGAATTTGGCGGCAAGGTAACGATTAACGGACAAGATCTAGCACAAAGTTTAGAAAAAATACAACAGCGGCTGAGTATATTGGTTCCTGACCCAAAACTGTTAGAAAAATATGATGCACTGCGTCAAGCCTATGAACATTACAAAACACTAGAGGCACTGTGCCTAGATGAAACTAACACACCTAAATGACCAATGGTATATCAACGCAGGGCGTATCACACGCGAACAACGAGATATAATGATAAAATGGTGCCATGACTGCTGGGACGGCGGCTGGGGCGAATGTGACACCAGTTTGGGCAATACTATTTTTATTTTCAAGCAGGCCGGCCAAGCTGATTGGTTCATGCTGCGTTGGAGTTGACATAATCCATGAGAATGCGTATAATTATAGCATGACTACAATTACACTTATTGATCCCGAAATTGCCAGCCTAGCAGGCGAATGGGCTGTGAATAACATTGGTTACAAGTATTGGACGCTGAATGCAGACAATATTTTTTCTAAAAAACCATTGTATCATTTCAAATTCAAACACAAAAAAGACGCTGTTCTATTTTCACTAAAATGGGCATCTTGATTCCAAACAAGCTTCGTCTCACACATCGTGTGCTAAAAAATGTTGCCAAGCCTGTCACCTTTGAGGATGCACGGCCACTCATGCGCCTGGCCACCATGATGCACCAGTTCATGACTAACAGTGATGCAATTGGCTTGGCTGCACCACAGGTGGGCATCAGCCGCAGAGTGTTTGTGATGAGTGTTAACGGATTGACCAGGACCTGTTTCAATCCTGAATTTTTTGATGCCACAACAGATCAACTGTTTGAATGCCAGGAAGGTTGTTTGAGCTTTCCTGATGAATATGTACTTACACATCGTCCAAGAAAGATCTGGGCTAGATACCAAGACATACACGGTGACTGGCATGAAGAAGAACTAGAAGAACTTGCCGCTGTGTGCTATCAGCATGAGCTGGATCACTTGAATGGGGTAACCATGCATGATCGTCATGATCAAGGATGACAGCTTGCCGTTTCCTGCACACTGGACACAGGTGTTCATGCCCTGGGAACGCATGTTGGAACAACACCCTAACTGTCATGACTTGACCAATTGGGTGAATGAGTATGCAGGATTTGGTAGATATCAGTTGCGTGGACCAGAGTGGAATCCTACCGCAGGTTTTTTGTTTTACTTTGAAGATGCAAGAGACGCAGAGGTTTTTATATTAAAATGGATGTAAGAATACCACAAAGATATCAACACCAGACCGACAAAGGACGATACTACATTCGTCTTTTGGGCATCGAGCCTGATAGCCCTCCTTTTCCCGACAGTACCTTGACAGAAAAGGAAGCCGATGCTATAATGTTATGGAGCATGGAACATCAATGCGGAGTGCGCATGAGTTTTGACATGTGGAATTTCAAAAACGAAAAAGACCTAATGGCCTTTATTCTCAAATGGTGCTAGTATGGAACAGGTTAGATTGGCCTGGAAAGGCGAACAACACAATGAAAGCGAACGAGGAATTAGAATCAGTAGATTCCTCAAAGAGCATGAGCTTGTGATTGGCCGCGATTATACCTGGCGTCTGGACACTACACAGAAAGAAATTGTGTTCATGTTTGCCAATGATGCACAGAGTTGGGCCAGTATGATCACCATGAAAGAACTGTAATGCATGTACAATCAAATTTCAGTATTGAGGTAAACGAAGGCACAGTGTACGACCAGAGGTATTACACAGCCGCGCCATTGGAAGCTGGTAAAGAGTGGCCGCACATGATGGCTTGGATGATTGAGACTTTTGGACCTAGTGCTGATAACGGGGTGTGGACTCCTAATATGCGTTGGTATGCTAACAATGCTAAGTTTTGGTTCCGCAACCAAACAGATTTAACATTGTTTTTACTGCGATGGAATAGATAGCTGTGAAAAAACGCATGCGCTATTATGTCAAGCAAGGTTGGACTGTGGTTGTGTTGGAGGCGTCGTTGTTTGATGTAAAAAATTATCATAGCGCAAGAGCCTGGTGCGCTAAAGTATTTCAAGACAACACCTGGATTGGCAGACTTACAGGTGAGTCTGCCGATAGCAAGTTTGCATTCAAAAATGAAGGAGACGCTACTCTGTTCAGTTTGAGATGGCTAAAGCAATGATTACTGTGCCCATTGAACCCTATTGGGAAAAATTACAGGAGCATCACCGGCAGCAGCAGTGTGACGAAGATTTTTGGGATTGGCTCAAACGCGAATATGGAGCATATCAAGTGTACATTGTGAGCAATCCTAGCGCAGTTGGTGAAGAAAAAGGCTGCGGATTGATGTTTGGGGAAGAAAGTGAAGCCACTCTGTTTACACTAAAATGGTCATGAAATATCGTGGGCGAGGTCTAGTACAAATCACAGGTCGAGAAAATCTGCAGGACGGGTTAGAAAATCAATTTGCCAAAATCCTAAAAGACGAAATTGATCGTGAGGTTCTGAACAACGCACTCTGGGAGGCTACATTGAAAGAATGCAAAGATTGGCATCCTGTTGAACTAAAATGGGAAAAGGGCAAAGACACAACTTATTTTTGGAATCAAGCCTGTGCCTGGGCTGTGGAAAATTTTGGACTTCCGGGCGAAAAATATGTCACTCACCCCAGCACAGACCACATGTTGTTCTTGTTCAAAAATGAAAAAGATGCTATACTAATGACACTTAAATGGTTGTAATATGGACAAACCAATCAAACATCTGGAACTGTCATGTGAAGAGTGGGAAAAGGTCAAGCAACGCCTGCTTGAAGACTTTGGCCAAAAGATCTTGATCAGCTGGGTTATGAAACGCGAGTGCGGATTCACTGTGCGTACTCATACTCAATGGAGCCAAGACGGACGACATCATAAAGTGATAGTTTGTTTGGATTTCTACGATGAACGCATGAAAACTTGGTATATACTAAAATACACATGAAACTTAGCGAACAACAAATTGCCGAACTGGCAGCCATCTTTGATGATGTGATAACCAGTGACAGCGTTGCTGTGCAAAGTGCCTTTCAAAGACTGGCACTGCTCAGCAGCCTGGCCAGGCAAGAAAAAGAAGAACCCGGGCCATTTGCCATGTTGTTAAAAAGACTGGATTGGGCCGAATCGGAACTCAAAGACCTTCGACGAGATGTACAAATCATGCAAAGCAGAGGCGACTATTCTTTTGCTGGGGAAAATTCTGTGTTTGATCTTGGACAAAACATGAACAGCAGTAACATGCCATATGTGTACAGTACAGGCACAGACACCATAAACATCACTCCGCTGACAGCCAGCGATTTGACCTGGGTTGGTAATATCACAATAGAAGGCTTACAATCTGTAACAATTAAGTAAGGAAAACAAATGAGAAGTAATTATTGGACATGTTCAAAATTTGCAGATTGGCTGCGTGGCACAACCAAGCTCAAATGCGGTACCAGCGAAGAATGGGGCGAGTGGGAAGATCGCGCCAAAGCTGCTTATCCCATACGCTGGTGGCTAGCCGAAGAAGGCCTGGACAAATTACAAACTTTTATCATGTGGCCGGTGGATAGACTCTATGACATCAAGTACTATGTTAATAATCGCTGGGTCACTCGCACCCATGCGCTCACTGCTCACCCTAGGGATATTAAGCCTGGCGAGTGGCGCGATGTTGGCAACCGTTTTCTTCCATGTCTTTTTAACGAACTAGTTGACTTTGTTGAAGTTGAATTAGCTTGGTGGCAGATAGTATGGGACGGAGAGGCTCGCAAGAAGTACGAATCTCCTTGGTATGCAACTGGCTGGTTCCGTTGGCGCACCTGGCGCTGTCGTCAAGCAGGCCTAGACAATCTTGTCTGGCAAATGAGCATTACTGCCAAGGAAGACTATGGCCTTAACCCTGACGACAAAGGCTACGGCAAACCAACGCTTCAGGCCAAAAATGCTGCAGAAATTATGGCCTTGTATAAATGGTGGACCGAAGTGTACCTTAATCGCCCAGATCCACACGACGCCAGTGGTTGGACCGAATACTGCGATCGCATGCGCCAAGAAAAAGGCGAAGGTGTGCGCTGGATTGGTGTTGAAAGTCAGAATCCTGAAACCAAAAAATTGGGCAAGCGGGCACTGGATCTGACTCATAAAATTGAAATGCAGTATGAAAAAGAAGACGAAGCCATGATGATTCGTTTGATCAAAATTCGCAACAGTTTGTGGACTTGATGAATCTGTATCAAATTTGAATAACTAACAAATATAGTTTGGAGAAATCATGACAGAATTAATTGGTTGGTTTGTGGCCATTTACTTGTTGGTATTGGTTGTTCGCATAATGATATTGCGTATGGAAGCTCAGGAAAATTTTGACAAACTCAAAGCCGAAGCAGACAGGCGCATTAGAATCGTAGACCTGCAGCCTCTTCCTGAGCAGAATGCGTTATTGGCCTATGACAAAGAAAACAGTCAGTTTCTTGGTCAGGGTATCACAGAGGAAGATGTAAAACTCAGTATCATAACAAGATTTCCTGACAAGATTTTTATTTTACATGACAAAGTTTTTAGTGCTCTACACAGAGCTAATGCGGAGATTAAATTTGAAACATCAAGCACCCGCTGAAGGGATTCTACTACACAAGGATTTTGGAGATGCCAAATTCTATACGGTTCCGTGTGACTGCTGTAACTCCGAATGCACCCACGATGTCTGCATCGAAGCAGACGAAACAGGAGTCACAGTCACCACATACACCACCCAGAAAACCAATTGGTGGAGCCAAAACAGGTGGCAAGTCATTTGGGGACTACTTACACGAGGCTATGTCAAATATGAAGCCTCGATCATAATGACTCCTCAAGCTGCGCTCAACTACTCTGCTGTGCTACAAAGTGCCAGTAAAGATGTGGCAGCGTTTCGCAAGCAACGACAAGCAAAGAAATGATTTATTTGCATTTTGACATTGTAAATCCCTGGCACAACGAACATCGCTGGCCCTGGCGCACACTGTATCAGGGTGGCTGGCGTGTTAGTAAAAATAAAACACTGGAAATATGTGTAGACTACTATCCAATTGCACTGGCACATGCCAACTTGGACACTCGTTTGCAGGGGCGGGATCATGCAGGTTTTGAAATCAGCTTTGGTATACTAGGGCTAGGTGTGCAACTATCTCTGCCAGACCGCCGACATTGGGATTACAAAACCAACACATGGGCCAAGCATGACTAACTTTATCTTTGGGTTAGAATGGTTTGTGTACGGATTTGTTTGTGGTTTTTTAGCCACACCTGTTTGGCGCTTCTTGACAAAATGTGTAGAAGAGTATAAACTAGCAAGACAACAATGGCACCGAGGACCTGATCTATGACCATGCATCTTGCACACCCTGCGCTGAGCCTAACCGGTAAGAAAAAAGGCAAGATAAAATTTCGTAATGCCGATGAAGCCAAAAAGTCTCGCGAACTTGACGCCAGCTGGAAAGAACTGCAAGCCAAGTGGGGGCTAGAACTTGAAACCAAACGCAAAAATCGTGCCATGGCAGCACCCGCCTATGTACCGCCTCGTACAATGCATCGCGGTGCCGAGCAACCTCGCCTGCCCAGCCGCGACACAGGCTTAGGTAACGCTGTGCTAGCACCTGCAAAGGTCTATACAGGTACCAAGGTCAAAGGTATTGCTACCATGCACAAGTCAAATGCTGTGCCGGTGTTTAGCGATGAAGAAGCTGTTGAGATAAGTAAGATGCGCCGTGGTTAACGGCAGATAAGGAGAAAATTTTTCAGTGGCCAAGAAAGACGAATTCGTAACGGCACAAGGCACCGTGGACGAAGTATTACCCAACGCAACATTCAGAGTTATTCTGAAAGACAGTCAACACAAAATAACAGCATATTTAGGCGGCAGACTGCGCCAAAACAATATCAAGGTATTGATGGGCGACGAAGTAGAAATTGAAATGAGCCCATATGATCTTACCAAAGGACGCATTACCTATCGTAATAAATAGTTGTATGAGCAATATACGACAGTTGATAGCCTTGGTAGAAAGCAAGGAGAAAAAGGATCTAGTGCAGGCAGACTTGCCTTACAAACGCACAGATCTTGATCCCGTAAAATCCAAAGAAACACTGGACTATCACTACGGTACTCTGTATCGAGGTTATGTGGATCGTTACAATGCCGGCGAGGGTGATGCTGACTTCAATGAAGCAGGCGCCTTCTTGCACAACATCTATTTCACACAACTGCAACCACCCTCGCCCGGTAACAAACCACATGGTGCAAGCCTGGAACTGATCAATCGTAAGTTTAATAACTACAACAAGTTCCAAAAAGCCATAGAAAAAGAAGCCATGAGCATACAAGGGTCTGGTTGGGTGTACATGAGTCGGTCGGGTGAAATCAAGACTATCAAGAATCATCAAATTAAAAAAGACATAGCTCTGCTCATTGACTGGTGGGAACATGCCTGGGTTCTAGATTATCGAGCTGACAAAGCCAAGTATCTAAAAAATACCTGGCGGATGATCAACTGGGAAATGATCAACCGCAGAATCTACGGCGGATTAAGATAACATGACTTATATTGTAGATGGTGCTTGCATACGCTGCAAGTATCAAGACTGCGTTTCTGTATGTCCGGTGGATTGTTTTTTTGAAGGACCGGAATTTCTAGTAATTGATCCTGACCAGTGCATAGACTGCGGAGTATGTGAGCCTGAATGCCCGGCTGGTGCCATACACCCCGATACCCACATGACTCCAGAACTGGAATATTGGGCTGCAAAAAATCAAGAACTAGTCACAGTTTATAAACCCATAAGTGTAAAGGGCTCAGTTCCTGAATATGCAGACTCATGGAACCCTAGATTAAATACCAGTGTTGGTGACAAAAAGGACCTACTATGATTGAAATTAAACCTAGCGCAATTGCCAAAATTAAAGATCTAATAGCAGAAGAAAACAATCCAGATCTTAAACTACGCATATTTGTACAAGGTGGTGGTTGCTCCGGCTTCAGCTATGGGTTTACATTTGATGAAATTGTAAACGAAGATGACTTTGACCTTGAATTTGACGGCATGCATCTGCTGGTAGACAGCATGAGCAGCCAGTATTTACAAGGTGCAGAAGTGGATTATACCGAAAATCTCATGGGCAGTGAGTTCAAAATCAAGAACCCAAACGCACAAACAACCTGCGGTTGCGGCAGCAGTTTTAGTATCTAACGCCAAATTCCTTTATACCTACACCTTCATAAATATCAAATATGAGGGTGGATGATGTCTGATCGCTTAATAATAGATATTGGTTCAAGCGCGGGTGCAGGTGATGGCGACGATCTGCGTGTTGCGTTTGACAAAACAAACAAAAACTTTGCAAACATCTGGGCTGGCAATGTAACCACTGCTGCCAATAATCTGGTGTATTCCGTGGCAGGCCGACAAGGCAATGTCACGCTCACCTGGCTAGATGTAGCAGGCGTGGCCACGCTGGGCAATGTCACAGAATTAAAACAATACATAACTAGCAACACTGCTGCCGCAAATGCATACACAGACAGTGCAATTGGAAACCTTACCAGCATTGCCAACATTGCCATTACTGGCGGCACACTGGGCAATGTTCGATTAACTGGCAACAGCTGGGGCAATGTGGCCAACCTTACAGTTGGCGGTAATCAAACCATTTTAGGCAGCTTGATCATTGACGGCGGACTAAGTGTCAATGGCAACTTTGTTCTAGGCGGCAATGTCACCGTAGATACCATTACCTTTGGTGATGGTAGTAGCATGAACACAGTGGTAAATTTGACACCACTGAACTCTGCTGTGAACGCACTACGAGCCAACCTCACTGCTGCCAATGCAGCGATACTGATTAATACCAATCGGGTAGCTGCTGCCAATGCTGCAATCACTTTGGCCAATGCTGACATAGTAACTCTATATGCCAATGCAGCTTCACAAAATCTAGCTATCATTTCTCTGCAAGGCGCCAACAGTATTCAATCTGCCAAGTTGGACAGTTTGTTGACTACCAACAATGCACAGACTATTCAGATCAATGAATTACGAGCCAACATCACTGCTGCCAATGCAACCATTGACAGTCATTATGCTATTCATACCAGCAATGCTGCCTCGCAGGCTGTTGCAATTAATTCTCTAAATGCAAATGTGTCAGCTGCCAATGTTGCTATTGCATCCTTAAATGCCAGCAGTGGACTAACGGCTGCCAATGCTGCCATTGCTGCACTTCAAGCCAACATTGCCGCGGCCAATGTTGCTATTATAACTCTTGACTCAGTTACCACAGCCAATGCAATTACGCAGGCCACGCTGTTAAACACCCTCACTGCCAACAGCGTAACTCAGGCACAACAAATTGCCTCTCTCAATGCCAATTTGAGTGCTGCCAATGCACAAATAGCCGCAGCCAATCTTACTATTGCCAATGTGCAGATTGCTGCACTGCGAGCAAATGTAGAGGCGGCAAATGCTGCTATTGCTGCGGTAACAGTGGCCTGGACTGCCAATGCTGCTGCTCAGGCCACTACCCTATCTACCTTGACCAGCAATGCGTCTAGTCAGGCCGTGGCAATCACCAATTTGATTGCCAATGATGTTGTACAACACAATAGTATACAATCATTACAAGCCAATGTTGCTGCGGCCAATGCGGCAATAGCCAATATAACATTGCCAGACCTGTCAGGTAATGTGATCATGGGCAATGTTCGAGCATACCATGGCAATTTCTCTGTGGTCAGTGGAACAATCTTAACCGCAGCACAACCAAACATAACCACAGTCGGCACTCTTGACGACCTAGATGTTGACGGCAACATCACCGCGGATCGCTTGACCTCTAGTCAAATTTTTGGCCCATTGAGAACTGCATCGCAGCCAAACATCACTGCTGTTGGTAATCTTACCAGCCTCACAGTGGTAGGTAATATTTCATCTGGCAATGTTTCTGGTGCAACTGGTGCCTTTACTAGTTTGACAGGCACCTTGCTTACACCTGCTCAAACAAACATTACCAGTGTAGGTACTCTTGGAACAATTGCTGTGAGCGGTAATGCCACAGTGGGCAATTTGAATACTAGTGGTAATGTAAGCGCATTTAGAATGACCGCCAGCGACGGATTTGTTGGTAACATCTTAACCACTGCGCAAACAGCAATCACTCGTGTTGGTACTTTGGTTAATCTCAGTGTCACTGGCAACACCACAGCAGGTAACTTGACCACCGCTGGCACATTACGAGCAGGCAATGTTGAAGGCACTGTTCTAACTGCTGCACAACCAAATATTACTACACTGGGCAATTTGACCAATTTGGAAATTGCTGGCAACTTGATAGTGTTTGGTAATGTCAGCACCATTCAGGCAGCCAATGTAGCATTTGGTAAAGTTTTTACTTCTAACCTAACTGCTCTTACCTTGGTTAGCGACGACATACGCGGACCAATAAACACAGGCACTCAGCCCAACATTGTCAGTGTGGGCACACTCAATGGTCTGAATGTAAATGGTCAGGCCAGAGCAGATACTGTAGTCAGCAACAGTAGTGTCACTGCGGTAACACTGTTGGGTAATCTAGTTGCTACCAATGCTTTTGTAAGCAGCACTTTGTTGGTTGGAAATATAAATGCTAATACTAATATCACAACTGGCAATGTAAATGCAGGCAATCTCAATATTACCGGCAACTTGTTCAGCACCGGAACTGGTAGCTATGTACATGCAGACATTGGTGACTTCAGTACTCTGAATGGTCTATTGTACATCAACTCACAGCCTTACATTACATCAGTTGGTATACTGACAGAACTGCGTGTAAACGGCCCAGTTGAAATATCAGGATCACAATTTGTTGCACAAGATTTTTATGTAACAGGCAATTTGTTTGTTAATGGTAATACCACCACAGTCAGTGCTGGAAATGTTACCACATCAGATCTAGATTTAACCTTGGCCAATGGCGCAGTGAGTGCCACTGCTGCCCGAGGATCAGGTATTTTAATTGGGCAAGGCGGAGCATTTGGTAATCTTACCATATATGATGGTGTGTGGACTACTCCAAATGCATTTGCAATTGCAGGCAATGTCAACGCAGGCAATGTCACAGCCACCCAAGGTACATTTAACATAGTTGCAGGTACTCTGCAAACTGCTGCACAACCTAACATAACCAGTGTGGGAGTATTAAATTCTGTAACAACCTCAGGTGCAATTCTTGGCGCCAATATTGATGTTGTTGGAACTACTACTCTTGACCTAAACGCTACCAATGCCAATCTTGGTGTGGTAAGATCTGCATCACATGTTTTTGCACAAGGCAATGTGCTTGGCACCGTTGGAGAATTCACTGGCCTAGTGGGTAGTTTACGAACCTCTCTGCAACCAAATATTACACAAATTGGCACACTAGCCAACCTAACCATAACAGGAAACTTAAACACAGGTAATGTAAGTGCTGTCACTGGTGCATTTACCGGCCTGGTAGGCACTCTGCTGACACCTGTACAAACTAATATTACATCTGTTGGTACGCTAGGCAATCTTAATGTTGCAGGCACAATTACTGCAAATGCGTTTGCTTTTGCTAGCATTGATGCTTCATTTACAATTAGTAACCTTGTTGTAACAGATTTTGGTACTATTAACACGCTTATTGGTAACTCTGCAACATTTGGCAACATCACTGGTACCTTATTGACCAACAGTCAGCCCAATATTACCTCTGTTGGTACACTTGATGCATTGTCTGTGACTGGCAATGTCAGCACAGGTAATGTAAGCGGTGCCACTGGTACTTTCACTGATGTCACGGTGAGTGATGCATTGGCTGTATTGGGCAATGCCGCTGTTGGAAATATAACTGCCAGCACTGGAACATTTACAAATGTAGTTGGCACACTGTTAACTAATTCTCAGCCGTTCATAACTGAGATAGGCACACTACCGAGTTTAACGGTAACCGGAAATATCAGTTCAGGAAACATCAGTGGCAACACAGGATCATTTGCCAATGTAACTACAGTACAACTCAATGCAGACCAAGCTACATTTACTGCGAATGTTAGCACAGGTAATGTGAGTGGCAGCACAGGAACATTTTCAAATATAGTTGGTACACTAGTAACCACAGCTCAGACCAACATTACATCAATTGGAAATCTAAGTTCATTGATTGTTACCGGAAATGTAACCAGTGCCAATATTTCAACATTCAAAGGTTCATTCTCACAAGTTGAAGGAACGCTGCTTACCAATGCACAACCATTCATAACCAGTGTTGGCACTTTGGGTAACCTTACTGTAAGTGGGTTGATAACTGGTAATATAAGTGCAACTCTATTCCAAAACGGTTTCTTGACTCAGGCAATTCAACCAAATATCACGCAAGTGGGTCAGTTAAGCAGTCTTACCAGCGCAGGCAATATCACTACATTTGGCTGGGTGATAAGCCCAATTGTAAAAACAACCAGCATCGAAGGCAGTGTTGTAACACCAAGTCAAACGGCAATTACCACCGTTGGTAATTTGACTAGTTTAGAGGTAGCAAGCAATATTTCCACCATTGGTAATGTTATAAGCTCTGCAACTGTTTATGCTCAAGATGTTGTGGTTGGCAACAATATCAGTGCAAATAGTATCACTGTAGCAGCAGGCAACATTGTGGTTAGCAACGCCATTGTCAATAACAGCATCACTGTCGCTGGTAATGTGCTAGCAGGCAACATCAATGCCAATTCTACATTGACCACAACCAATTTGACTGTGAATGGTGTTGGTGTAATTGTTGGCAATACATCAATTGGTAATCTAGAAATCAACAACAACCTTGTGGTGTCAAACGGCAATGTTGTTGCGCTTGCTGCAAACTTATTTGTTAGTGCAGCTAATATCACTTCTAACCTAACTGCTAATGTTGTTCGCATTACTAGCACTACTGACAGTTTTTCTCCTCTAGAAGGTGCATTACTTGTGGCCGGTGGTGTTGGTATTGGCGCTAACATTGCAGTGTTAGGCAATGTTATTTCTAATGAAAGCGGTTACTTTGCAAGCAATTTGTTTACATTTGGAAATGCTCATATAGGTGGAGACATCTATTTCAACAGCTCTCAAACCAGTGTAGACTTCAAGAGCAATGTTGGTAATATCAGTCTTTTCTCTAGTAATGTAACAGTGATTGAGATTGGTGGTGAAGCAACCACGGTCAACATAGGTGCATTAAGCGGATTTGGTAACACCACAATTCGAAATGATCTGACTGTAAATGGCGGATTGTTCCTGACAGGTGGTTGGGGCGAAGTTGGAATTGGTAATGTTTACATCAACCACGATTTAACAGTTGCTAATGATTTGTTTGCAAACAGTCTATTGGCCAATGGCAGCATAACAGCCAATGGCAGCGGGACATTCAATGGCAGCATAACAGCCAATGGAGATATTACAGGCACAGGTAATATCACAGCCAATGGAAGTTTAACTGGTATAACCAGTATTACTGCATTGAGCGCAAGCATTGCCAACAGTGTGGTAATTGGCGATAGGTTAGTGTTAGGCAACACATTTGCCAATGCTCACACAATTGGTAATGCAAACATAAACAGTGGTGCTTTACAAGTTCGTGGCGGCGCCAGTTTCCAAAGTAATGTTATCATTGGCAAGGCAGTATGGGACACCGATCCTGTTCGCAGCACTAGATCAGAATGGGCTGGGTTGGCTAGCAATGCCAATGTGTATATCAACAGTACAACTCCAACCTTTAACTCCAACACTGGTGCTCTGCGTGTGTTAGGCGGCATTAGCACTGCTGGTAATCTTTGGGTCAATGGTGATGCTACTATTGTTGGTAATGTTAACTTTACAGCATTCTTGGCAGCATCTATTAACAACACTCCGATTGGTAATGCAACACCAAGTTCTGGTGTGTTTACTACCATCGGAATGGGCAATGTCAGACCTGCCAAACGACCAACTATGAATTTTGACTTTGGTAATAGTTCAGAATTACCAATGATATTAACTTTCAGCAGAACTAGCACAGCTACCTACTTTACAAAAACTGGTATATTGAAACTAGCATTTGCCGAAGAACCAAGATTTACACATGACCCAAGCAACCTTACGCCCATGGGGATCATGATTGAAGAAAGCCGACAGAACCTGCTGCGCGAAAGCAACAGTTTTGCCAATAGCACTGTGTATTTTACTCTTAACGGCAATGTAGACACTGTGAGCAATGCAACAACCAGTCCTGATAGTTTATACAACGCATTCAAGATCACTGGCGATACCAGCAACAGCATACACGGTATCTATCAAGATGCCACATATCACCCCACATTAGGCATTGGGCAAGAGGTTGTTGCCAGTGCATTTGTCAAGGCAGCTGAACTAGACCAAGCTACATTAATTTTTGAGAACGAAGGTTCTCCAACAATATTTGATTTGACCAATGGCACCGTAGACACCGAAGGCCCAAGTTATAGAAGCAGTATTCAAACTCTAGCCAATGGTTGGTATAGAATTCAAAGCACAGTGACCAAGACCAATACCAGCGGCAATATATTGCTGGCGCTGGCAGACAGTGGATCTGAACAGTTTTGGGCCAATGGACAAGGCATTTATGGATTTGGATTGCAAATGGAACTTGGTGATTTTGCAACCAGTTATGTTCCGACTACCACGGTGGCCAATACAAGAAGTGCAGATAGTTTGACTGTGAACAATTTTGATTTTGCTAGACTGTATGATTATAGTGCCAGCACTGTGTTTGTCGATGCAGCACTAGACTACCGTCCAACCACTGCTGTAAATAACAATCGTCGCAGTACATTTGTAAGTTTTAACGATGGTACTGTAAACAATAGAATAACAGTGTTGGCAGAAAACAAAAATGCACCAGTGGATCGCACAGCCAATTTAATAATTTACTCCGGTGGTGTGTTGCAAACCAACACAAGTATATTGACCGCAAATGTGGCAACTGCTAACCTTAATACTGGCACAGACAAAATAGCGGTTTATTTCAAGAAAAACATGATAGGCCGAGCGTTCAACAACATTGCCAATGTTTTTGTAACCACCGGCAATATTCCTCAATCAGTTTCGCGTATTGAATTTGGTACAGGCCCAGGAACTGATTCATTGAACGGCACAATTCGTAAGATACAGATTTATCCTGGCATCGTTGACGGCAACGAATTACGCACACTATCCATCAACAAGTCAGAAGGAACATTCTAATGGCAATCAATATCATAGGTAACGCCCCAAACCAGATCCCAACAAATGCAGATTTGGGTTCTTTGGCATTTGAAGATCATGATCCATATGTTGATAACCGTAGTGTCCGACGAACCGTGGCTGCTGCAACAACTACTGTGCTTGATCGTTTTTCCGTAGACAGATTTAGAACTGTAAAATATGTTGTACAGGCAACTTACAGCACATTTGTATTTGCCAGTGAAATCCTGCTTACTCATGACAGCAACTCTGTGTATTACACCGAATATGCTAGACTGAGTAATCAACCCAGTCTTTTGCTGGCAACTTTTGACGCAGTTATTGTGGGCACACAGGTTAACTTTAGATTCACTAACAATGTTGGCACCAATGTGGAAATCACTGTTACCAGAGCTGCATTTACAAGTTGACCAGAGTCGCACGAATAAATATGACAAATAGGATTACAAATGGCAATTTCTGAAATTAATGTTGGCGCAATACCCAATGATGGCACCGGGGATAGTATTCGCGATGCTTTCATCAAGGCCAACGATAACTTCACATTTTTAGATGAAGCTAGACAAAATTTAGTCACTGGTAATCTCACGGCGTCAGGAAACATTTCACTCACAGCAGTGCAACCCAGTTATCTCAGTGGTACTTTTTTCCTAAATGGTGTGCAGATAGCCACAGTGGGGACATTGTTCTCTGGTGGTGCTGTTGCCAACCCAACCACATTTCAATCCACCACACCCAGCTCCAGTAATATTACAGGTGCAGTGGTAATTGCCGGCGGCCTGGGCGTTGGCGGTTCTGCCTATACCAGTGAGCTGTTTGCAAGAAGCTTTACCAGCGAAACCAGCATTGCCGGTGCTACACTTACCATTGGTGGTTTAACTCAGTTGCAAGCTGGTGTAGAAACCGGCAATGTCACTACCACAGGATTCAACACCACCAGCGGCAATATCACAGGTGCAAATGTTGCAGGCTTCAAAGGATCATATACACAGCTTACTGGCACACTGTTGACCAATGCTCAACCTCATGTGACCAGTGTTGGTAGTTTGACCACACTCAGTGTGGTTGGAAATATTACAGCGTCTAACCTTACGCTCACCTGGGGAAACTTAACGGCTGCTAATGCGTCGTTGTCTGGCAAATTAACCACAGCTAATCTCTTGGTAACTGCCAACACAACAATTCAGGCTAATCTCACAGCAGGAAATGTTATCTCAGGTATAGGCACATTTGGTAACTTGACGGTGACAACGATTCCTACACCAAAAAGCGTAACTACCAAAGAATATGTAACGGCAACCGTAGTGGGGTTCGCCATTGGATTAGGATCATAATCGGAGTAATTTCTAAATGGCAAAAAGACAAGTTCGAAAATATTTATTTGTACCAGGCGGCGTGGGTGCAGGACGCAGTGGTGGTGACGGGTTCAGCGGTTATATCGCGGTTGAAGGAAAACAGGATCTGTTCAAACTGCTGCTGATCACAAATGTCACTCGTGGAGTAATCTATTATAACTTTGCTGACACACAAAACACAGGCGCAACTGTAACCTATAGGCCCGGTGGTATCAAAACCAACGATGCTGACAACACCGTGGTAACTTATGATAACATACCTGCAGGCACAGGCACGGTTGGTACTGCATTACTACAAAATGCCATTACACTAGGCGAAACCTATATCTATATAACTGATATTGATACCAGCACACACAACCCCAGCGATGAGATTAGTATTTTCATTGAAGAACAATACCAATTGGTACGAACCTGGAATGACTTTGGCACAGACGCCATTGAACGCCAGCGTGTGGCCAATCCTCAATCACAGATTGACGCTGACTTTGAATATGGTTTACAAGGTACCAAATGGCAAGGCTTTGAAACAGTAAACGCATATCCCAGCGTTTATGAATTACCAGGTGCTGAACTGCCAGTTACTGCTGTGGAAACAAATGGTAGCAATCCAAGTTTAGTTACTGTGACATCTGTATTTCATGGACTAGTAGTAAACGATGCATTTACTTTACAGCAACTGGATGTGAATGCTCCTGGATTCACACGAGGTCAAGGAACTTCACTAGTATACTCTGTTACAGCCAACACGTTTACATACTTTGCCAAAGGAGAGATCACTTCGTTCTGGGCAGGTACCAACAACAGTATTATTAGTCCTAGAACAATTGTGCGCAAAGGCGGTTTTTATTCTGGTGCTGATCTACCTGTTATTCAATTCAACAGCAACGGCGCAACTCCTAGTAGTATCACTATACATTTCAGTTCGCCGCATGGGTTCACGCCCGGTATGCCTTTAATGATTGGTGCAAATTCAACAGTTAGTGCTGGACAATTTGCTAATTTACCGGGCGGGTATTATGCCAACAGCATACCTACAGCTTATCAAGTAGAATTTGCCGCTCGTGGACAAGTTATAACAGGGGGCAATATTGCTCCTGATACAAATACAAACCAGTTTAGAGTGTACACTCGCAATGACGGATTTTTCCTACATAGACCAGGTGACGGCGGTGTATTACTTGGAACTGCCAGTGCTGTACATGGTGCGGCTGCAACTCGCCAAAGTAAAAAATATTTCCGATATCAGTCTGGTAAAGGATTTTTGTACACCACCGGTGTGCTGTTTGCTCCCAACTATGATGTAACAGATGTTCAGTCCAGTGGGGTTGGCATAGGCTCAACAATTACCATTGAGACTGCGGTACCGCATGGATGTCAAATTGGTGCAGTAATTAGACTACAAGGTATCGCTACCGGTGGTTACAATGCTCAATACACTGTGATTGCAGTGGACAGCGATGTACAACTTAAGGTTATTGCGGTGCAATTGCTGGACAGTACTGAGGGCGATTTGAGCAAGGTGCCAAAACTCTATATGTTTAGATGGCATGGCTCAGTGATTAGAACAGGCCCGCATGATGATGCCAATGGCATGTTCTTGGAATATGACGGAAGTCAATTTAACGCAGTCAAGCGAACAAGCACACTTCAGCTGGCAGGTACTGCTACCTTTACTGTGGGGTCAAATACCATTTATGGTGCAAATACTCTGTGGGGCCAACAGCTTAAAATTGGCGACCGTGTGGTAATTAAAGGCATGGTCCACAAAGTAAACTTTATCACCACCGGCACAGAAATTTCAGTGACTCCGGATTTTAGAGGCAGTGTTACTTCAGACGGCAACTACATGTACAAGGTGGAAGAAGTTCGAATAAAGCAAGAAGATTTTAATTACGACACTGTGGATGGCAGTGGGTCAAGTGGTTATAAATTTGATCCAAATCACATGCAAATGATTGGTATTCAGTTTACATGGTATGGCGCAGGTTTTATGGACTTCATGATTCGTGGCACCGATGCAAACTTTATTATCATGCATCGTATGAAGCAAAACAACATTAATGTTACCGCATCCATGCGCAGTGCCAACTTGCCAGTGCGCTATGAGGTTAATAATGAAGGTGCCGCAGGTGTAACTGCACTAAAAACAAGTGTTTTAGGAGCTTCTATAACAGCTACCATGGCTGTGGAAAATGCAGACTTCTTCCCAGACAGTGGTTTTGTGTACATGAACTATGAATTAATAAAGTATAATTCGATTTCTCGTAACGACATACCGTGGCCAACATTGAACAGCCTAACTAGATGTGCCGGTGCCAATGTGTTCTTGGGAGGCGCATATAGAACTATTCATGGCCGTCCAGTGCCGCAGAGTCACGGCGAAGGATCCGGCGTTGAGCTGGTTAGTCTAGTAGCAAGTCCAAACATGAGCCACTGGGGTAGTTCATATATCATGGATGGCGGGTTTGATCTTGACCGGGGTTATGCGTTCTCATATTCACAAACGCCGACTCCAGTATACAGTAATCTTCAGGCATACTTTGGTATTAGACTAGCACCAAGTGCAAGTAATGGATTGACCGGAGATCTAGGAGTAAAAGAACTGCTCAATCGAGCTCAGCTGTTACTGCAAGACATTGATGTTACTGTGGGCAATGTACAAGTAGCAGTAGGAGCAGGAGATGCACCAGGCCTGGCTAGAGTCCAAACTGGAGCTAACACCAGCATATTAGTTCAGGGTATTCTTAACCCTGCAAACTACAGCGAAAACGAAACCTGGACATCTTTGAATGCCACAACATATGGTAATCAGCCGAGTTTTACACAAATAGCAACAATTCCAACTTTTGCCCCTACTACAGGAAATGCAGCGATAGCAGGTGAAAAAATATTTGAATTTGTGTCTAGCCCCGGGCAGTCGAATCAATTGGATTTGAGCGGAATTAAAGAATTGACTCAAAGTGCCATTGGTGGGCGCGGTACATTCCCAAATGGATCAGACACACTGTATATTAATATGGCGCTATATCCAACTGATAGCACAGGCGACCGCATTATTGGCAATGTAAGTGCAACGCTTCGTTGGAACGAAGCACAGGCCTAATCCAGTTTTGCAGTTCCATAAATACATAAAATGGAACAGACATGGCAAAACTACGCTGGATAACACCTGAAGGCAATTTAGGTACCTACGCAGAAAACACAGAAGTAAGTCTGCAACTGGATGTAGAAAATCCAGTTGCACCTGCCCCTTCTGCAGGCTTTGACCCCAGGGACAGTATCACAGGAAATGGTATTGAAAATGCTGTGCAAACCAGTATCCTAACAGACAAAACCACATGGCGTATTCAAACAAATAATCTCACTGGACTGGTCACAGTTGGGGCATTTCCAAATGACAAAAATCTCAACAGAATAGCTGCACAGTCAATCGACTTACTTACCCCTTACCGAGGCGGCCTAAATCGAGTGGCATTGGTACAAACTCCGGTCAGCACTGGTGTGATTGGTATTAGCGCAGTTGGCATTGTGCTGTTTGCGCCTGCATCTGAAACAACAATCACATCATTTGATTCAAATTGGACTGTGAATGCAGTAGCAGCTGGAGTACTAGGAGAAGATGCCAGTGGAGGTCAGCCAGCAGCAAATGGTACCTATAACTATCGTACCAGTCAATTTATAAATGCAGATGCTTGGCAAAACTTGCTTGCATGGAAATCAGGATATCGACACACCGACGGTCATAGCAAAATACTAGGATGGGCCATTGATGGTTATCCTATTTACGGTCCGTATGGATATGATAACCCAAGCACCATTGGTGGTGTGGTAAGAATGCGTTCAGGCTATACTCTTGTTGAAAAATCAGGGCGCCCGTTGCCCGCAAGTGTAAGTGTATTACCAGGCCGGTATCCCGGTACTCAAATTCCAGTAAGCACCACACAAGGATTGTATCCTGGTATGGAACTGCGCGGCCCCTGGCCAGCAAAAACCTATAAAATTGTGCGGGTGCTTTCAAATGCAATACAAGTGAACGCAGAAATAAATTATGAGTTCAGAACTGATACCAGGGTGCAAGGTATCTGGCCATTGGGTATCTTTGTACAAGATTATGAATATACCGCTCCTAGCGGTACAACATTAGATCAAAGCAATGGAAGATTTTGTGTAACTCCAGAATTTCCCAATGGCACCTATGCCTATTTCATGTCACAAGATTTGGATGATCAGCCAACATTTCCGTACATAGTTGGAGCCAGATTCTACGGCAGTCTCAGTAGTGACGAAGTTTCCGGTGTGGCAAACATTGAACCTCAAGCAAGCAATTTAACCTATAGTTTGCTCAGTGGACAACTTCCTCCAGGACTACAGGTAGTACCAAGCGGTAGAATTTATGGTTTTCCTCAGGTTGTAACCTCCGGCGATCCTGTGGCTAGAGAATTCCGTTTTACTATAAGAGTCAAGAATACCGTAAATCAAATTGCCGACAGAACATTTAGCATATTTGTAAATCAGATTGTGCTTCCTACGATTTTGCCAACAGGAGTGCGCGGCGAAGGAGTTGGTCAAACACGAGGTAACATTAATTTAAGTTTCACCAACAGAGGCAGTGGGTATTTTGCTGCAAATGTAGCTGTAAGTATAAGTGCGCCCGACCTCCTAGACAGTGAATCGGCTTTGCCGGGCAAAATATTTTTATTTGCCAATGGTGCAATCAAAAGCATTGGGTTGACCAAGGCCGGCACCGGATATACCTCTATTCCTACAATCACATTTAGTGGTGCCAATACAACCACAGCCAGTGCCACCATCGACAATCTTACCAGCTTTGGTATCGAAGATCTAGGGTACTTCTTTGACAGTGACCCAGTGGTACTTCAAATCAACGCTCTAGAAACCAGCCCAACTGGCAAATTAGAATGGAGTGTGAGTCAAGGCAGATTACCTCCAGGACTTGCACTCAGTCAATCAGGGTTGATCAGTGGGTTTGCACTAGCTCCGTCGGCAGCCGGAGAAGCAGGCACTTCAGCATATGATGTTGGCGGTTACGATCAATATGTATGGGATTTTGAAGGCGCTGCCGACAGTCGTAGATACCAATTTACCATTCGAATCTATGATGGAATAAATTATTCTTATCAAAGATATTCCATTGGAATTTATGCTAGATCATTTTTCTTGGTTGACAATGAATTAATTACTGCTGATAGCACATTATATTCTGTTGATCGAGATGGGTACTTGTATCCAAGTATTATAACAACCTCGGTTGAGTTGCCGCCTGTACGACAATTGCAAAGTTATGCCTATAGATTTCAGGCCTATTATGCAAATCCAAATGGCCAAGTAAAGTGGTCAGTTAATGCATCTGGGCCTGCTAGGTTTGATCAAGGTGCCGCACCATCCCCTGACGATCAGGATAATGTGTATACTATTGTTCCATTTGACAACAAAAGTTTTGATCAATCTGATCTAAGCCTGCCGGGTGGTATTTTTCTTGATCTTAATACTGGCTGGTTACTAGGTACACTAGGTACCAGTACATCATACGAATCCACTTATGAATTTATAGTGACAGCTTATGTTGATGTTCCTATTAGTGAATCTGTTACCAGTCGACGCAGTAGTCAGCCTGTTAAATTTACCCTAAAAGTGCTGAGTGCAGCCCAAGACCTTGTAACTTGGAACACACCAACTAATTTAGATTCCATTGACAACGGTGCTATAAGCACTTTACAAATTGAAGCTACCAGCAGAAGTAATACTAGTTTGACTTATAGAGTCAAGAGCGGACAATACCTACGAATTCCACAAGGTCTACGACTGTTACCTAATGGACTTATCAGCGGTAGAACATCATTTGATTTTTTTAGCATAGACAGGAACACTAGTCAAATACAGTTTGATACAGGTACAAATACCTATGATAGTAAATTTACATTCACAGTCATTGCAGAAGATGTTACAGGACAAATTTACAGTGAAAAAGAATTTTCACTAGTGGTGAAAAATATAAATCAACGACCTTTTGAAAATTTATATCTCAAGGCTTTGTTACCAGCTGGCCTTAGACAGGTGTTTAGATCTATTGTAACTGACGCAAATCTAAGCAGCAATGATTTGATATATCGTCCAAATGATCCATATTTTGGAGTACATCTTGATCTGACTATGCTGGTTCAGGCAGGGCTACGAGCAGAAACAGCAGCACATTATGTGGATGCAATGAGTGATCATCATATCAATAAAAAAATAAACTTTGGCACTATTCGCAAGGCTGTGGCTAGAAACATAGATGGATCTATCAAATACGAAGTATTGTATGTAGATGTACTGGATTATAACTCAGCCAATCGTCCAGGAGAAATAATCAGTGTGCGCAGAAACACAGGTATAGATTATGGAACCTTGATTTCTCCTGGTCTGGACATTGATGATTATCACAGTGTGGACGATAGAATAACACGAACTGACGATTTTGGACTTATTACCAGCGACGATCTCACAGGCGAAAACACAGTATATACCAATAGCTTTGCCAACATGGCAAAAGACATTGAGCGTATTGGGTACGAATTTCAAGGAGCATTGCCAGACTGGATGTTGAGTGTCCAGCCAGAAACCAATCAGCCACTGGGCCTGACTAGAGGGTTGGTTCTGGCTTATGCTAATCCCGGCGAAGGTGATAAATTGCTGTATCGTTATCAAGCGGCTTTGGAGCAAAGCGGATTCAGTGTCGGCGATATCATGAACTCGTTCAAATTTACTGCCGACAGATATCAATGGGATAGAACTCTGAGCGAAAACTACAACGCAGATTCAAACTCTTTTGTGCGTAGTCAGACCACAACTTTTAATAGGATTCCCAGTGTTGGTATAGTAGATAAAGGAGCATGGCTGATTGAAACCAGTGGCACAGGCAACCAACTTACCAGTATAGCATACAAAGTTGGCGCAGGCTATCTTGCCATTGGTGCCAACAGTGCCATACTTCAAAGTCGTAGTGGAGAAAAATGGGCTGCTGACAATGCAAGAATAAACTTTACATATACTTTGGGAATATTGAACAGTCTCACTGCTGGCAGCACAAGCGTGATAAGATTTCCGTCTACCTCGGTAGTAAAGATCGGTGACGAAATTGCACAGTCAAGTATTTTTGTATCCAACGCAAGAAGTTTTGTTACAGCAATTGAAAACAGTATTCGGGTGAGTAGTAATATAGCCAATACCATTGTGTCAGGCACTGCGTTAGAATTTGTGTCATGGCAAGATGGTACTAAATTTTACGCTAATGTTACTCGTACAGCCGCCGCCGGCCATAGCGAAGTGTATATTGACACAGCAACAAATATTCAAACAGGGTATGCTGTGTATACCAAAGGCATTGACTTGGCCAATGCAGCAGTAATTACAGCCAATGTTGGCAACACTCTGTTTCTTAGCAATGTCACTACCAATGTTATACCCACAGGCACTAGTATTACCTTTGACGACCTACGAGGAAATATAGAGGTATTGGTCACAGCAAATACTACACCGGCTTTTGTCAACAACATAACTTTTACCAGTGTTGGCAATGTATCTGCTAACTACTATCCAAGATTAACTGCTATCAATGCTGGTGCTACAGTTCTAACCAAATACATTTATGCCAACATCAGTGTGCCACCAAGTGCAAATATTCAAGCTGGGTCAGACCTAACGCTGGTGCATCGAATCACAACCACGGCTATGGCAGGCAACTCTGTGATTAATGTTAGTGACACAACCTTGTTGCCAATTGGTAGTCAAATTTTCAATGTTACAGAAATTGCAAACAGCGATAATACTGCGGCCTGGGCCTCAGTAACACCTTTTGGGACCAGCATGTACATCACAGTTCGCACAGCTGGCATTAATGGTAGCATCTTTAGAGGAATGAATGTGGTTGGCCCTGGGATTCCAATTACTGCTAGAATAGCAGAAATATCTGCCAATGCCACTTATAGTAATTTGACTGTGGTGTTTGCTAATTCAACAGTAGCAGCGCAAAGCAATGTTTCAATCAACTTCAGTACACCAGAATCAGTGTTGGAAAATACTTCTATCATTGCAAAAACAGATACTTCCATTACACTGAGCAACCCATTGACTGCAAACATAAATGTTGGATACGACAATGTAATAACATTTGGTCTTACTGGGGTGGTATTGAATAAAGTTATTAGTGTGGCAGATCGTTGGTTAGCAGTAGGCGATCGAGGATTAATTATTCAAAAATCTGTTGCAGATCGTGCATGGAGTCAGCAGTTTGGTTTGTTGTACGGCGATTTGAAGTCAGTCGGAGTGCGTAGTTACACCAGCGGCGTAAACACATTGTATACCTATGTTGCAGTTGGAAATGAGGGTACTGTGATCCGCAGCACCAATGGCGAAATTTGGAGCTTGCCAATTATTACTCTGGCCAATAGAACACTAACTGCTGTGTATCACAATGTTGATACATGGATTGCAGTGGGGGAGGGTGGGCAAATTATTACCAGTGTCGACGATGGGCTGACTTGGACCTTAGATAATTCTACCACTAGCCTAAACTTGTATGATGTTTATTATGCAGGCCAGTGGGTGATAGTAGGGCAAAAGGGCAGTGTATGGTTGAAAAATCAGGAAGATACAGTTTGGCAACGTTACACAGCCGGTGTTACAGACACCTTGAGATCTGTGGCTTTTGTAAACAATCAATATGTTGCAGTAGGCGATAGAGGTTCTATTGTGTACAGCACCGATGGCACCAGCTGGCGCCAGTCCGATCGTTTTGTGAACAATCAATTGAATGCAGTAAGTAGAGACACGGTAATACCAGTGGCAGTTGGCACAGCAGGTGTTGTACTGCGCGAGTCTCCAAACTTTACAGTGACCTGGGCCATACGCAATGTGCGATTTGATCAAATTAATCTCAACACAGTTCAATCTGTGACACAGCGTGGATACAGCTTACAAACTGGAGACACCTTGATTTTTGCACAACAAGAAGGGTTTGGCGGTGTAAATGATGGTTGGAACTTGTTTAACGAAACATTTGGTTCAGAACCCAGTTCTGGTTCAGGATTTGATACAGGTGCATATGATGAACTCACAATTATTCCAGGATATCTAGACAGTATTAATACCAACATCAGCAACCAACGAGCAGGTATTTGGCAAGTGGAAATTGCCAACGATTTGGTTGTCCTGACTTTTATACGACAAATTCTGCTTAACCAAGTGGTTACAGTAATTAGAGAAACAACCAAGCTGTTTTATGACCCGTTGATCAAGACGGGTAAAACAGTACCAGAGTATAGTTTGATCAGTACTAACCTGCCAGATAGCACTCAAAACACCAGTTTTGACACCGAAGGCACCCGTTTTGTTAGCAACAGAGACAACTATACCGAACCAGGAGCTCTGGATAAATATATCAAGTTCCCTAAAACCGGAGTATTTAGATAATGGCCAGCTTAGTAAATCCGTTTAATATCAATGGTAATTACCCAATCGCAGGGCAAGACAATGACAGTCAAGGCTTCCGCGATAACTTTACCAACATCAAAAACAACTTCATTTTTATCAAACAAGAAGTTGAAGACCTGCAATCCAAAGTTATTCTTAAGAGTGCGCTCAGCGGAAGCTCGTTGGATAACAACTTTTTGGGCAGTCAGGTAAAAAATATTCAAACCAAGAATCAAAGTGAAACAGTGTATGACTGGGGCGAAGTAGGCGCAGCCACCGCTACAGAAATTCAGCTGGATCTGGCTCTTGGCAATATTCACAAACTTAATGCAACTGGTTCAATCAAGATCAACTCTGTGATCAAGAACTGGCCAGCGGCGCTTCAGTTTGCACGATTGTTATTTTATGTTAACATCAGCAGTGTAGAAAACACATTGGAATTACCAAGTACACTGACCACCGATTTGTCTGGAATTCCTGGTTTGCGCACAGTGAGTTCCAGTAGGCTGATTACCTTTACTGATCCTGGTGATTACATTTTTGAATTCTCCAGTGTTGACAGTGGTACAACTACTTTTGTTCGCGAACTCACTCGCGGCAACCCAGTGTTCCGTGATCCCAACTTCTACATGGCCGGCATTGGCGGTTATCCAACTCCTACGCTGAGACTGGGATGGGGCAATTTGTTTGCCGTAAGTGCCAAGATTGACAGTAACACCAAGGCAGGCACAGACACTTTCAGTGTGCGCGGCGGAGTAACTTCATTCCAGAATTTTGCAGATGGCGGAAATAATCCTGCCACAATGACACAGGCCGGTTTTAGCGTTGCTAAAAGTCGTACTGCTGACCCAGGTGCAGCAGGTGCTGCCAATCCAACTGAAACTGTGGTCAACACTGGTGACTACATTGGTTATTTTAACGGCCTAGCTTTCACAAAGAACAAAGACGATAGCAACAACAGTTATCAACAGGTAGCAGCCATTGGCATGTATGCCACTGGTAGTAATACTTCATACGGCCTAGGCGGCAACATTGTGATCAGCACCAAGCGCGATGGTGGTGTAATGACTCCTGCAGTTACCATTGACAACGATCAAAATGTTATTATCACTGGCTGCTTGACTGTTAATGGTACCACAACAACTATCAATTCTACTGTGATGACAGTGGATGACAAAAACATAATTGTGGCCAGCGGTGCAGCATCAGCAACCTTGGCCAATGGCGCTGGTCTCAGCGTGGATACAGCGTTTGCAAACATTGAATATGTAAACAGTGGGTTAACTTTGGCCAGCGACGATCGTTGGAGTTTCAACAAAGCAGTGACCATTGGCATGCCTTCTACACTTTCAAACAGCACAGCAACTGGTGCTTTAGTGGTACAAGGCGGTGTAGGTGTTGGTGGTGACTTGAATGTGGGTGGTACATTTGGCCTGGCCAGCACCACAGATGCTACTAGCTCAACCACAGGTGCGTTTTCTGTGGCTGGCGGTATCAGTGCTCAAAAGAATATAATTGCCGGGACAAACTTATACTCAAACGCGACTACCACTGCAAGTAACTTGAATGCTGGAGCTTTCCAGGTACAAGGTGGTGCAGCCATCAAAGGTAATTTGTATGTTGGCGGGCAAACTGTTGACGGAGCTCTCAAAGGCGGTATGTTTGTGTTGGCAGGCAGTAGAGCCACAGATGTTTCTACAGGTGCATTGGTAGTCAAAGGCGGGGTTGGTATTGCAGGTAATTTGTATGTTGGTGACGCAGGCGGTGCAAATGGCCTGGTAATTACCAGTACACTGCGTACCAATGGTACTGCAATGATTAACAGCAATGCAGATGCAAGGAGTGCTACAGCAGCATTGCGAGTGATTGGCGGCACACTGTTTGAAAGCAATGTGGTCATTGGAATTGGTTCTGGCTCACAAGGTCGTGTGTTCATTGACAATTCTGAAAATGTCACAGCTGGAGATATTTCCACAGGCGGCCTAGTACTAGGCAACGGCTCGGCTCGTGTGGGCATGAGCGTAAGCGGTGATATCAATATTGGTACCAGTGACTCCGGTTCTATATTCATTCTCAATAGAGAAGCCGCCCGGGGCACTCCTACCACATCACCAATCAAGCCAAACGAAACTGTACTAACTGGCGGCAATCCAACTTTGGGTGCTATGACTGCGCTGGGTGGCGTAAATGTGTTTGGTAACCTACACATAGGACAACCACACGACGGCACATCGTATGATAACAATACCAATACATGGTCTGGCGTTTACAACGGTGCAACTACAAAACCAGTTGGTGCGTGGAGTGGCAACCTGGTACTCAACAGCGGCGCCTGGGCCACAAACTTCAACAGTGGCGCACTACAAATCAAACAAGTTATCCTTGCTGACGGCAGCACCAGTGATGGCGGGCTAGGTGTTGCAGGTAATGTGTATGCCAATGGCGCCAGCTATCTGGGTGGTTTAGGGTTCAGCAGTTCTTATGCTAACCTGGTTGCAGCAAGTTCAACCGAAAGTACCAAAGGCGGAACAGATCCAAACGGTAGTCTGACAGTGCTAGGTGGCGCTGGTATTCAAAGCAAACTCAATGTTGGCGGTGTTATTGCAGCCAATGCTGGAATCAACAGTACATCCAAGACTATCGGTTCTATTGTTATAACCGGCTCAGGCGGTCTTGGTGTGGGCGGCGGCATTACTGCTGCAAACATCAGTCTAGATGCAGCAACCAACACTCAAGAAAGTTTGCTTGTTCCGACCGGCACGCTGCTAACCACACCAAAAGTTGGCGCAGTTGAATTTGCTAGTGGAGTTTGGTATGCTACCCCAACCACCAGCAGCCGTGCTGTTATTCAAACACCACACATGTACGTTATCAGTGGCAATGCTGCATTTAACAATGGTAGCCTTATTCCTACTGCTGGAACAAATACTGCTTATGGTATATTTGGCGGTACTTCTGGCACAGCAGGGCAATTGACCGTGGCAGCATCAACCACATATGAATTTGAGATTCAACTCAACATTACTCATGCTCTTACTCCTTCCAGTGGTACACTGTTGTTTAATTTTGGAGGTACAGCAACATATACCATGTATCATTATCAAGTGTCGGTAGTTCCACAGGTGTACACCGATGGAGTAGCCACAGCAGCAGCTCCTACAAGTCCAGTAGATACAGTATGGTCTGGCACAACAACATTGCCCAGTATATCAACTGGTCAAGCCATAATACTAACTGCAAATACACTTGCAAATAAATCTATTAGAGCTAAAGGTATCTTGGTTATAAATGTTGGCGGAACTGTAATTCCTCAGATTGGATTTGGTGCTCCTAATGCACCTGGTGTGATCACTAGGGCTCTACAAGGATCATACTGGAAGATGTCACCTGTTGGTGGTGCATCCGACATCTCAACTGGTAATTTTGCTGCATCATAATCATTGACTCTTGGTCCAGTTAGTGTTAAACTAACTGGACTGGAGATCAACATGAACATTGACCTAAACAAATATTCCGAATTCGTTGGTGCAGTAACCAGCGAAGCTTCTCGTGACTTAACCACATTCATGAACCGTCTAGACTACTTGGACGGAAATTTTGATTACGAAAAAGACGCTCACGGGCCAGACATCAATGTCCCGCTGCTGCTGACAGGTGCTCTGGGACTTGCCGCAGAAACCGGTGAATTTTGTGAAATTCCAAAAAAGATCTTTTTTCAAGGCAAACCACTTACCGAAGAAAATGTGTTTCACATGAAACGCGAACTAGGCGATATCATGTGGTACTGGATTAATGCATGTAGAGCTTTGAATCTAGATCCAAACGAAGTCATTGCTGAGAATGTAAATAAATTGAAAGCTCGTTACCCAGGTGGCGAATTTGATGTACATCACAGCGAACACAGACAACAAGGCGATATATAATGGGATTTCATCCATTAGTTGACAGTGTGACTCATCTAAAAGACGAAGAACTGTACAACAAAATAACCGAACTTACAAATAAGATGAATTCTGCTTATAGACTAGGATCCGGGGATGCTTTGCGGCAAATGCAAATGATCATGCAACACTATCAAGACGAGCTAGCAAATAGAAATCGCAAGCGTCTTGAGGACATGGAAAAGAACAGTAAAAACTTTAGCAAAATCATAGATATCAAAAAATGAAATACGATCAATACGGAGTAGCGTATGCCAGCTGTGACGAGCTTTGCGACCTATTGTATCAAAAACCTGCACTTGACCTAGGCAAGGTTCATGTTATAGATCCCACTATCTACAACTATGCGGTAGCTGCTTTGTATGCAGAATTTCCATCTCTTCAGATTTATAATCCTGATGTTGTGGATATAGAATCTTTTGATCATACTAACCAACAGCAATGGCTCATGCCTGAATCTTATCAATCGTTGGATATTGCAGAGCATGTGTTGTCATTATGCACAAATGATGCAGAACTACAACGAGTTGGCACTGAGCTGCTGCTGTTTCAAGAACGCAACTTATTCAACTTGCTCAAATATCTAAAATATCTTGTGGACACCATGCGAGCACACAACATTGTGTGGGGTGTTGGGCGAGGTAGTAGTGTGGCTAGTTATGTACTGTTTCTGCTGGGTGTGCATAAGATTAACAGTTTATATTATGATTTAGATCCCAATGAATTCCTCAAATAAATATCTACCTTAGGAGAATAAAATGGCAAAACAAATTTATAGAACAGCACAAGGCAAACCCATTGATTTGGATGCGCTTAGAGTGCGCAACGAACAGTCAGTGGCTGTGGGCAATATGAAAACCAATGCCCGCGGCGACGAACTTGGTCCGGGCGGTATTGTGGTACGCACACGCGAACAAGTGATGAAAGAATACTACAATACCAATGCTGTGTACACCAAAGAACGAGTAGAGCAGCAACGAGAAGATGCTCAAAATGCCAGAGCAAATGTGCCACCTGTGAATACTGGCATTCCAGACGAAATACTAGAGCAAGATCAAACCATGGATGAAATTGAGCAACCAAAAATGCGCGGTGCACTTGCAGACGCAGTGGCCAAGAGTACCAAGGTTGAACAAAAACTTCTTCAACCAAAAAAGAACAATGGCAACGGACCGTCGAGGATCTAAATGAGCGAATTACCAATTGGACAAGGATTATTTCCCACACAAGGAAGTTATCGACATACTCATCACATAGAAAAACTTCGCCCATTGGGCAACAATGTCTTGATCAAGGACATGAATTTTAGTGGTAGAACTCTTTCCAGTGGTATAGTGTTGTTAGGAGACGATGCCACTACCACCGGTATTCGTCCGCGCTGGGCGCAGGTATATGAAGTTGGTCCAGAACAACAAGATGTTGTTCCAGGACAATGGATCTTGGTAGAACACGGTCGCTGGAGTCGAGGCATTGAGGTTGAAATTGATAATGAGCAATTCACCTTAAGGCGAGTTGACCCAAACTGTATCATTTTTGTAAGTGACCACGCACCAGACGCCGATGATACCATTAGCTCTGCCGTCCAGGCACATAGCAAAACAAGATAACCAAATGGGATTCCGAAAGCCCAGCCTTGAGGATGCTTACGCAGCTATCCGTACAAGTCTGTTAGAAATAAATTCTCCGTACAACGATGGTTTCACCGGAATAGCTTGCAAGCAAGAGCTATATCAGTTAAAATGCTGGTTAGAGGACAACTATGATAGTTTACCAATCTTTGATGGAGAAGACAAATGGGAACAGGAACGGATGATTCAAATCTTAAAGAGGAAGCCAAAAAACGCAGCCACATGACGGCTCGTCTTTATCGAGGCTTGCTTGATATTCTCAAAACCAAAAACGAACATCTAAGCACTGCGTTGGTTGCGCATATTCGCAGTTTTGATCGCGGCGAAGAATCAGAATTTAGCTACACCGAAATGATGGGCTTCTGGCGCATGCTCATGGAGTTGATTTTTAATGTGTATGTTCAAACAGTACACTTTGTTGGCGTACTACTGGTTGCCACACTGGTGGTCGTTGCATGGCCGCTGCGGTGCTTGATAGAATTGTTCACAGGCAGTTGGTTTGGCAAAAATTATCAACATCAGGATGAGCCAGGGCAAGAACCTGTGTTTGACAAATCAGAAGAATCAAAAAATGTTGTGCGCCGAGTGGTGTACGAAGAAGCCAAGGTTGAGAAAAAATGAAAGAACTATGGGTTGAAAAATATCGTCCTTGTACCGTAAAAGAGTATGTGTTCATTGACAACAATCAACGAGAACAAGTTGTACAATGGATCAAGGAAGGCCACATCCCACATCTCTTACTCAGTGGCGGCCCCGGTACCGGTAAAACCACACTAGCTCGTATGTTAATTCACGAACTTAAAGTGGACGAGTATGATGTGTTGCAGGTAAATGCAAGCAACGAAACCAAGGTTGAGACCATGAGAGACAAGGTGCTGGGATTTGCCAGCACCATGCCGTTTGGTGAGTTTAAGATAATTCTATTGGACGAAGCAGATTATCTTAGTCAAAACAGCCAGGCACTGTTGCGCAATGCTATGGAAACATATCATGCCAGTGTGCGATTTATTTTTACTTGTAACGCACCGCACAAGATAATCCCAGCACTGCACAGTCGTTGCCAAGGTTTCCACATTGCCAAACAGGATCACACAGAGTTTACTGCACGAGTGGCCACTGTGTTGGTTAGTGAAGGCATAGAATTTGATCTGGATACCTTGGACAGCTATGTCAAAGCAACATATCCAGATCTGCGTAAATGTTTGAATCTTGTGCAATTAAACAGCAACGACGGACATCTGAACAAGCCTCGCGAGGGCGATAAAGCAGTTGGGGACTGGAAACTGGATGCTGTTGAATTGTTCAAAGCTGGCAAAATTCGTGAAGCTCGTGTGTTGTTATGTTCACAAGCAGCACCAGAAGAAATGGAAGATATCTTTCGATGGATGTATGACAACATCACTTTATGGGGTACCACGCACGAGAAACAAGACGAAGCAATCAAGATCATTCGTACAGGTCTTGTGAATCATGTGAGTTGTGCCGACCCTGAGATCAATCTCAGCGCAACCATTATTGAACTGTCACAGATCTAATGCCGGTTTGTTTAGAGCCTCTTGCCCAGCCGGGTCATGCTCCTAGTTTTTTATTAGACTGGGAGCTTACCATGAAGTGTAATCTAGACTGTTCGTATTGTGGCACTGGATTGTATGGCGGGCATGATAATACCACTGCGCATCCACCCTTACAAGATTGTCTTAACACCATTGATTTCATGTATGCGTATGCTGATGCATATTTGGCATACAAGACACGAGGTTTACAAAAAGTAGTTTTGAATGTGTATGGCGGCGAAGCTCTCCATCATCCCCACATAGTAAGCATCCTTGAGGCTGCAAAACAAAAGCATCAAGATTACGCATGGCCAATTACCATTACCACTACCACCAATGCTATTATTAGCGAAAAAAAGTTACAGTCGTTGCTGCCGTTGATTGATCAGTTTACTGTGAGCTATCATCCAGAGTCAACTGATAAACACAAACAACAATTTAGAAACAATCTACTTGTTATAAAAAACAGCGGTCGAGCAATAAAGTGTGTGGTACTAATGCATCCTCAATATTTCGAAGACGCTCAACAGCAGGTACAGTGGTGTCAAGAACATGAAATTGCCTGTCAACCCAAGGCCATTGACCATCCCAAAGAATGGCCACAGTTTAACTATGACCCCAAACAGGTTATTTGGCTTAATCAACTGTACAACACAGATATCTCTCCGGCTGCTAGCACAGATGTAAGTGAGCAAGGCAGGGCCTGTTGCGGAAGCAGGCAATTGTTTCATGACGAAAACTATAAACAATCTGTGTCGTTTGTTTACAATAAATTTCCAGACTGGTATTGTTCAGTCAATTGGTTCTTTGTATATGTTAAACAAGTCAACGGAGAAGTGTTTGTCAACAAAGATTGTATGATGAACTTTGACGGCTCCGTGGGACCAATTGGAAATCTAAGCGAGTCTACACAGTTACTGGATAAATTAAAAACACAGTTACAAAACAATTCGCTACCTGTTATTCAGTGCAAGAAGCATAGTTGCTGGTGTGGATTGTGTGCGCCCAAAGCACAGACCATGGAAAAATACACAAGCATCATGCAAAAATATCAGAGGAGAATATCATGAAAGAAAAAAGCATTTATCTGGTTGCAACCTATATCATGAAACCCAAGGATCATGTTAATACCAGCAAAAAAGGATGGAAGGATGATCCTGCAAACATCAGGTATGATGAAAAGATTGAGATAACTCGCGGAGTTAAAAAAAGAGACATGGATTCAGCCAATGTAATTTTAGATCTAAGCAACTTGCGTATTGATCGTAATACTTTCAAAACTGAACGAACCTTTGATGAAATTTTTAGATACTATTTTAACAATTACAACAAATATTTGATTCCAGTAATGGGACAACTGCATCCAGACTATCTTGATCAAATGGCCAAAGAAATTGAACAAGAATTATCTGCCATACCCACAGATGATAATATCACGGAAGCAAAATATGAAGAACTGGAAACTAAGTGAAACTGGCGCCCGCGGCTGGTTCATAGGAGATTTCCCTGAGGCTGTATGGCGTACTAAAGATTTTGAAGTGAACTGGCAGACCAACGAACCTGGTCATGCCACCAGCCACTATCACAAGGTGGTACATGAAATACAATTGGTCACGCGAGGACGCATATTGGTCAATGGTCAGATATATGAGGCCGGGGACATATTCATGTTTGAACCTGGTGATCTTTGCCAGGTAGAATTTCTAGAACAAACAGACACTGTGGCTGTGAAAGTTCCCAGTGTGCCCAACGACAAATATTATCTATAAACATGCACAGCTCTGCTCTCACCAATGCCAAAAAGTTCTTTGACACCTATTCAACTGCCATGCCCGATGGCGCCATTGTGGTAGATGTAGGCAGCATGGATATCAATGGCAGCATCAAAGATGTGTGTCCAACTCGATTCAATTATGTGGGCATAGATTTCGAGTCAGGTAAAAATGTAGATCTGGTCATGTTGGATCCCTATGTTGTGCCTGTGCATGACGAAAAAGTCGACATCGTCACAGCCAGCAGTGTGTTTGAGCACAGCGAAATGTTCTGGGTGCTGTTCTTGGACATCATGCGCATACTCAAACCCAATGGATTGTTTTATCTCAATGTGCCCAGCAATGGTGCTTTTCACCGCCATCCAGTGGATTGCTGGCGTTTTTATCCGGACGCAGCCGAAGCATTGGTCACTTGGGCAGCTCGCAATGGACTCAATGTGGCTTTTTTAGAAAGCTGGTTCAGCAAAAAAGGTGACGATGACAGCGCATGGAATGATTTTGTGGCAGTGTTTGTCAAGAACAAAGATTCGGCGTCAGAATATCCCAGTCGCATGGCCTACGATTTAGTGGACGGAAAATATCGTTGGAAGGTAAAAGCCGGCGAAATTTACAACGGCAGATTTTTTGGACAAGGAAGAGAATCTATTTTGGATTTGCAAGACTTCCCTGAAGGCGGACAGCCGCCACGCACAAGAGCATAAATACTGTATGAATCCAAAGTTTCTTAAAGCCATGAAGGCAAAGAAAAAGCGGGTGATGGATCCTAATATTCCACGCCCTAATTTGTTTTCGCATGACAAAGAAATTCGTGGAATTAAAACAACCAACGAAACAGTAGCACAACAAATCACGCATTTGCAGGATCAGGTGCGTAAGTTAGAACGCAAAGTGCAGGCACAAGCAGACTATATTGGTGCCCTGAATCAGCGGGTAGTGCTAAAAAAGTAACACTTTTTAGCTGATTTTGCTATTTTTGCAACAAAAAACCCTGTAAAATCAAGCACTTACAGCATCTGAAATTGCTGCAAAAACGGTTGACCGTATTGGTCCATTTTGCTATACTAGTGGCATAGTGATTAATAAGGAGCCCAAAATGTCCACAGCAACATACGATGCACTCACCGAGCAACAAAAGCGCGAAGTGCGCATGTACGGATGCACTGAAGCGCAAATGCGCGAAGCAGTAGAGTCCAGCATTACATTCAAGCTCAGCGGTCCTGCTATGATAGCCGCCAGCATGATGTCGGATGCACAAGAGATGATGGCATACGAACAGCCCGATTTCAACACCATTGAAGATCAGCGTCAACTGCTGAACCGTGCCAAATTTGTGTTGTTTACTTATGTTATGGAGAACAAATAATGTACACCGTTGAAATCTACAAAGCAGACAAGCGCAAGAAGTCAGGCGAGCGTCAGGTGCTCAAGCAGGACTACGACACCAACAACCTCAGCATGCTGGAGCACACTGTCAAACACACCTGGCTCAAGCGTGATGGCTATCGTTACGAAATCCACAAAACCTTTGTGACCAAGACTAACTTAATGAGTGGGCAGGAGTTCCAAGAGCGTTATGACCGTCCCTACTACTGCTCACCTTCGAGCGAAACTTATTGGAGCATGTAATCATGACAAAATTTGCCAAACAGGTTTTGACCCTAGCCGAACAAATAGGTGACCCAACTGGCTTCAGCGAAGAAACCATAGACTACATTGCCTGTGAGTTACAGGTAAGCTATGATGATGTTGAAGAAGTTTTTGAAGAACTTAGTTTTACTGATTAACATTGGAGCACATGAACATGGCCAAGACCTACAAGATTGAATCTCGCGAACTGGTTGCCCTGGCCTTTGCGGCTCAGCGTGTGAACGGCGCCATGTACAAAGACACCTCGTTCTTTGACACCGAAAAGGACGCGGTTGTCGAAGTGGTGCCAAACAAGACGCTGATGTTCAACAGTTTTGCCTTTGAGCCTGGTAGCAATCCAGAACTGGTACCCACAGACGAAGACCGTGCTCAAGCAGATGCTGCCATCACTGCAATCCAGGGAGATGTGCTGATCAAGAAGCTGGCAGACCGTCGTGTGAGCGATTTCATATTTTCACTCAGCGAAGCCATCAGCCAGCCCACTTGCACCCAACGTGACTGCGGCTTGGTTGCGTTTGTGCCCAAGACCTATGCTGGCATGCTAGAGCGCCAGGAAAAAGATGAAGCCAAAATTGGACTGGCCAGTACCAGCGAATACCTGGGCCGTGTGGGCGAAAAGATCCAATTGGACTTTGCCCTGATTGACAGCAGATACCTTCAGCAGTATAATTGTTACAGTGTAACTGGGCATGACGGCTGCGGCAACATGGTCAGCTTCTTGACCGCGCATCAAAATTTGGCAGTCAGCGGGCGCATACAGGGCAAGGTCAAGCGCACCGAAGTCAGCCAGTATCACAATGGTGCTAAGACCACCCAACTGAATTTTGTAAAAAGGGTTTAATAGTAATGGAATTTGAAAAAAAAGTACATTGGCAAACTCACACTGGTGATGTAAACGGTCTGTGGAGCAATGCGGCCAAGGCTGTTACCATCCTTGAGGTATCGTTACGCAATGTCAATGACGAGGGTGATTTTGGCGAACTGTGTGCAAGATTTGACACCAAAACCTGGAACTGCAATCAGGACGGTTTAATCTACACAGATGGTATCTGGATCAACGAGTTCCGTGCGCTCATGCGCTCGTTGGGTTTTACTCGCAACGCTGTGAACGACATCAACTACAGTGAGCAGGGCATGCAAGGCTACAACTTTGTGAGCATGGATGTGGGCCCAGAATTCCTGCGCGAAGTAGAACCCATGTATCGTTTTACCATCAACAAAGAGGCTATCAATGCTTGATTTTAGTGGTTATCATGTTCCCAATCATACACAAACTGCGCTGACAGACTATATTGAGCGTGGTATTCCTGTGGGCGGATTCTTGCATGCTGTACTCAGCAACGATCTTTTTGGTGCTGTGGGTCGTGCTGACGCACAAAATTTGCCCGCACTCAAGGACATCACCGGCTGGATTTTTATGCAGGCTCCACAGGGCAGTTGGGGTAGTGAAGCCCTGGTACTTCGTTGGATACAAGAACATCCTTCAACGAAGTCAAGAGGTCCAAAAGATATTGCTTAATTTGCGGTTATCTGTTAAACTTGGTATAAATATTTGCATGTGGGTGCCCTCGGGGCCCACATGCAAAACCATTTGTTTAAGGAGATAAAAAATGGCCAAAATCATAGGTATCGACCTAGGTACCACCAACTCTTGCGTCGCCGTAATGGAAGGCGACAAACCCAAAGTAATTGAAAACTCAGAAGGCGCCCGTACTACACCTAGTATCGTGGCCTATGCCAACGATGAAATACTGGTGGGTGCCAGTGCCAAGCGCCAGGCAGTGACCAATTCAAAGAACACCATCTACGCTGCCAAGCGCCTGATTGGTCGTAAATTCAAAGAAGAAGCTGTGCAAAAAGACATCAACATGATGCCTTTCAAAATTGTTGAAGCCAAGAATGGCGATGCATGGATCAATGCAAACAACGAAGACCTAGCACCACCGCAAATCTCTGCTGAAGTCCTGCGCAAGATGAAGCAAACAGCAGAAGCCTATCTTGGCCACGAAGTCACAGAAGCTGTGATCACGGTGCCTGCTTACTTCAATGACAGCCAGCGTCAAGCAACCAAGGATGCAGGTAAGATTGCAGGTCTAGATGTCAAGCGCATTATCAATGAGCCCACTGCGGCTGCACTGGCCTATGGTATGGACAAGGCCACAAAGAAAGACGCCAAGGTTGCTGTGTACGACCTAGGCGGTGGTACCTTTGATATTTCAATCATTGAAATTGCCAACATTGATGGTGACAAACAGTTTGAAGTGCTTGCCACCAATGGTGATACATTCCTAGGCGGTGAAGACTTTGATCAACGCATTATGGACTTCCTGGTCGACGAATTCAAGCGTGAGTCAGGTACAGACCTTGCCAAGGATACTTTGGCACTACAACGACTCAAGGATGCAGCCGAGAAGGCAAAAATTGAACTTTCGTCAAGTGCGCAAACTGAGATTAATTTGCCATATATCACTGCTGACGCCAGTGGGCCAAAACACATGGCTATTAAACTAAGTCGTAGCAAACTTGAAAGTCTTGTGACAGATCTGGTTGAGCGCAGTATAGAGCCGTGTCGTACTGCTCTCAAGGATGCAGGGCTGGTTGCTGCCGACATCGACGACATCATACTTGTGGGTGGACAAACTCGCATGCCCATGGTGCAAGGCTATGTGGAAAGTTTCTTTGGCAAGGCTCCACGAAAGGATGTTAATCCAGACGAGGCAGTTGCCGCAGGTGCTGCCATTCAAGGTGCTGTGTTAGCAGGAGACAAGAAGGATGTGTTGCTACTAGATGTTACACCATTGTCATTGGGTATTGAAACACAAGGTGGCATCATGGCCAAGGTAGTTACCAAGAATACAACTATTCCAACCAAACAGACACAGGTGTTTTCAACTGCGGACGACAACCAACCAGCAGTAACCATCAAAGTATACCAGGGTGAACGCGAAATGGCACAGCATAACAAACTGCTGGGCGAGTTTAACCTAGAAGGTATTCCAGCGGCACCACGCGGTACACCACAAATTGAAGTGGCGTTTGATATTGATGCCAATGGTATTCTCAAGGTTAGTGCCAAGGACAAAAACACAGGCAAGCAAAACAACATCACAATCAAGGCCAACTCAGGTTTGAGTGAAGAAGAAATACAGAAAATGGTTGCGGATGCCGAAGCAAATGCAGAAACAGATGCCAAAGCCAAAGAACTTGCAGAAACCAAGAATGCTGCCGAACATCAGATCTGGGGTGTGGAAAAGAATCTCAAAGAGCACGGCGATAAACTGCAAGATGAACAACGCGAAGCAATCAAAACTGGCTTGCATGATCTCAAAGAGCTGTTGAAAACAGAAACTGATCCAGATAAAATTACCGAGGCGTTACAAGCATTTGTGCCAAAGAGTATGCCTTTGTTTGATCTAGTAGGTCAAGCTGAAGCAGAAAAACAAACAGCTGACGCCGAAGAAGTCAAAGCCAAGAAAACTGGCAATGATGAAACAGTGGTAGATGCTCAGTTCACCGAAGTCAAAGACAACAAGTAAACTCACTAAGGGGCTTCGGCCCCTTACTTTTATGAAAACACTATATTTAGACATGGACGGCGTGGTAGCCGATTTTGATGAATATGCTGCACGGACTCTTGGGGTACCACCTAGTGCAGGAATCTATCCTGATCAAGTATGGTACAATCTGGCCACGAATGCTAGACTCTATAGAGATCTTGTCAAGACACCCTATGCCGATGAATTAGTCAACAACTGCAAAGCCATATGTGCCGTTCAGGGCTGGGAACTGATGTTTTTAACTGCGGTACCTAAAGGCAACGATGTTCCGTGGGCATTCTACGATAAGGTTGTCTGGGCGCAGAATTACTTCCCGGATATTCCAGTTATGTTTGGTCCTTTTAGCAAGGACAAATGGACACACTGTAAGCCTGGCGATATACTGATTGATGATCGCAAGAGCAATATTGCTGAATGGCGAGCAGCAGGCGGTAACGCAATACATCATGTGGATTACGAAACCACCTTGGCTGCGCTGAATCAATTTAGTTAAATTTCTTTGTAAATTTTCAACACCTCCAAGACTGCAGGATGTCTATGAATGTCCCTGCCCGACAATTCAACACCAGCGACATACTGGCTTTGTTTGTACTGTTCAACCAAACGCCTAAAATCCAGTAGTCCGTTGTCTGGATCAGCGCGGTCGGCCTGACGAGTGTCGCCAGTAACCACAATTTTAGAACCTTCACCTAAACGAGTAAGCAGCATCTTCATTTGCCCTGGTGTGGCGTTTTGCATTTCATCTGCGATGATCCATGCGTTCTTAAATGTTCGCCCTCGCATGTATGCCAGTGGAGAAATCTCTATCAATTGGTCTTCTAGCATACGGGTGATTTCTTGTGGTTTATAGTACTCCTTTAGAATATCAAAAATAGGTCGAGTCCAAGGCTCCATCTTGGCATTTATATCGCCGGGTAAAAAACCATGTTTTTCGTCATCTACACCCACAGCTGGACGAGTGATTATCAACTTGTTTACCTGCCCTGAACGCAAAGCTCTAACCGCTGCTACAACTGCCAACATGGTTTTACCTGTGCCGGCAGGGCCTGTGGCAAACACGATTTTACGCTCATCGTCTTTGAGTAGATCAATGTAGATTTCTTGATTACGACTTTTTGGAATTAATACCGGATCTTTTCTTTGATAACTGTATTCTTTGAAACTTATTGTGTTATCTGCATGGACTGGCTGAAGGGCTAGTCTATTTTTCCTTTTACTCAAGGGTAACTCTCCTGTGATTGATGTTGTAGAGTTTGTCATATTAGCAAGTTAGACTTGCTACACAAGTCTACACAAATATTTACGGACATTCTCTTCACTGGATAAGTGTACTGTTTCTTTTGATAAAATAAAGCTAAGTATTAGGCTACCACTGATTTTTTGGTAGATCCAACAACACCTGCGTTCGTTGATAAATACCCGTAGAGGGCTTTATCATGACACCTAACAGCAAGTATCATATCATAGTTTGTGCACCGCCAGGCGGACTGGCAAAACAATTAAGTCTGTTGATTGATTACGCAATAAATCGCGCATCCGAAACACCAGACTGGGCTGTTCCGGTGTTGCCAGACTACGCAGATAAACAGGATATTTTATTTGCCCAGTCTGTACTGGATGTTAAACAATTACTTGGTTTATTGCATGCAGAATCTGACATACCAGTTAGATTTTCCAGTTTGCCAGCAGAGACCATTAGACAACAATACAGTAATTGCAAAATCATACAGGTAGTTTGCGACAGACAAGACTACTTGCAAATGGCCTGGAATCATGTGTACGAAGATCAATTCAAAAGTATGGGGCATTTGTTTGTAGATGATTATTTCATCAACTTTGTAAAAAATGCTCATAATGATCCAGATTTAGACTTCATTGAGCTACTAAAAGACCCCCAAAGTTACTCAGATCCTAGACTTACTTTATTACTGAACCTGTTGAGTAGAGGACACAACATATGGCCCTATGCCATCAGTTATTATCATAATGAAGTGTTTGAAACAGCAAGCCAATCATTCTTACCAATCAGTTTCAAAGAGCTGTGCATTCCAGAACATGGCAACACTGATGATGCCATTGTTAAAGTTATAAATTTCCTAGGCAATGAAGTTTTACGCAACAATGAAGTTGTAACCAACAGCTGGCGCCAATTGATGAAGCGTTTGAGCAGCATCGAAAAAACAAAATAAATATACTACGGAGATAAAAATGCCAGCTTCACTCAAGGACATCATTGAAAATACCAAGGACATCTATATGACAGATAGTGCCCTTAATATCTTGCTGGACTTTGAGCGTGTGCTTGATGAATTAGATTTATATGCATTCCGCAACTGGAAAAAAGGCGAGTTGGTAGAAGGTCCCACTATTGAAAAATATTTTGTAACTTGCATTTTTATGTGGCCTTACAAACTCATGCCAGATCCTCGCGGTGCAGAGCGATTGACAGAATATGATATTGAAATCCGTTACAAGCGTGAGAGATTAGAATCTCCTCGCCGAGTAAAAAGCCCAGACGACTACGAACCAGGGACCAAATATCCACGCATGGATAGCAAACCAATTTGGTTAGTTGAAATGGTCATGCCCAAGAGCCTGATTACAGAAATAAATCAAGGCAGTTTAGAACTAGAAGATGATGTGATTGACATGCAGGACGTTGATCAGGCCTACGAAGCAGGTACCGACGATGATGTAAATCGTACAGAAGAAAATCAGAGCAGTGCAGAACAACCTGCCACTGGAGGACAAGTATGAGTCTTGAATACGGCGATCTAAAACGACTGGTACACGACGAGCTACACATTGACGAGTTTTCAAGCAAACTAGGCGACAACAAAGATGTGGTAGTAGTGAGCCTTAAGGTAGCAGGTAAAGAACCATGTCAAGATATCTGTGCGTTTGTAGAAAAAGGTTATGACTGGGTGCTTGACGCAGATGTAAGTCCAGGCGAGTTGGAAGACGGCGCCCATGTAGTGTTTATAGAATTGCCCAGAGACAACAACTGCGTGAAGCATATCTTAGAATTCATGACCGATCTTATGAATCTCACTGAACAAAAGTTAGAGGACTATAGAGTGAAATACCGTCATCAATCAATAGAGTATCCTCTAGAATTAGAAACACTTGAAAGAGTTATTCCATGCAGTGCTAAAGAATACAAACGCATGTATAGCAAGCAAGAAATTGACCAATTAAAAACTGCCGCTGGTATCGATGTCGACACCAAGGCACCTAAGAACGATTTTACCGAAAGCCTGCGAGTAGCAGCAGGCATACTTTAAGGAGCAATTATGAGTTTCAAATTTGAATTCACTGAAGCAAAACTTAGACAGATACTGGTTGGAGCCCCACATGTGGATCAATGGTTCTTGGCCATTCAGGCCATTCTACCTGACTATGAAATTGACACGCCCGAGCGTGTGGCATGCTGGATAGGGCAGACTGCCCACGAAAGCGGCAACTATAGATTCCTGAGAGAAAATCTAAACTATTCAGCAGAAGGCTTGAACAAAATATTTAAGAAGTATTTCCCCACAGTAGAAAGTGCCAAGCCTTATGCTCGCAATCCAGAAAAGATTGCCAATAGAGTTTATGCTAGCCGCATGGGCAACGGTGATGAGCGATCAGGCGACGGGTGGAAATACCGTGGCCGTGGATTGATTCAACTCACTGGCAAAGACAACTACGAAAACTTTGCAATGAGTATTGAAGAAACAGTTGAAGAAACTGTCAAGTTCCTGGAAACATATGAAGGCTCTGTGCAAAGCGCCTGCTGGTTCTGGGAAGCAAACAACCTCAACAACCAAGCTGACAAGATGGATGTGAAACTGTTGACTAGAAAAATCAACGGCGGTTTCATTGGACTTGAAGATCGTATCAAACACATCACCCATGCCATGCATGTGCTGAAAGGGCACTAATCATGAGCTGGTCAGCCATAAGTTGGATGGTCAACTGGTTACCAGATAGTCTGCTCATGTTGGTTTTTTACGGCTGTTTCTTTCTAGGCATTGCTCTAATATTGATCAGCTGGTTTGTAAGTTTCATTCCATTCATTAATCAATATCGCTTTCCTACTCAAGTGGTTGGTATTCTAGCCTATGGTCTAGGTGCTTTCATGATTGGTGGTCTGGGCACAGAACTAGGCTGGCGCGAGCGTGTGGCTGAACTGGAGAAAAAGGTAGCCGAAGCTGAAGTAAAATCTCAACAGGTCAACACTGTGATTCAAACCAAGATAGTGGAAAAAGTCAAGGTCGTCAAAGAAAAAGGCCAGCAACAGATAGAGTACATTGATCGTGTGGTCAAAGGCGACACAACAGAAATCATCAAAGACATGAGCGATGAAGAACGCCAAAAGTTCTTGGTCAAACAAAAGGAATTGGAAGATTCTATCAAGAATTTCTCAGTTCCGCAAATTATAGTGGAAGAACTCAATAAGGCCGCTGAATCAAAATGAAAACATATTCAATCGTATTTGCCATGTTGCTCACAGGATGTTCCACCACAGTGCCTGTGGTAATGAAATTTCCTGATATTCCCCCTTCGTTAGATCAAAGCTGTGTCACCTTGGACAAAATCCAAGGTGAAAAAGTCAGCATAGTTGATTTACACAAAACTGTACTAGACAATTATACCAAATATCACGAGTGTTCAATCAAGGTCGAAGGTTGGTTAGAGTGGTATACCACCCAGAAAAAAATATATGAAAGTTTGAAATGAAAAAAGTTCTTGCTGTGATATTGTTGACCAGTGCGTTATCAGGCTGTGCTGTTTGGGATGCCTATTTCATGGCCAAGTTTGATGTCAATGAATACCAATACATAACTCGGATACGCACACATGCTCAGCTGGGGATACCAAAATGTGGAACAGATGCTGTGGTTGAACATGTGAAGTACATTCATGTGGTGTCTCAAGAGTACAAGAACTATGCAGAAATGATTCCACGCAATGAAAACAGTTTTCAATTGGCCGACACCTTGACAACAATTACTGATGAGTTTTATAAAAGATATCAAGGCGACAAACCGCCCAGTACTGTTTACTGCAAGGCAAAATTTGCAGCCATTGAACGCAGTGCAGAAAACATACAAAAAGTAATAGGAGCCAAGCCAAGATGAAAGCACAAGACATACTAGACAGTGTGCATGGTACTGAAACACAGGATCCTCGTATGGCGCAGGCTGCTGCCATGCTATCCGAGTATACCATGGAGTTTCAAGCAGGTAGAATGAGCAGCGACGAGTATCAAGAATTGGTCGCTGACCTGCAGGTAGAAAACTTGATCAATGCACAATGCGACGATCTGGCTGCCAAAGAAAGATTAAATAGTATTTGTTCAGCTGTGCTAAATGCAGCCAGCTTACTATCCAGCGTATAAGGTAAAATAATTATGATTACATCATCTCACAAAGACAACCTAGACATGTACCACAACATGGGCGGGTGGTTAGGCGACATTGGATTCAAGGCAAAGAATCTTGTACGCCTGTTTGAAAGCAAAGAAATGCCAGAACCGGCACTTACTCACATGTTCACAGAAATGATGAAAATGACCAGCGTGAATGCCACACCAGACGAAATTCTAAAGAAGGATGATCTCAATGGTGTGTTGTCTGCTATTATTGCAGAAGCACAAACAGTTTAAGGAGTTTAACAATGGCAATACAAGATTCTATTCTCAAATTAATTAACAAAGAACCCAAAGACGACAATGCCCCAAAGCCAGCTCCGGGCAGTCGCAGCGAGCGCGAGGCAAAAATCAAAGACAAAGCAGGTATGGTTATTTCTGTATTTGCTTTATTTCTGGCAGTGAATTCCTGGTATGGTGGTAAGTTAAGTTCAACAGTGCTTAACAATACCCTGGGAGCCAACAACACCTGGGCCCAGTATCAAGCCAAAGCAAGTCGCGGTGTCAGCTACGAAATCGCTGCCAAAACAACTAGTGATCCAAAAATCAAAGCACAGTTCATGGCAGAGAAAGAGCGCATGGATGCTGACAAGAAAGAAATTGCTGTCAAAGCAAGAGAAATGGAAGCGGCTCGTGAAGAAGCCAAGAAGTCTAGTCCATGGATAGGATACGCATCAACTGCATACCAGCTGGCTATTGTGGTGTTGTCTGCTAGCATTTTGGCTGTGAGCACGCCCATGTTCTGGGGCAGTTTTGTAGTGGCCGCAGCTGGGTTGGCTCTAAGTGCCCAGGGTGTATTTTTATTTCTATAACGGAGGAGTATCATGCTTGAAACATTATTTTGGTTAGCTATTGGTGCATTCATTGGGTGGAATTTTCCTCAGCCCGAATTTGCCAAAACCATACAGACAAAAATTTTAGCAGCATTCAAGAAAACATAAAGGAGCAATCAAAATGGCAGCATTTGGAAAAACGCCAATTGGCGATCTAGGCGACACAGGCGATGCAGACGGAAGAATTCCTGCAGGCTTACCTAGCAACAGTTTTGGTGCAGTAACTCCGGGCTTTGGTGCATCACCAAGTCCAACACCAGCATCAGTACCACAAGCAGCACCACAGGGTCATGCACCAGACCGCACAGCCAGTGCAGCCGCGGCAGTGGCCGGCGGCGCAGAAAGCACCGTGGCCAACACCAACACAGATTGGATCAATAACAAGTGGCGTCCAGCAATGGGTTGGTTGTACATGCTTACCTGTTTCTTTGACTTTGTTATCTTTCCAATTCTTTGGAGTATTTTGCAAACACTACAAGGCGGGCAGGTTACAAGTCAATGGCAACCACTGACACTACAAGGCGCAGGCCTGTATCATATTGCCATGGGTGCTGTGCTTGGTATTGCCGCATACGGTCGTACCAAAGAAAAACTCGGCGACAAGCAGTAGTCAAATAAGTAATTGCATAAACAAGTCAGCGGAAATTGCCTAACAAGGGATTTCCGCTTGACACATGGTTAATTAACGTGTAAACTATGCGCATGGACTACTATTCAATACTGGGTGTTCCCCGAGGGGCATCTGACGAAGATATCAAAAAGGCTTATCGCAAACTAGCGATGAAGCACCATCCGGATCGCGGCGGCGATCAAAATCAATTTCAAAAAATTCAAGAAGCGTATGCTACTCTAGGCGACTCACAGAAACGCCAGGAATATGATAACCCGCAACCGCAGCATCAAGGATTTCATTTCCATTTTGGTCAAGGAAACCCCCTTGATGAAATTTTTGCTTCGTTTGGGTTTGGTGGCGCCGGCGGCCCAGATCCATTTGCTCATATGCGGCAACAGCATCGAAAAAATAAAGATTTAAGAATTCAAATTGAACTAGAGCTAGAAAGCACACTAAGCGAACAAACCAAAACTATCAGTGTACAAACTACCACCGGCGAAAGACAAACTGTTGAAGTAAAAATACCGCGTGGCATAGCAACAGGACATCAAATGCGTTATGCCGGCTTAGGCGATAACATGTTTGCTACTATCCCAAGAGGCGACTTGTATATAAATTTTTTGGTCAGAGAGGATGTTAGATTTCAACTTGAAGGCATTGATCTTGTGTACAAGGTCAATGTAAACTGTTTAGATGCAATGACTGGTACAGATATAGATGTTCCTAACATTGAAAACAAAGTGTTTAGACTTTCTATACCAGCCGGTGCTAAACATGGTGCAAGACTAAGACTGCCAAATCAAGGCTTGTATGACATCAACACCATGCGTCGTGGTAATCTGATTGTAGAAATCGCTCTGACTGTGCCGGTGATTACAAATCCACAAGCAGTTGACCTGATTGAACAATTAAAGCAAGTTTTATAAATATCTTTATCTAAAGGCAAAGCATGATACAGGCTAATCCTGAAATTGAACTCATTATTTCTGCTGCTGGCGATAATGCTAAAAGGCACAAACACGAATATGTAACCTTGGAGCATCTATTGTATGCCATACTTAATTACCGTCCATTTGGTGATCTTCTCAAGAACTTTGGCACAGATGTTGACGCGATATTAAACGATATTGACAGTTACAACAATAGATTTGACAATGGCAATCAAGCCAACGACGAAGATCTGCAACCAAAAAAAACTCATGCGTTAGAGCGTGTGTTTAATCGTAGTCTAACACAAGTTCTGTTCAGTGGTCGCAATCACATGCAGGTCATGGATTTATTTTTGAGCATCACCGGCGAACAAAACAGTCATGCTGCTTATTTTATTATTAAACACGGCATTGACAGAGCCAAGATAATTGAATTCTACAATGAAAACTACAAAGAAGGCAACAGTAGGAAAAATGCCTCTAAGCAACGAGCAATCGAAGTACTAAAAGAATACTGCGATGATCTTAACGAATTAGCCACTGAAGGCAAAATTGATCCTGTAATTGGTCGCGAGCACGAGCTCGACGAAATAGCGCATGTGCTTGCCAAACGAAACAAAAGCAACATTCTCATGGTAGGCGACGCAGGGGTTGGTAAAACAGCTATTGCCGAAGGACTGGCTCGACGCATTGTTGAAGGAGATGTTCCTGACTATTTGAGAGACTATACTGTTTACAATCTTGACATTGGCAGTTTGCTAGCAGGTAGTAAGTACCGCGGAGAGTTTGAAGAAAAACTCAAAGATGTAATCAAGGCGCTGAACATTCGTGGCAAAACAATTTTGTTCATTGACGAAGCACATCAAATGCGTGGTGCAGGCTCAGGGTCGGGTAGCAATGTTGACTTTGCAAACATGATCAAACCTGCATTGACCAAGGGTCGTATCAAAGTGATTGCGTCTACTACTTGGGAAGAATACACTCAAACTTTTGAAAAAGATCGTGCGCTCATGCGCAGGTTCTATAGACTCACAGTAGACGAACCCACACCGGCTGTGGCCAAAGATATTCTATTTGGCCTCCGTGTTCACTTTGAAGAATTTCATGGCGGTAATATTTCAGACGATGCAATTGAAAGCGCCGTGGACCTCAGTGTGCGCTATCAAAGTGACAAAAAATTGCCAGACAAAGCAATTGATTTGATTGATACTGCTTGTGCCAAAGCCAAGATCTATCAAACAAATTGGACAGTAAATCGTAAAAACATCATTGAATGTTTGAGTAAGTTTACAAAAATTCCAGTTGAGCAACTCACCGGCGATGTTGAAGGCGATGGCAGCAACATTCAGAATCTTGAACCAAAAGTAAAGAGCAGACTTTACGGACAAGACAGTGCAGTTGAAATGGTGCTTGAAAAGATTTATGTAAGTCGTGCAGGACTAAAACCATTGAACAAACCAGTTGGCACATTTTTGTTTACTGGTCCCACAGGCACTGGTAAAACTGAGCTTGCCAAGTTGTTGGCTGAGTTTTTAGGCATGAAATTGTTACGCTACGACATGAGCGAGTATCAGGAAAAACACAGTGTGGCCAAACTAATTGGCGCACCACCTGGCTATGTTGGATATGATGACAGTAATCTAGGCGGGGGCTTGTTGATCAGTGACATTGAAAAGAATCCCAATGCTATTATTCTTTTTGACGAAATTGAAAAAGCTCACCCTGATGTCAGCAACATCATGCTCACTGTTATGGATGAAGGCACTGTTACCAGCAGCAATGGCAAAAAAGCAGATTGCCGTAATTGCATTGTGATAATGACCAGTAACCTAGGTGCAGCAGACAACGAAAGAAACAATATTGGCTTTGGACGCGACTTGCAAAAGTCAGGTGAAGACGATAAAGCAGTGAAAAATTACTTTAGGCCAGAGTTTAGAAATAGACTAGATGCAATATGCAAGTTTAACAAGCTAGAAAAGAACAGCATGCGCCTTATTGTGAACAAGTTCATCAATGAAATGAATGACTTGTTGATTGACAAAGGCATCAAGGTAAAATTATCTGACTCAGCGATTGAACACATTATTGACCAAGGCTTTGATCCCAAGATGGGTGCCCGCCCGTTGGGTCGTAAGATTAATGATCTGATAAAGGTTCCGTTAAGTCGTAAAATTCTTTTTGATCGCCTAGGGGCAAATAACACGGTGTCAGTAGACTATCGTAACGACAAGCTAGAATTTGATATCACCACAACCAATTTGGCAGTAATTCCTTCTATAGACAGCAATGGATACATCGTTCTGGACGGCATTAAATCCTAATATCCAAATCTTGGATGCTAAGAAACTGCTCCACGGTCAGTACATGTACCGTTTGAGCATGTTGAGCTTTGGCAGTAGATTACTGCGTGATCTTTCGAGACTAGATTATGAGATTACACATTACAATCAACGAGCCTACAGCTATGGAGGCAGTTGGCGTCAAACTAGACAGTTAACCGATGAAGATGTTCAACTGTTAAAACTTATTAAGAACATAGTTTATGCAGATGATCTCAGTCACCCTGGCAACTTAAAAGTTAGAATCGAAGACCCGCATATTCAATTCTACAGCGTTGACGCTGCTGTGCTAAAAGATCTTGCATTGAAGTTAAGACACACAGACAACAGTCATTTTGTAAGTTTCATGTGTCCAGAATCTGAACAAAATGCAGATCTTCTGAAGCAAGGCTTTGTACTCAAAAAGAAAAAGATTGATTGGCCCTATAGAATTGTTATTCGTGACGGACGGTACAATACAGAGTCAAAAACAAACTTAAAAAATTATCTTTTACAACTAGGCGACGAAGTTAAGGCTCCCCGGAATCTTTGGGAACAATTGGAAAAAGGAGGCTGGATTTGGGGAGGATACATTTATGTCAAAGACAAACAAATGGCTACCATGTTCAGCATGATAGATGCCAACATGATTGGTCGACTAGAAGAATTTAGAATAAGCTCTAACACAAAATAAATACATATATTATGTTAGGAGCCCAAAATGGCCACAATCCATGAAGAAATATTAATTATCAAAGTAAGTAAATTGGTTAAGGACAACAGCAATACGCCCCAACTGATCACTACTGATACAGCTATCGCATTAGAACAAGTAGCACAAGAACTAGTAGGTGACGGTGTAATTGTTGAAGTTGAAGAAGCAAAATAAAACGGCATCTGCAATGCCAAAGTAAATACAAAACTGTTTTTCAAAGAGGACCTAAATGTCAGATCAAAACCCACCCCACAAGGGCAAAAAAATTGTTATCCCTGGGCCTACAACGGCCCAACCTGCTGCGCCCAACGGCGGCACCCCACCTGGTCAACCAATGACTGGTGTGCCAGGTGCTGCTGAACAACGCCGTGTGCTGGACGAAATTGCCAAAGTTCAACAACAACAAACTACTACACAACAACAAGGCACACCTTTTGATTTTTCAAAATGCCATTTACACATTGGTATTCCTTGCTACGGTGGTATGGTCAGTGAGCCTACAATGACCAGTTTCCTACGCTTTGTGCTGTTAGCACAACAAGTTGGATTAAACTGGAGTTTGGACACAATGGTCAACGAAAGTTTGATTCCTCGTGGACGCAACAACTTAATGGCCAAGATGATGACCAATCAAAGTGCCACGCATTTTATGTTCATTGACGCAGACATTCGCTTTCAGCCTGAAAGCATTTTGCAAATGATAGCCTATGACAAAGAAGTTATTGGCGGCTTGTATCCTAAGAAAAGCCTGCCTATCAACTATGTTATTAATTTGAAACCACAGGTTACTGTGCAAGGTGACATCTACACTGTAGATACCATGGGCACTGGATTCTTGTTGTTCAAACGACAGGTATACGAGAAATTGATCAAGGCTCACCCAGAAACCAAATATGTAGACGACATCGGACTAGGCAAACAGTACGAACCCATGATGTACGCTATTTTTGATACTGAAATTGATCATCGTGGTCACTATTTGAGCGAAGACTGGACTTTCTGCCGTCGCTGGCAAGCACTAGGTGGCGACATCTGGGCACACAGCAAAACATTGTTGAATCATATTGGTCATTATGAATTCCAGGGCGACATTGCAAAACTGGATATTAATACTATGGCTCAACAGGCCCACGCTCAGACCAATCCTACACCAAGTGAGCAACGATAGTATTCAAAAGCTAGATTTTGAGATTACCCTAAGTGGCACCTACTGGGGTAATCGTAATCCAGCATTTGAAATATTAATAAATGATCAGATTGTGATCGACAGTGTTATTGCAGCACCTCCAAGCAAAAAAGGAATCCCAGAACAGGATTTTATGACTGCTGCCCAGGTGCTGCAAACTCTACATACTGAAAAATTTAGTGTGGATCTGGCCCCAGGATCACATGTGCTGGGCATACGACTCAAGAACAAACTCCCAACTGACACCTGCGGGTTCAATGACGACGGTACTTACACAAGAGATGTGTTACTAAACATTGAAAAAGTCAAAATTGACAGCATGGATCTTGGTAATTTGATCTACGAAGAGTCAATCTATGAGCTTGATTCTCCTACACAAATCAACGGAACAGAACTAGAGATATTGGAACGCTGTATAAATCTTGGGTTCAATGGTGTGTACAAGCTGCGTTTTAGCATACCCTTTTACATTTGGTTACTGGAACGCCTGTAGTCTAAATCAGCATAAATAAGTGATCTAGAGTAAAGATTACTATGTTTATTGCGCAACTGTTTGAAAATAAAGCCAAAAGGATTGTTGTAACATATCCTGGGCGTTTTCAGCCTTTTCATAAAGGGCACCGTGAAGTTTTTGCCAGTCTGCAACGCAAATTTGGCAGCGACAATGTTTTTATTATCACCAGTAATAACACTGACGGTGTAAAAAGTCCATTCAACTTCAGTGATAAAATACGCTTCATGCATGCCATGGGTGTTCCTGACAACCAGGTGATTGAAAGCAGCAATGTGTATAATTTGCCTGCTCAATTTGAACCAATCAAAGATCAAGTAGTTTTTATTACCGCAGTAGGTCAACCAGACGAAAAAAGACTTCAACCAGGGCGTGTAAAAAAAGATGGTAGCCCAGGTTTTTTTCAACCAGTACCCAATGACAGCAAAGATTTCAAAACAGCCGACGAGCACGGATATGTAATCATTGCACCCGAATATCCGCAAAGCATTAGCATAGGCGGTAAGAATTACGACGCCAGTCACGGCACTCAAACTCGAGAACTGTGGAATCAGGTGCGTGACAACCCAGAACAACGCAAAGAATTTTTACAACAACTGTACGGGCGCACTGATCCAGAACTAGGACACATACTTGACAAAATTCCACATGGCGCCCTAGAACCTGTAGAGCCTCCCGCGGCTAAAATGAAAAATGCAAAAAAAGATCTTGTGCAAGTGCCTGCTGTCAAGCCCAAAAAACTCAAAAAGGATACTGTGTCTGCTGATGATGCTCCATTGGCCGAAGACGAGTTTGATGAAGGCAGTTATAAAAATCTGCATCTTAACTACAAGAAAAATAGATTCCGCTCATTGAAAAAACTTGACCCGTTTGCTGAAAGTGATGTAGAGGAAAGCATGTATCAATATGATAAGGATGACCCTTACAACAGCGAATTTGCTCCTGATGTGGGCATGGGCAGAATGACTCTACGAAGTTGGAAGTTGAGCATGATTCGTCGAGTAAAAGAATTTGCAGCAGAGCTAGAACGCAATGGTCAAGATCTTGACAGAGCAGCGTTATGGGATCATATTCACAAAAAACTCAAAAGCATGAATCTTGATCCAATAGCGCAAGAAATTGAATTGGCACATCAAGAGCTTGAAAACATCAGGCGTCGTGGTGGTGTAAGATCAAGGGCGTTCAAGAAATGAAACAGCCAATAAAATTAGAATACGAAGTGCATTGGACTTTGAATACAGAAAAAATGCTCAAGGATCCAATGGGTAGAGGACTGAGAGCCCTTGGTAAACAGGTACCTTATCGAATCTATCTGGAGCCTAGCAATGAACTGCTGAGTGATAGAATGTTTGATATTTTTAATCCATTCTTTATATATGAAACGCACCATCTGAGTCTTGACCACGGCAGTTATAAATTAACAGTTCAGGACCCAAGTGGCTGGCTGGATATATCATTAAAAAATATTAAACTTAACACTGTGGGCATATCCCAGGCACAATTTTCACTTGAGTAAATATTATAATGAAAATAAAAGAAATAGTTTCTAGACCGTTGCAAGAATTTGCTACCAGTGGCAGTTCCAGTGCCGGCGGCATGGCCAGTTTTATTAAGCCAGGTGCCGGCACTTTGTTTGGCGGAGAATATCAACAAAGAGATAATCCTTTTCGACAGCCGGCAAAAAAAACAAGGAAGAAAAAATGAGTAATATGCGCAAGCTGTTAGAAAGTATTGATAAATTTTCTGGCGAACCAAAACAAAAGCCTGGGGATCAGGTACGCGGCCATGAAAAGGCCAAAAGCAGCAACAGTAAAAAACATCCTTTTGCAGGACGCCTGGTTGGCGCCAATGAAAGCAAAGAAGACCACGATGATGACCTGGTCCAAAGTCTTATGTTAGAATATAAAATGTTTGAAGTTGGTAATCTTGCACAGAACCAAACCAACTCAGATCAACCTAATAGTCCTGTAGCACAGATCAATCCACCAGGAATGGGTACTGCTAATACCAATCCTGCTTTACAAGCACAGGATGATCAAAAATCTAGTTTGGCCAGCAAAGCCAATGATCAACCTGGTCAACCACAACAAAACCAGCAACAACCAGCAACAAGTCAACAAGCTGCGCAAAAAATGAAACAGTCAGCTGACTTAACAAAAAATATAACAGGCTTAAAAAGTTTAGATCCAACACTGAACATTCAAAAAACGGTAGATGCGATTGAAAAAGATCCACAACATGTTACTGCCGCAGACGCCGAAGCTCTTGCTCATGTGGTAAATGCTATTGAACCAATGTTAAAAAATAATCAGGCAGCAGCAGGACTAACCAGCAATCTCAAACGCATGATGACAAAAGGACCACAATAATGTTTATATACGAATTGTTTGAAGGCAAGGAGTATAAATGTACTTGTTTGCCAAACGACAAGGATCCAGATTGTCCCAAGCACGGGTTAGAGCCAATGGATGTTGGTGATGCATTGGATGTAAAAAATGAAGCCAAACAGCGTCTTGACCCCAAGTGCTGGACTGGTTACAAAAAACAAGGTACTAAAATGAAGGGCGATGTTCGCGTGAACAACTGCGTGCCTATAGAAGAAGAAAACAAAGGACTGTACTACAATGTGAACAAGCGCAAAAAGGCCGGCACAAGTAGAGACAAAGATCATCCCAAAGCACCCACAGCACAGGCCTGGAAGGACGCTGCTAAAACTGCGAAAAAATAATCATGCCTTTGTACAATTTCACATTTGCTTCTCGCGCACAACGAATAACAATACCCAGTGGGTTCCAGCCACAGGCTACCATTTATCTATGGGGCGCAGGTGGTGGTGCAGGCGGTGACGATAGTCCTGGGGCAGGTGGTGCAGGAGCCTGCGGTAATGCAATTAAAATTGTTCTTAATCTTTCTGCAGGAGATGTACTAGAATTTGGTATTGGTAATAAAGGCACAGCAGGCACCGGTGGTAAACGCACCGCAGGAGGCGCAGCAGGTGAATCTTACATTGATACCAGTAACAATCGTTACGGTGGTGGCACAGGCGGGCCTTGCGGAGCTAGAGGCAGTTCCGGCAGTGGCGGTGGCGGTGGCGGCGCAACAGTGCTGTTGCTCAATGATACCATAGTTGCTATTGCAGCCGGTGGCGCTGGTGGCGGTGGCGGTGGCAATGTTGGCACTACACCAGGCGAAAATGCAAGTGCAACGCCTTCCACTGGTGCAAATAGCAGTAGCACTGGGCAAAACGGTCAAGGAAAAGACGGAGACGGTGGTGGCGGTGGTGGCGGCGGTGGCGGAAAGTTTGGCGGAGTGTTTGGCGGACTACGCAGCGGTGACCAAGGTGCTTTAGCTGGTGGAACTGGTGCAAGTTTTGTAGCCTCTGTTGGTGGAGCAGTTGTAAGCGCAACCACATATACAGGCAGTGGCAGAACTCCTCCTGCGATTGATGGATACACAGTAACACCCACTTTTGCCACTGGCGGAGTATCAGGAAGAGTTGCAGCAAGTGGCACAAGTGGCACTCCTGGGCATATGATTGTATCACTGGAGCCAGTTGCCATGCCTTATGTAAAAGTAGATGGTGTATGGAAGCCAGTTACCAACGCCTATATCAAAACAGATGAATCTACTTGGGTTGAACTTGACGAAACTTACATTAAAGTAGCAAGTACATGGCGTCGACTTAGTCAAGATCAATCATTGTCGTCAACTGAGTTGGCGGAAAATCTCAGATATGGCAGTGGCGGCACTAGAGCTGCACCTGCAGACGACTCTTAAGTATTAGGATATTACAATGGAACAACTACACAAAGCATTAAAAATAGCTTTTGCAAGCGAGTTTAGCTTTTACCTAAAAGCTCACAACTATCACTGGAATGTGACAGGCCCGTTCTTTAGCCAACTGCATGACTTGTTTGGAAAAATTTACGAAGAAGTGTATGGCAGCATTGATCATTTTGCAGAAGAAATTCGCAGTGCTGGGGCTTTTGTTCCTGCCAGCTACACTAGATTCAGTATGTTGAGTCAGATTGAAGATGAGACCAGTATCCCTGACGACGGCGACATGGTTGCAGAATTATTAGCCGATAGTGATAAAATGGTGAAAATTTTGAAATATGTGTTTGATATTGCAACAGAACTAGGCGAAGAAGGTCTGGCAGATTTTGTTGCACAGCGCATGGATGCACATCGCAAACACTCCTGGATGTTGAGAGCAACAATCTCACAATGAAAAAAACTTGTCCTAAACAAACCAGAACTCAGTGTGTCTGGTGGGAAGTTGCAGGCATAAGTTTGCTGGTGTTTCTTGCGGTGTATTCTATTGTGACACATGTGCCAGGATACACACTGAGCAAAGAATTGGTAATTGCAGCTGGGGCCAGTTTTTCTGTGCTTTGGTGTCTTTGGATAGTGCGCACATTTAGAAATATAATGACCTGGTGGGTGGATCTTCAGCTAAGTATTGATCATGCTACCAAACTATTAGAAGAAACCAAACAAGACCTTAAAGAAATAAAATCGATCAAACATGAGTTTTCTAGTCGCTAACATCCCCCCTGTACACTGTTATATTTGCAAAGAATTTTTGTATGACTTTGAAAAAGGCCACGGCGAATATGAACCATGTATATGGGTATCAATTAAAAGTATTCGTGGACAAGCATTTAGAATAGAGGCATACTTACCCAACTATGGCGCACTTTATGACAAACTACCTCTCCATGCGTTTGTATCACGCACAGAGAATCTTGACCCTAAACTGTTTTTACCTTTAGACACACTGCAAATTTGGGACTGCTTTGATTACAACATAGCAGTCATTCAAAAAGCATTTTTACGAAATCTCAGCTGTCAATTCTATGCCAAAGACAAAAACATGTATTCTGGCAACTACATGTTTACAGTAGACAATGCACATCCAGATCACAACTTGATAGATACGGGATACAGTGAATGGCCCGAAGATCACAAAAGTTTTAACTTTATAGAATTGGATAATGGTCAATACGCTGCGCAGCCTAATAATCGTTGTTTGTTCTTTGATGCAGCAAGTAATCCTCGAGAAATGAAGTTTCCAGACTTCAAGGTTTGCACCAAAAAATATGTAGTAGAACAAAATCCCAAATGGCGACTAGGTGATTCTGATTTAGTCACTTACGAGTAAACAAACACCTAGAGAGAACAATTCCATTGATTGAAATACTATACACTCTGATTGCAACACACATTACTATAGCCTGTGTGACACTGTATCTACATCGTAGTCAGGCACATCGTGGAGTGACATTTCATCCGGTGGTAGCACATGCCATGCGTTTTTGGTTATGGCTTACCACAGGTATGGTTACCAAGCAGTGGGTGGCTATACATCGCAAACATCACCAACATTCTGATCATGCCGGTGATCCACATTCACCGCATGTGTTTGGTATTTTCAAAGTAGTAACACAAGGAGCATTGTTATATCATGCAGCGTCAAAAGATAAAGTCATGGTTAATTCATACGGTGCTGGTACTCCTGATGATTGGATTGAGCACAACTTATACAGTGCTCACTCCAGACTTGGCATTGGCATTCTCTTTTTGTTCAACATCATCGTCTTTGGTTGGGTTGGCGCCATAATATGGGGCATACAAATGTTGTGGATCCCATTCTGGGCCGCAGGTGTGATCAACGGCATCGGACATTGGTGGGGGTATCGTAATGGCACAACACGAGATCAATCTAGAAATATTGCTCCATGGGGTATTGTTATTGGCGGCGAAGAGCTGCACAATAATCACCATTTGGACCCTGCTAACCCAAAGCTATCGTTAAAGCCCTGGGAATTTGACATTGGTTGGTTTTATATACGCATATTACAACACATGCGACTTGCACACTTACGATCCTAAATAAATACTCTAGAGCTCAATTAAGTTACAAACTCTGATTCCGTCAATTAAAATGAAAAACCGGGAATCAAAGAGGAATGGATCCGTTAACGCTGTTTGCACTGGCCAATGGTGCGGTCAAGTTAGTCAAAGAAGGGTGCAAACTTTATAAAGATATAAAAGGCGCCGCTGGGGATGTCAAGGACATCCTCAAGGATCTTGATGACCAATTTCACAACAGATTCCGAGACCGTGCTCCTACAGTAGCAGAAAAAAATCAGTACATTAGCGAAAAAAATCGCATCATTGACCTAAACAAGCGCGATGGCGAAACCACCAACATCTACACAGAGATTGGCAATCATTTGGGCACATACTTTGACAACTACCACAAGTGCTTTGCTATTTTCGAAGAAGAAGAGCGCCGCAGCAAAACTGAAGTTTACACCGGAGAAGCCAGTCTAGGCAAGCGAGCACTGCAACGAGTGCTGATGAAAAAGCAGCTGGAGCACATGGGCGCCGAACTGCGCGAAATCATGGTGTACCAAAGCCCACCGGAACTAGGCGCCTTGTGGACGGATGTCAACGATATGATGCAGGTCATGGGCAAAGAGCAAAAGGTTGCCATTGCCAATCAAATGCGTCGTGCCACAGAAGCTGCTAAAGTTGCCCGTAGAAAGCGCAAGAAGTTAATGTACAAAATCACCTGCTGGAGTTTGGTTTCCATGTTCGTCGCAGGAATAGTTTTAATCTTTGGCATAGTAGTTCAAAATAGAATTGAACGCTTTCCGGAACTGGGCAACTGCATTCCGCCCAAGGGATCATGGCTGTACAAAAAGTGGACAAACTTGATATGGGCCACTTGCGAATAATCGCTCATAGGTGTTGCGGTATGCGTAAGTAAAGTGTATAATGTGTTTTTCAATCAGGAGATATCATGTCAACTAGAATGTTTGGTTCCGCCGAAAAGGCCAAGCTCACTCAATTAATCAACGAAGGCATGCAGGTCATGCAAGAAGTTGAAACACTACAAGAAGGTCTCAAAGACACAGTAAAGGCCATTGCTGAAGAATTAGAAATCAAGCCTGCTGTGTTGAGCAAGGCCATTCGCATTGCTCACAAATCCAAGTTGGGAGAAACCAACAAAGAAAACGAAGAATTAAATACCATTCTTGAAACTGTAGGAAAAACCCTGTGAACAATGTAGTATCCGGCACAGTAGAGTGGATCAAAAGTGATTACAAAAGTCATAGAATTCGTTTTTGTTTTGAGGTCCTTGCTTGGGCTATATCTATTGGCTGTTCTATCACTATGGCCCTCACCGTGCCTACTCCACCCCTTATTATCTTGTACCCAATCTGGATTGTTGGTTGTGCTATGTACGCTGGGTGTGCTTACAGTCGTGGTTCCTTTGGTATGTTGGCTAATTACCTACTGCTTACCACAATCGACACCATTGGGTTAGTGCGGATGCTCACATGACTCTTGTGGCTCTAGAAATCTTTGGCTACTGGATTGGCATGGGAGTGGCCATGTGGGTCATAATGTACACAGCACTAACATTTGCTAGATTATGTGAATACATTACTGCTCATTTGTTTCGTTAAATATTTTTGTCTCGCCGGACACAAAACGGCATGAAGAGTAGGCACCAGCTAGAAGTGGTGCATGGAGAATATAAATGAGTTATGTAGACGCTCTGTTTGACAGAGACAAAGACCGTATTCATGTTGTTGAGCGCAATGCCAGCGGCAGAGAGTACAGAGAATTTCCTGCAGAATATATTTTTTACTACGACGATCCCCGTGGTAAATTTCGAACCATATACGATACTCCAGTAAGCAGATTTGCTACTCGTAACAGCAAAGAATTTCATAAAGAAATTAGAATCAACTCTGGCAAACGCATATGGGAAAGCGATATTAATCCCATTTTCCGATGTTTAGAACACAACTATTTGGGTGCCAAGTCACCCAAATTACAAACTGCGTTTTTTGACATTGAGGTAGACTTTGATCCTGTACGAGGGTTCTCCAGACCAGAGGACCCCTTTAATGCGGTGACTGCTATCAGCATTTATCTAGACTGGTTAAACAAACTGGTAACCTTGGTTGTTCCGCCCAAGAACATGAGCTGGGAGACCGCACAAGAAATTGCAACCAAATACGATAACTGTTTCTTGTTTGAACAAGAGGCAGAGTTATTAAACACTTTTCTTGACATCATCGAGGACGCTGATGTACTAAGTGGATGGAACTCCGAGGGTTTTGATATTCCGTATCTGGTCATGCGTACCACTCGTGTGCTGAGCAAAGATGATTGCCGGCGATTTTGCTTGTGGGGTCAACTGCCAAAAGAAAGACACTTTGAACGCTTTGGGGCTGAAAATTTAACTTTTGATTTAATTGGCCGTGTGCATCTTGACTATATGCAACTGTACCGCAAGTACACATATGAAGAACGCCATAGTTACAGTTTGGATGCAATTGGCGAGTATGAACTAGATGAGCGTAAGGTTGCATATGAAGGTACCTTGGATCAGCTGTACAACAAAGACTTTGAAAATTTCATCGACTACAATAGACAAGATGCCATGCTGGTGGCTAAACTAGATAAAAAATTGCGTTTCCTAGATCTAGCCAATGAACTGGCACATGACAACACTGTGCTGCTGCAAACCACCATGGGTGCAGTAGCAGTCACCGAGCAGGCTATTATCAACGAAGCACATCAACTGGGATTAATTGTGCCTAATAGGAGAAGAGATGATCAAGGAGATACGCAAGCAGCAGGTGCCTATGTTGCTTTCCCCAAAAGGGGCATGCACGACTGGGTTGGCGCCATCGACATCAACAGTCTCTACCCGTCAGCGATCCGTGCTCTTAACATGGGACCGGAAACAATTGTTGCTCAACTTAGACCGATAATGACAGATCGGCTCATTGCCGAACGCATAGCGACAGGAACTACCTTTACAGATGCATGGGAAGGTTTGTTTGGTACACTAGAGTACACGGCTGTGATGGAAAATCAACCAGGCACAGAAATTACCATTGATTGGGAGGATGGTAATACTACCTTGCACTCCGCAGCAGAAGTCTGGCGGTTGATCTTTGACTCAAATCAGCCGTGGACACTGAGCGCCAATGGTACTATCTTCACTTACGAAAAGAAGGGCATTATTCCTGGATTGCTAGAACGCTGGTATGCAGAACGGAAAGAAATGCAGGCCAAAAAGAAAGAAGCAGACACCGACGAAGACAAAGCCTTTTGGGACAAACGACAGTTGGTTAAAAAGATTAACTTGAACAGTCTATACGGAGCTATCCTCAACCCAGGTTGTCGTTTCTTCGACAAGAGAATTGGTCAGAGCACTACTCTGACAGGAAGAATTATTGCTAGGCACATGGATGCATATATCAATGAGTGCATCATGGGCACATACGACCATGTGGGTGATGCCATTATCTATGGAGACACTGATAGCTGTTATTTCACAGCCTGGCCTGCTATTAAAGACGAAGTTGCCGCAGGACACATGGAATGGAGCAAGGAAACTTGTGTTCAGTTGTACGACACTATTGCAGAACAGGTTAATGCCAGCTTCCCAGGATTTATGGAACGGGCATGTCACTGTCCACGCAGCATGGGCAGTTTAATCAAAGGCGGACGAGAACTTGTAGCAGAAAAAGGTCTTTATCTTAAGAAAAAGCGTTATGCTGTGCTAATTTTTGACATGGAGGGCAACAGGTTAGACACTCATGGCAAACCAGGCAAGGTCAAAGCCACTGGTCTAGATCTCAAACGCAGCGATACCCCCAAAATAGTTCAAGATTTTCTTAGCAGTCTGCTGTTGGATGTGCTGACAGGTTGTAACAAAGAACATGTGTATGACAAAGTGCGGGAATTCAAATACTCCTTTCAAGATCGTCCTGCCTGGGAAAAAGGTACCCCCAAGCGTGTTAACAATTTAACAAAATACACAAGAGACGAAGAAAGGTTAGGCAAGGCTAACATGCCAGGACATGTTCGAGCTGCCATGAACTGGAATAATCTGCGACGCATGCATAGCGACAATTACAGTATGTCAATCGTGGATGGTATGAAAACCATTGTGTGCAAGCTCAAAGACAATCCTTTAGGATTTACCAGTGTTGGTTATCCAACTGATGAATTACATATCCCAGCATGGTTCAAAGAACTTCCATTTGATGATGCATTAATGGAAACTACCATTGTGGATCAAAAAGTAGAAAACTTACTGGGTGTGTTGAACTGGAAGATTCCTGAAAACACAGAAATCAGCACCACATTTGAAGCATTGTTTACATTCGAATAACATGACACATGATCAACTGAGTAGATTTCCAAGGTTGGCAGAACTACGCAATCTACTGAAAAACTTTGGCAACGCAACTGATATTACGCCACAAATACAAAAAACTCAAGAGCTCATGGCACTGTTGCCTGATGTGGACCAATTGGTTGAAAAAGAGTTAGATAGTCTAGCACAGTGCAAAGATCTGCTGTTTGCTGGCCACACACGATTGATGGATCTTAAACAGCAGGTAGAAAATGAATACCAACAGATCTTGGACCATGTGAGTGATTGTGTATGGTTCAAACAACATCTTGAGATTGCAGATCATCAACGAGATAAATGGCTGTGCAATCCTAATCAAGTTCAAGATTTGTTGTTGGTATGGAGTCGCACCAACGACGCATGGAAATACCCTGTGACCATGATAAATGCTCAACACGACGAAGTAATAAAAATATTAATCAGTTACTATCTGTTGTACATGGTTGACACAGATAGAGATCTATTAATTAAAAAATACAACAGCATCGAGAACAGTGTGCAACCTAGAGTAAAATTTCACACAGTACCAAGTTGGAATGATTTAGATTGGGCTACTAAACTTGGTTACAACGAACATCAAATGCACTGGGGCGTGCCTATGGGACAAATGGGTCTTGTGGTGGTGTGGAATCTATTTGAAAGATTCAATTTGTATGCAGCTGAAAATTTCTTAACTCAGGTAAAACCACTGTTACGACCTGGAGGACAAGTTTTTTTCAACATGTTTGATGCTGACAGTAGTAACGCTGCTGCCTTCATCAGTGATGGCAAAATTGGAGGCATGAACAGAGCACAAATAGATGCTCTGGCTCTCAAACTAGGAATGGAAATATCTATGTGGGTCAATCGCGGATCTGACTTGATTTCAGTGTCACTGAGTGTGCCCGGTGTTTTACAATCTGACAAAACTAAATGGCCAATGGGCATAGTAAAAAAGTCCTAGTACTGTTGACGATCTAAATAGATCATGTTACAATCAATTAACTCAAAGGAGAATCTATGAAAGACTACTTACACGACATCGTGCAACACACGCACAGCCTTGGTATTATTGACCTAGTGAAGATTACTGGCAATGACCAAGAAACCTGTATTGACAGTATCGCCGAAGATCGCAGTGTGATCGTACAAGCCAAATTCAAGAACCCAGTTCCTGAATTTGTTGGAGTATTTGGCATGCCCAATCTTGGCAAACTAAACACTATCCTTAACATTCCTGAATACAAAGAAGATGCAAAACTGACCATACTAAGCCAAGATCGTAACGGCAATCAGGTACCAGTTGGTATCCACTTTGAAAACAAAAATGGCGACTTCAAAAACGAGTATCGTTTTATGGCCAGCGAAATCATTAGCGACAAATTAAAAAGCGTGAAGATGAAACAGGTCAAATGGAATGTGGAATTCAATCCCACTGTGTCTAATATTCAAAGACTCAAGTTCCAGGCCAGTGCCAACAGTGAAGAGCCCACATTCATTGCTAAAACCGACAATGGAAAACTAAAGTTTTTCTTTGGGGATCACAGCAGTCATGCAGGAGATTTTGTTTTTCAAGATGGTGTAGGTACACTGAGCAAGCCTTGGAACTGGCCAGTGAATGCAGTGATTGGCATCCTGGGCTTGGCGGGTGACAAGAGTATGAAGATCAGTGATGAAGGTGTTATGCAGATCACTGTTGATTCAGGTATTGCAGAATACAACTATCTCTTACCAGCACAACAAAAATGATAACCAGTCTTACAGGCACCGCTGGAGTGACAATATACGGAGGATTAAGTCCTCCGTATATTAACATGACACAGCCCAGCGCAGGTATGGTGCGCTACAATGGTTCCAGTCAGCTCATGGAGGTGTACGATGGTACTGTTTGGTTACAGATGGGAAGTCATCCTACCATACAACTGGATGCCCGTGTGCAAGAAATATTGTACTGGGCAGAAAAGAAAATGCGTGAGGATCAAGAACTAGAAAAGCGCATGGAGCAGCATCCGGGTCTTAGAGATGCCTATGAAAAATTCAAGGTAATGGATGTTCTCACACAAGAGAATGATAATAAAAAAGGAATCTATACCCGTGCTTGAACAAGACAATCTAACTGCCAAGCAAAGCGACTATGCTGTGTTCTTGCCGGCTATTTCAGGATTCTATGCAACCTTTATAGGAAAACAGCGTGTTAACAATGACTATGTTGATCCTGCTCGTATGCCTGCGGGCATGCAGGACATGGAACAGATGAACTGGTTGAACAGCCAAAAAAGTTTGTTTCCTTATCGGTGGAGTCTTTATTCAGGCGGTCACGCTAATCTCAATCTTGACAAGGATGATGCCAGCGAAGACATGGTTCGCAAGCGTGAGCCAGGTACATTCATGCTTGGTGACTCTGGTGGATTCCAGATTGCCAAAGGCCTATGGGAAGGTGACTGGAAGGCCAATTCGGGTTGTGCCAAAGCACAAAAGAAGCGAGACGCAATTCTCAAATGGCTCGACGGTATCGCTGACTATGGCATGATCCTAGATATTCCAACCTGGGTCATTCACGACAAGAAGGCCAGTGCAGCCTGTCAGATTACCACGCTGGAAGAAGCAGTAGACGCTACCAAGTTCAATAATGATTATTTCATGCAGCACAGAAAAGGCAAACGCAATGGTGGTGCCAAGTTCTTGAATGTGCTACAAGGTGACAATCATGCCAGTGCCGAAGAATGGTACCAGATCATGAAACACTACTGTGATCCTGTTCAGTATCCCGACACGCATTTTGACGGGTGGGCCATGGGCGGACAGAACATGTGTGATGTGCATCTTGTGCTCAGACGCTTGGTGGCTTTGCGACATGACAATTTACTACAAGAAGGTGTGCATGACTGGATGCATTTCTTGGGTACCAGTAAACTTGAATGGGCACTGTTACTCACTGACATACAAAGAGCAATTAGAAAATATGTTAACCCTGCTTTTACCATTAGTTTTGATTGTGCAAGCCCGTTTCTTGCCACTGCCAACGGGCAGATGTATCATCAGATAGATTTGCCGCATAATGACAAATGGTGTTATCGCATGGGGCCCAGCGCAGACGATAAAAAGTATGCTCTGGACACCAGACCGTTCAAGGATGTGGTTCTAGCAGACAAGGTGTTCAATCACTTTGACGAAAGTCCTATCAGTCAACATCTTCAGATCAAGGATGTGTGCATATACAAACCCGGCGATTTGAACAAAATTGGCAAGGAAGGCAAGACCTCATGGGACAGTTTCAGCTATGCACTCATGATGGGTCATAATGTTTGGATGCACATTGAAGCTGTGCAGAGAGCCAATCGTGAATATGATTCAGGCACTTGGCCCAACATGCTGTGGAATCAAGGCACCAAAGGTCGTACTGGCGATCATGCAAAATTTAGAGACATTGTTGATGCTATATTTGCTACCAGTGACAAACAAGAAAGTTTAGACATTATCGAGCACTACAGTAGATATTGGATGGATATCATTGGCACTCGCGGTTTCAAAGGCGACAAAACCATGAATGCTCATAGTCAATTTAATTCACTGTTTGAATTTGTAGAACCAGAGGCTGAGGAGACCGAACGCGATGAGAAAATGGCAGAAGATGCAGCAGAAGATCGACTTGAACAACTTGCAAGAATCGAACGAGGAGGAGACTGATATGGAAAGCACCAGCAATCGAGTCCGTCATTTGGAAGAAATGCATAGAGTTTTGGACTTAAAAATAACAGAAATGCAACAGCATCCACATGTGGACGAACAAAAGGTTGCAGAATATAAGAAACAGAAGTTACAATACAAGGACGAAATTTCTAGACTTAGGTGTCAAGAATAGAAACAACAACACAAACAATTGTCCGAGGACTACAATGATCACTAAAGGTTTTTACAAGTGGCTGGCCCAAAAAATTTCTTCTGCACAAGAGGACAACCAAGACGAGCTGCGGCATAATCTATCAAAGTTTGGACAAGGCATTCCGGCAGGGCATACCAGAGTGTATGATGAGGTGGATGCCACTTTGGATTTGCACTTCCGCATGAGCAAAGCCGAAAACGGTTATGTAATGTCAGTTAGACACACTGATCGTAAAACTGAAAGATCAAATAATACACTGTATTTGATAGCAGATCATGAAGATCTTGGTCAAAGTATTTCTCATATAATCACTGTTGAAAGTTTGAAAATCAAATGAATCGTCAAGGACATGAAACTGTGAAATTCTTTGTTGGCCAAGAAGTTGAGCACTCGCCTGCTTACGGCATGCGCACACTGTTTGTGATTGGTTTGCAAAACCCAACTGATATAATTGGATGGGCTCAGCAGTGTGAATGTCAGCACATCTATTTTGGTGCCAATCAAACTTTTCCCAATCCTGGCATCAATGACAGTGACACATGGCGACCTTGGGAAAACATGATCAAGGCTGCACTGGACTCTGGTGCATGGTGTACGCTGGATCTTGATGTGAGTGCAGTCGAAGCCTTGCACGAAAGTGGCTTGTGCGAATATGCTAGATTCATTCCCATGATCAGTGTTAAACTGCCCTACATTAGTTTGCTCAATTACAATACCACAATTAAACTAGATGACCGAGACTTTGAATCAACCAACCCTGGCGTGTGGTGCCATAGTCTACATGATTTGAAAAATCGTGCAGTGTTCACTGACTGGTCTAAATATTCTCAAGATGAGGTGATAACATGAAAGAGTTTTTAATAAGAGACGAACCTGCATTTAGATTAAAAGGGCGAATGAGCCAGTGTCTGAGCCCAGAGAATCTTTGGTGCGTGGAATTCACTGGGCAAAGTCTAAATGACAAAGGTGAAGTGGTTAATAATAGTACCTATCAGTTTTTCCTTGAGGACGCACATATACAAAACATGGTAAAAGGATTACTGTCATGACCTGCGAAACCTGTGGCAAAGACTACTCCCCAGCCTGTGACTTTCAGCAAGGTCGCTGTCCGTTGCATCCACCCATGTGGAACTTGACACCATATCATTTTCGCTATCTCACACTTGTCAACACTATCAAAGGTTGGTTTCGCTCATGAATACACAAATGGACAGATCACAAACAGACATAAACAGTGAAGTTGCAGATCGCATGATATGGGTGCGTTTTGAAAAAGAGGGTATTCATAAATATCCAGCAGCACTGGAGGATCCTAAACTTGCGGATGTATCTTTTCTTGGCTTTCCTCATCGCCATATTTTTCACTTCCGGGTGTCAATCAGTGTGTTCCATAATGACAGGGACATCGAATTCATCCAGTTCAAACGATGGCTGGAGAGTCTGTATAGCGATTCCACTCTAGAACTCAATTATAAATCCTGCGAGATGATTGCAGACGACTTATATATCCAAATTAACTTGCGTTACCCCGGCAGGCATGTTATTATCTCAGTTAGCGAAGACGACGAAAACGGTTGCGAAATTGTTTATCGAGATCCCCGCACCCCAGAAAAAACTTTTTACCATCCAGTATAATAGGAGAAATCAAGATGGCGCACCCAAAGTGGCTTACCAAATACTTTGTTATGAAGTCCGAAGTTAATCAAATCTATGATGACTTAGAAAAATATCGTGAGTTCTGTGTTTCACACGGTCGTGTGTTCAATGAAGCGGCACTGTACAATGAACGCGACAGAGATTTTTCTGATTTCATGCGTTTCAAAGAACGAGGATATAGCAAGAATCATTGGAACTGGGCCAACAAAGATCCTAACGAACAGCGTAAACCCTTCAACAAAGACAACCGAGGCCCTCGTGGTTTTAACAACTATCGCTCAGGATACAATCGCAATGCGTAAGTTATACTACATGGGTCTTGAAAGTTACAAAGCTCGGTACACACTACAGCTAACAGAATGGAATCGTCGTGTGTTCGAACGACGCGGACTTGATGTTAGTTATGTACCAGGACTTACTCTGGACAATGGAGAAAAGATTGTGGTTGGTCAGGTGCTGGATGCACATGGTCGCACATACTTTGGCATGAGCCAGCTGATGAATCTAGTTAGACTAATGCAGCAAGGAGAAGTAACCAGTGAAGATGTTATCTACTTTGAAGACATGTTTCAGCCCGGTATTGAGAGCTTACCTTATATTCTCAATCAAGTGCCTGCTAATCTGCGTCCTCGCATTTTTGTCCGTTGTCTTGCTCAAGCCATTGATCCTGATGACTTCGTACATGTATGGGGCATGTCTAAGTGGATGGGCTTGTATGAAAAAATGGTATGCGAACTTGTCCGGGACTCAGGAGGCGCAGTACTAGCCACCAATGAAGAAATGGTCATGCACATGAAGATTGCAGGATGGGATTGTCCTATCTACAACATTTCAGGCCTGGCCTTTGGCAAGGATGAAGTGCGTGAGCGTGTACCTGGCGAACTCAAACCATTCCTTGAACGCAGTATGCGTGTGGGCTTTGCAGCTCGCTGGGATCAAGAGAAACAGCCCAACTTTTACATGGACTTGATTGAACTCTACCATGAGCGCAATCCCGGCAACACAGTAGAGTTTGCTGTGTTCTCTGGTGCGCCATTGCGTACCAACAATGACAGCTACATGGCTCGTACACGACAAATGCAAGCCGAAGGCAAACTGACAATCTATGAAGATCTAGAAAAGAACGACTACTATGCTCTTCTTGCTGACACTCGGGTGTTGTTCAATTGTGCTTTACAAGACTGGGTTTCTAACACAGTGAGCGAAGCAGATACTCTTGGTTGCAATGTACTTTATCCTGCTTACCGTAGTTTCCCCGAGTCCTTTGGCAATGATCACACTAGATTGTATGTGCCTTGGTCATTGAAAGACGCTTGTAAGAAACTGGAGAAACTTTTGTACCTGGAAAGTTCTCGTATGGGCAAGATCAGTGACTGGACCAATGGCACTGTAGATCGTATTGTCGACATCATCGAAGGCCAAGGCGAGCAATGGTTGCGCATGAGTACAGACTATCGTAAACACACTCACGAAAGTAAATTCTAATTATGATTTATGTCATTGGAATCCTTTTGGTGGTCGCCATGTACTTTTTCATCTGCATGGTAGACAGCGAAACCAAACATCACGACCAGGATTCCAATGGACTTTGAGCTGTGGCATCAATTGTTAACTGAAACTGTGTATTGGCAAGACATCAACCCTCACAGGTCTCTTGATATTTTGCAACGCACTGCTGTGGCCTGGGCACATGATCAGAAGTATTTTATGCAATCTGGTCCTGACCGGGTGGATTTGACAAAACTCTACGAACAATATAAACTACTAGAAACTCTCAAAGGAACTTATCATGGCGAAGAAATCGGATCAGAACACTGCTGAACCAGTGAACCCAGAACATGAACATCTAATCGAGGTACTAAAGTTCACTCCGCGTACTTACAAAATCCAGCTATGGGGTTACGGCGGTGAGTACGCCATGGGCACTGTGGACCGAAACATATATGATTACTTTCGTAGGCGTAGATTGAGCGTGGCTGATTTTGCCTGGGACAGTGACTATGCTGAAACTCATAACATACCAGAATCCATGTGGCCATTTGTTCCAGGATCTTGGTATGAATGCGAAAACATGGGACATGTGTACGGAGTAGACCGAGCATCTGGCACCATGCAGATTTTGGATGAAAATGGCGAAGTGGTGTATGAACGCAGCTTGGAAGAACTTGATGGTTGTGATGTAGAGCTTAACACTCGCGACGAAATTTGGATTGATAGTCAACCCAAAGATACTGTTGTATTTTTTGGTTACACCGCTGACAAAGGAACCTTCTTTGAAGCTGACATAGAGCTTGGTGCTCCTTTTGATCCAGAAAAACTATGCTTGGTTATTGATGATTTTGATTCAAATGAGATCATCACAGGTGCAGAGTACGATGGCGAAGAACTGTGCAACGACGGCGGAGATACCAATGGCAAAGGATCTGATTTTGCATTCTACATTGCAGGCAGTAACAAAGGCCAGGGCTATGAGAGATATCGCGACATGGACGATATCAAATACAATCTTACCAATTGGTTTCCTAGCAAAATCAAGCCTGTAGTTGCAGGTATATATGAAGTGGAAGCCAAACAAGGACATATCTATCATGCTGTGTGGTCTGGCGAGTTCTGGCACAATGAATGGAGTGATACAAAAGAACCATTGAAAATCAAGCAATGGCGAGGCATCGCCTATGATCCAGACGAGCAATTTCTTCGTGATGAGTTAGATCAAATATACTTGTCGCTTGTTGTTGAAGACCAAGATGCTGAAGTACTAAATTGCGAACATTGCGGCTGGAGCGGCAGTGCCAACAACACCAATGACTGGGATGGCCAAATGTGTTGCCCTGACTGTGGCGAACCTGTACAATCTATCAATTGAGAAAAATAAAATGATCAAAGTATTTGTTACAGGAGCAACTGGCTATATTGGTAGCCATGTATGCAAGAAATTAAAAGAAGATGGCTATGAAGTAATTGGTCTTGACCGTGTGCGCAGAGAACACACCCTGCAATACATGGATCAATTTATAGAAGCAGACTATCATAGTCAAACCTGCATTGATGCACTGGTGCAGCATGCACCCCAAGCAGTTATTCATCTAGCAGGTACTAGTCTAGTAGGACCCAGTGTGAGTGATCCTGGCGAATACTATACAAACAATGTGGCCAAGACTGCTGCATTGCTAAATGCCATACGGTTTCTAGAACACATGCCAGTGGTAGTTTTTTCTAGCAGTGCCGCGGTGTATGGTGCACCAGAAAAAGACCTGATACACGAAAACGATCCTTATAGCCCACTGAGTCCATATGGACAAAGCAAGGCCATGATTGAAATCATGCTAACGGATTTTTTCAAGGCCTACGGCATGTGCAGTGCCAGTCTGCGTTACTTCAATGCCTGTGGTGCTGACGAGTCTGGAACTCTTGGTCAAGCACCTGGTGCAACACACATTGTGGCTAGATTATTAGAAAGTGCTAGAGATAAAACAAAATTTACTCTTTACGGTAATGATTATAATACCGCAGATGGTACTTGTGTGAGAGATTATGTGCATGTGAGTGATCTAGCCTCGGCTCATAGCCTAGCAGTGTCGTACCTAATGAGCGATATGGATCCTTGCTTTGCTCTAAATCTTGGCACAGGCCAAGGATACAGCAATCAAGAAGTCATTGACACAGTTATCCAAACTGTTGGGTCTGTTGACATTTCTGTTGGCCCACGACGAGCCGGAGATCCTGATCAACTGGTAGCAGGAAATGTGTTAGCCAAAGCAAAACTAGGTTGGCATCCAGAAAACTCTAATTTGTCCAATATTGTAACTTCTGCATGGAAGTGGTATAATAACCCATCAAATCAAGTTGACAACTGATCTAAATAAGTTTACAATACACAACTAGCCATCCTCGGCTATAACTCGGAGAGCAAATGGTTTACAACAAAGCATACATTAGCAATGACGAAGAAACCGCACTAGACGCCATGGCAGGCGATGGCGGTTATGCCCTGGGGCAAGCACACAAACAGATTGCAGCAAAAATGCGCCGTGAAGGCAAGCGATTCTGGGCAGGCGATAACATCAGCGACTATGTTGACGATAAGGCCAAAGAACAACTGATTGACGAAGCGCGAGCTGCATTTGAACTTGTGCTAGACACACTGCTAATTGATCGACACAATGATCCTAACAGCCACGGCACAGCACAACGCTTGGCCAAGATGTATTACAACGAAATAATGGCAGGACGATATGAATCAGCACCAGACGCAACAGCATTCCCAAACAACACCACAGACCGATACGAAGGTATGCTGGTTGTGCGTTCTGAGTTACGCAGTATGTGTAGTCATCACCATCAGCCTGTCAGTGGCGTTGCTTATATTGGAATTATCGCTGCCGAAAAACTAATTGGTCTGTCTAAGTATACTCGTATTGCTCAGTGGTGTGCTCGTCGTGGCACTCTCCAGGAGGAACTGGCCAATGACATTGCTAGGGAGATCAGCCGAGCCACCGGAAGCAAAAATGTAGGTGTTTACATACAGGCCACGCATGATTGCTGTGAGAATCGCGGCATCATGGCACACAGTTCATTGACCCAGACCACTGTGCTGACAGGTGCATTCAAAGACGATCACAGTGTGAAGAAAGAGTTCATGGACAATATTAAACTACAGCAAGAATTTGCTCCGAGGTAAAAAATGGAGATACAACCCAAAGATCCCAGTCGCGGACATTTTTATGTGAGCCTTGCAAAAAGTGCGATTAGAATATTTGCTGGTGGTGTATTGATGGCCGGAAATATTTGGCTAGCCGGTGTATGCATTGTACTGGCTGAAGGATTGGGTATTATTGAGGAACTGGTATGACCACTGCCAAAGAACTCAGTGATAATCTCATAGCTAGAGCCAAGGCCATGCAGTCTTTTCGCATTGTCAAACAATTGGACGATGCTGACATTATTTTCAGCGCAGGCGTAGTACCATTTGATCTTAAAATAAACAAAGACGGGCGCATGACAGTCACAGTGTATGCCCTGACACTGGAAGAAGCCAACGACCAAGTTGATGCTTGGATAAAACACTTAGAAGAGGGAGATGATTAATGAAAAAAGATATTATCAAGGCAACACAGGCATACCTAGAAGCAGGCATTGAAAAGCATAAGGCCAACATCAATATCATGTTGAACAATCCCATGGGCATCCATGATCATACAGATTTCATGGGCGCACTTGACGCCGAACTTGGTAAAATGAGCGAATACAGAGACAAACTGGAAACACTCAATTCGTATTGGAAAGGCTAATCATGAGTGCAGTACGAGAAAAAGATTCTGCAGATTTTGATCTAGAAGCGTTTGTTGACTTGTTTGACGAAGCACTGACCAGTGATGATCCCAGTGTTCAAAAAACTCTACAGCATCTCATGGTTATCTGTGCGCTAGCTCGTAATCATGCTAGACACGATTCTCGTAACGGCCCATTGCGAAGACTGTTTGAAGATATAAAACATCTTAATTCAAGATTAAACAATCTAGAGAGTCAACGTGGCATGCATCATCCTGGCTACGGTCCTGTTCCGCCAACTAACCCAACTATCTGGCCACCTGTTGTTACTCAGCCAGGAACAGCTAGCCCAAATTGGCCAGGCCCAAATCAAATCTGGTGCGGCACTGACACCACCGCTGTCTGGTGCGGCACTGACACCACCGCTGTCAGCGTGAGTTTGCCTGAGAACAGTGCAGTTGCTCAAAGTGTAAGTGCAACTATTGCAGAGCGAGTGGATGATCTGTTAAAATCAAACTACAAAGGCTCCAGTGTTGGGACTGTAAATGTTAAAATTGCTTGAACGACTAGGTAGAAAACGCATTATCAACGATAGGCTCAACGATGAGCCATATCTTGAACGCTATTATCTTTTTCTTAAAGAAAGAAAGAAATTTCCGTTCAATGTATTTTTACACAAGTTCTTAAAAGGAGACCCAGACGATGTACATGATCACCCATGGCCGTATTGCACTTTCATACTTGCGGGAGGTTACTACGAGTGGATTCCGGAGTTTAATGACTCAGGTACCAAGGTCAGTGAAACACGGCATTGGCGTGGGCCTGGCCATTTCCGCTTTTGCAGGGCTGGTAGCTTTCATCGTATTGAACTTAAAGATGGTGTAACTGCATGGACTTTATTCATGCCAGGACCTCATCAACGAGAATGGGGATTTTTAATAGGACAAGATCCAAACAAAGATTGGGAACACAATGAAAGTTATCTCACCCGGCGTGGTGGCACTAAAGCCGTTTAAGATTCATACCACTGCTCTCACACAAGAAATGGTAGACTGGTGGGTCATGGTCGGCGCGGAAGCTCAAGAAATCACTGACGACCATTGGGCCAAAGCTGGCCGTATGATAGCTAAACACTATCGCATACGCATGGGCCAGGGCGACTGGAGTCACAAGTTCAACGATGGCAGTAACAACTATCTTATTCATTTGCGTGAAGAGTTTGCCCCCGAAGCCAGCTTGTTCATGTTAAAATTTCACGAGACAATTATCAATCACGACTGTAAGGTACCAGACTATGACTTCTCCTAACAAAATTGTAACTATTGATCAAACACAGTTGAACGGATACATTCACAGTATCATGCGTCAAATGGCTGCTGACAATTGGCGTCCAGACTATATTGTGGGTATCACTCGAGGAGGTCTTGTGCCTGCTGTGATGATCAGCCAATATCTAGACATTCCCATGCACACCTTAAACATCAGCTTTCGCGATGCAGAGCTAGGGCCTGAAAGCAATCTCTGGATGGCAGAGGATGCATTTGGGTATGTGCCCACAGATGTTGCGCCTAGACCAGCAAACATGACTGTGTCTGATCCTGCACTGCGCAAGAAGATTCTTATTGTAGACGATATCAATGACACTGGTCGCACACTACGCTGGATCAAAGAAGACTGGGAATCAGGTTGTTTGCCTAGAGATGAAACCTGGAACGATATCTGGCATCACAATGTACAATTTGCCACTGTGGTGGACAACGACTCAAGTGAATTTAAGGGTGTTGACTACGCTGGACTAATTATTAACAAACATGAAGACCCTTGCTGGATTGAATTCCCTTGGGAGAATTGGTGGGCAAAATGATTAATGGCAAAAAAGTAGGATTTACCGCAAGCACATTTGATTTACTACATGCAGGGCATGTGGCCATGTTGCGCGAAGCAAAAGAACACTGTGAATATCTTATCTGTGCTTTACAAAATGATCCTACACTGGATCGTCCTAGTAAAAATAAACCTGTTCAAAGCATAGTTGAAAGACAGCTACAATTGGCAGCATGCAAGTATGTTGATGAAGTTTGGGTATATAACACAGAAAAAGACCTAGAAGATCTTTTACTAATTCTTCCCATAAATGTGAGAATCTTGGGAGTCGAGTACGAAGGCAAAGAATTCACCGGCAGAGAAATTTGCCACAAGCGCGGAATTGAATTGTTCTTTAACGGCCGTGATCACAGTTTTAGTTCTAGCGAACTGCGTCAACGAGTGGCTAATGCAGAAGAATTTAAGAAAAAGTTGCAAGCATTTGAACCAGTAGGATCAGATGACACTGGAGGCCCTAGTGAGAAATAAATACAAGCATGTGGACTCTAGTGATAATGCTACACGCTGTTTCGCCCAATGTGCCCCCGTCCAAAGGGTCAATAACCTTTATGACTCAAAATTTTGAAGAATGTCAAAAAGTAAGAGACACACTAACAAGATCATGGGCGTCAGACCGTTATCGCGTTACTGCAAACTGCATTTTTATCAAATAAATCAACCCAGCGGTCTTTGGCATCACTCCCGCTATACAAACTCTGCTGCCTATGCTATAATCTAACATAGGAGAAAACACATGGCAAGAAATTTTTCAACAAAAACTTACGGTAACGATCGCGGCTATTCCTGCTGCTTCAGACAGTGGAAGGCCACTCATAGTCATTGCAGTTTGATGCATGGCTATAGTTTAGGTTTCCGTTTTGTGTTTGAAGCCGAGCAACTAGACGAACGCAATTGGGTGCAAGACTTTGGTGGCTTAAAAGAAATCAAGGCCTGGTTGGACACACAGTTTGATCATACCACGGTGATCGCAGAAGATGATCCTCTACTGGATCGTTTCAAACAAATGGCAGGTTGGAGTCGCATGGCCGAAGTTGACGGCAAACCAGATGAAGTTCAGAAAAGTCCATACCATAATCAAGGTGTAATTGATTTGCGTATTGTGCCTGCTGTGGGATGCGAAGCATTTGCAGAATTTGTTTACAAACATGTTGCACAATGGCTAGCCGCTGACCCAACCAACAAGTATCAAAATTTGCTAGGCGACGAACATCAGCGAGTAAAATTGGTGAGTGCTGAAGTGTTTGAACATTCAGGTAACAGTGCTATCTACGAAGGATAACTATGACAATTCACGACGAACGCATCTTTACAAATATCGCTTATGAACGCAGTGAAGCTGGTCCAGCTGCGCCCTGGGATGATACAGTAAGACAAGACTTTCATGTAGCAGTGTTTAACGATCGTTATCCATGCACACCAGGTCATTTGTTATTTGTACCACAACAGAATAGCAAGCATGTGTTACGAGATGCGTTTGTTGATGCATTTGATCATGGAAAACAAAAAGTAGATACAGGAGAATGGGATGGTTTCAACATCGGACTTAATTATGGCGAAGCTGCGGGACAAACTGTGCCATGGCCTCATATCCATCTTATACCCCGTAGAAAAGGCGATGTACCGGACCCGGTGGGCGGCGTACGAAATACGATTCCGGGCAAGGGCAACTATCGAAAGACACCAGCGCCAATCCGCACCCTAACCGGCGACAGTGAAGGCGGAGACATAGATTAATGATAATTGTAACAGGTGATCGCGGATTTATAGGCAGCGAACTAAAGAAACAACTTGTGAATAATGGTCACAATGTTCATAGTCTTGACTGGGCTGATCGTGGCAAAACTTGGGATACTGGTGGCGATTCAATTGAATGGATCTTTCACATGGGCGCTATTAGTGAAACCAATGTGTTTGATTGGAATGCCTTGGTTAGAAAAAACATAGAAGACACACAGGCATGGATTCGTTTTGCCAACGAACACGGCTGCGGCATTACCTATGCCTCAAGTGCTAGTGTGTACGGCCCGTGGAGCAACAGCCCCGAATGGGGGCCTTTTCAGCCTCAGCACCACTACGGCGTGAGCAAGATAACCATTGACATGTGGTGCGCTGAGCAACAGTTCAAGGTGCCGGTACAAGGCATGAGATTTTTTAATGTGTACGGTCGCAACGAAGGTCACAAAAACCAACCTAGTCCTATTCGTAGATACATTGAGAGTGCTATAACCAGTCGTAAACTAACTGTCTGGCATCATGAAGGACGATTAGGATCTAGAGATTTTATCAGTGTGGATGACTGTATCAATGGTATGCTAGCCTTAAAAAACACAGGTACTAGTGGAGTGTATAATATTGGCACCGGCAAGCAGTTGACCTTTGAAGACATTGCCAGACTAATACAAAAACATGTGGGCATGGACAATGCGCAGATCCATATCACACCCATGCCAGACGAGATGGTGCCAAAATATCAGTGGGAAAGTTGCGCTAACCTAAATAAACTATTGACAGTGATCCCAGACTGGAATCCAGATACGGTTGAGCAATGGCTCGACAAAAACTTTGAAACTCTATACAATAAAATTCGTGAGGAAATTCTATGAAACTAAAAGTTAGTGAAATCTTTTATAGCACACAAGGCGAGGGTAGATATGTTGGTGTACCCAGCGTGTTTCTGCGTACATTTGGATGTAATTTTACCTGTGGCGGATTTGGAATGCCCAGAGGTGAAGTGAGTGTAGAACGAGATTCTGTAGACTCAGACAAATACAAGTCATTTGCAGATTTGCCACTGGTACACACCGGCTGCGACAGCTATGCCAGCTGGGATCCGCGTTTCAAAGATTTTAGTCCCACCAAGGATATTGATACACTGGTGAATGAACTACTGGTTCTTACTCCAAACGGTCGTTGGCAACAGTACACCGGTAATCCTGTGCATCTTGTGATCACGGGCGGCGAGCCATTGCTGGGCTGGCAACGAGTGTATCCAGAACTACTGGAACATTCGCGCATGCTGGATCTTGATTACATAACTTTTGAAACCAATGGTACTCAGCCGTTGAGTCCTGATTTTCAAAATTATATTGAAAAGTGGCACACCACCTGGCGTGGTACTAACGAGTCAGATCACGATCAGTTTGTTGGTCGCTGGCGTGAAATGCAATTCAGTGTAAGCCCAAAACTCAGTGCCAGTGGCGAAAAATGGGAAGACGCTATCAGGCCAGAAGTAGTGCTGGAATATCAACAGTTTGGTTACACATATCTAAAATTTGTAGTTGCAAGCAAGGAAGACTTTGACGAAGTACAAAAAGCAGTTGGCGAATATCGTCGGGCAGGATTCATGGGGCAAGTTTATGTTATGCCTGTTGGAGGAACAACTGAGTTGTACGAGAAAAACAAATTATTTGTTGCCGAAGAAGCACTGAAACTAGGGTATATTTACAGTCCAAGACTTCATGTGGATCTTTGGGGCAACGGTTGGGGCAAATAATGGTCACAAAAAAAACGCCTGTAAAAACACCAGCAACTGCAAAAAAGAAACCAGCTCGAGTAAAAAAACCTGCAGGTGGTGCTGCTGCAACGGCAAAGCCAAAACTTCGTGTTAGCGCCAATGCAAAAGAGGCAGCTACCAGACGAGGCGAACCTTATGTTAGTGTTGTCAGTGTTGAACTAGATCAAGACAATGTTGGTAATGGTGCTTTTGAACTAGACTGGAATGACATATTTGTTGCCAAGTTGATTCGTGCTGGCTACGAAGGCAAAGATGATGCCCAAATTGTTGATCGTTGGTTTCAAACCATTTGCCGTAACGTGATCATGGAAAACTATGAGCAATGGGAAGTAAATCAACCAAAAGAAGATAGACTGACTCTGCAACGACGAGATCTAGGCAACGGCAGAACTGAAGTTAGCTAGGCTATTTTATGACCCATATATGTAGCGCAAAAATTTTTAACATTTCCAAAAAAGTAAAAGATTCCTACTTTGTTTTTCTCACAAGAGATCTCGAGTGGGTTGAGAGAAACACACCAGATCAAAAAACGCCTTTTGTGCCCACTGGCGCATGGGGAGAGCCATGGCTAGAATATGATCCTGTGTTCATGCAACGATTGGCACGGTTTATTAAATCCTATCCCAACGATTATGTTAACTCTCAAGGAACCATGTGGTATGAAATCAGCAATGCCCATGAATTTTTCTTAGAGTGGCTGCGTTCAGGCCAACTTGAAAAGGCGCATGAGCATCTCAATCTCATGCATCAAAGTCCGTTGTTGATTGGCATCAGCCAAGGCGATGTTGAAACTTACTATCTTCAAACCTACCCAGACGCAAGTTATATAAGGTTACTGCGACACTATGATGTGTTGCTGGGAGTTATGGAATACTTAGGTATCATTGGTCCGCAAAATCACGAACAAGGAACTTCATTTGTAGCAGTATCTGCTGATACTCTGCTAGATAACTCTCCCAAGGTTATTGTTGCACCCAAATGGCAGGGTGGATTATGGGGCATTCAAACTTCCCGTGGTCTGTTCAGTGATCGAGATCTCATGGCCTTGTATATCGCCTTAAAAGTAAAAAGCAAATATCCCATAGAATCTCGCATCGTGGAAATAGGCGGAGGAGCTGGTCAGGTGGCCTACTGGTTGTATCAGCTGGGGTATAGAAATATTTTCATGGTGGATTTGCCAGGCGTGGCTGCATGTCAAGCCTATCAGTTGGCAGCCAACATCGGCGCAGAGAATGTGAGTTTTGCATACGAAAACCTTGACACCGCTGTTAAATTCCTAACACCATCTCAACTCAAGCATCGTGTGGATAGATTCAATTTGGTAATCAATTCAGACAGCATGCCCGAAATGGACAAAGAATCCTTAAATGGCTATTTGGAATTTATTGCCAACAATTCGGATTCTTTTTTCAGCATCAATCAAGAAGCCAGATCCACATCTTTTAACATGAATCCGCAACATGTTGTACACCGTGTAATCAAAAAAGAATTTGCAGATAAATTTACCCGAATTGATCGCAGTAAATTTTGGTTACGGGACGGGTACACTGAAGAATGGTATTTCACCAATAAAACGGGCTAGCCCAGGTTGACATGGAGGTAAATAATATGCTATTATATCTCTATGAACTATTTAATCGTAGACACTGCTAATACATTCTTTCGGGCTCGTCATGCAGCCCATAGAGCCAGCACCTTGGAAGAAAAAGTGGGCTTTGCTATTCATGTGACTTTATCCAGTATCTACAAGGCCTGGCGTGATCAAAAGGCCAATCATGTGGTTATCTGTTTAGAAGGTCGCAGCTGGCGCAAAGACTATTATCAACCATACAAGAAGAATCGTGCTGTGGCTCGTGCTGCACTCACTGATGCTGAACTGGAAGAGGATCGTGCATTTTGGGATGCCTTTGACGATCTCAAAACATTCTTCTACGAAAAATCCAACTGCACAGTCTTGCGTCACGAGAACCTTGAAGCAGATGATCTTGTGGCAGGCTGGATACAAAGTCATCCTGCAGACAGTCATGTGATTGTGAGCAGTGACACAGACTACTACCAACTGTTGGCAGACAATGTCACACAGTACAATGGAGTGTCAGACGAACTTCACACATTGGAAGGCATCTTTGATTACAAAGGCCGGCGTGTGGTAGACAAAAAGACCAAAGAACCCAAAGTGATTCCTGATCCAAATTGGCTGCTGTTTGAAAAATGCATGCGTGGTGATGTGAGCGACAATGTGTTTTCGGCTTATCCAGGCGTGCGGATAAAAGGCAGCAAGAACAAAGTAGGCTTGCTGGAAGCGTTTGCCGACATGGACAAAAAAGGTTTCAATTGGAACAATCTCATGCTCCAACGCTGGGTTGACCATAATGGCGAAGAGCATCGTGTGTTAGACGACTACGAGCGTAACTGCACCTTGATTGATCTTTCTGCACAACCTGACCATGTGAAAGCGTGGATTGCAGAAACCATTGCTGCCAATGCAGTGGTCAAAAACATTCCACAAATTGGTGTCAAGTTTATGAAATTTTGTGGCAAGCATCAATTGGTTAAAATTGGTGACCAAGCACAGCAGTATGCAGACTTTTTAAGTGCTGGCTATCCGGAGAAAACATGAACAAAGAGTTGTTAAGAAAATTACAGTTACAAGCAGGTGGGTCTCATTATCCCGATATCAATCCACAGATACAGGCAAAGTTCGCCGAGTTGATTATAGCAGAATGTGCTCAGGCCTGTATTAATATGGGCAATGAATATGAAATAAAATCTGCTGGTCAATATCAAGCAGAACTGTTTGCTTTTGCGATTAAACAACATTTTGGAGTAGAAGAATGACTAAAAAATTAAAAATTGTATTTGACCCTGCTGTGTTTGAACAATTTGACGGATCTCAGGAAGAGCTCAACGCCTTAGTGGATGAGATTACCAGCATGTTCGAAGGCAAAACTCCTGAAGAAATCAAGGCCATGAGTAAACCAGTGGATTGGGACGAACTAGACCAAGATGAAGCCAAGCATTTGGGACAAGTGCTGTATAATGCACAGAATGATATCAAGCCAACACTGCAATGACCTACACTGTACACAAGAGTCTGGTACGCACTATACAAGCAGGCGAGCCTGATTTCAAAAAGGATTACGCATGACCAAGATCAGCGCCAGCCCCGACCGCCACTTCTTCCAAAAGGAAGGTTACATAAAACGCATGGAAGAAAAAGACGAATCTCCCAACGAAGATTATCTTGACTGGTTTCAAACCGTACTAGAAGAACATCGGAACAAGTTTGATGATCCAGCCAGCCAAGAAAACAATCTGGAATACGATCTCTTGACCACTGAATGGATCTTGAACAAAGTTCGTGCCAGCGATGCCTATGCTCAAAATTTGTACGCAGCCATGTGCAACATGCAGTGGCAAAAACGCGAAGTCATGCCCATACTCAAAGATCAGTACTGGGGTTGTAGCTGGAGATATGCTGGAGGTATCATTGCCGACATGCAACAAAAAGGTGACTACATCGATTGGTACTGTTCAGGTATGGGCGACGGTCTGGGCAACGGAGATGTAGATGGAGTCAAAGGTTATGTGCCAGAAGGTACTGTGACTGAAGAAATTGCAGACGACCTATACAAGCTAGGCTGGGTATGCAAAGAAGACAACGGAGATCAACATGGCTGAATTCAAGATAGACAGGTTTGGTGCTAACCCAGTGATAGTACACCTTACCAGAAAACAAATTATGCAAATGCACGAGATGATGGAACATTTCAAAGATCAAGAAACATTTGCACTGAAATACGAGGATGGCAAGTTGACTTTCAACTTTACCATTGATTTTGATAAAGATTAATAACAAAAAAGCTAGGAAAAAACAAATGACTGAACTCAAGGCAACACCTGTTGTTAAAAATAAATTTTGGATTGTGGAAAAAGATGGCGAAAAGATTGCCACTATCCAAAACACCGATGATGGTATTGTGTGGGTGGATGCCACTCATAGAGAAAAATACACAACCATTAAGATGTTACAAAATCGACACAACATAGAATTTGTAAAACCAAACAAAATTAGAACATCAACCGGCAACGAAGTCAATGGGTTCCCTACTGTTGGTAACCCACACAATGCCTTGTATGATGTGAGCAAGCGATTACCAATTTATACCAAAAACACTAAAAGCAAAAGTTATTACTGTGCTGGTTACTATCTTGTGAAGTTGAATCATAACTGGACCAAAACTTACAATCCAAAATTAATAACTTTGCAAAGATATGATTTTCAAGGTCCGTGGCGCACTGCCGACGAACAAGAACAAGCTGCAAGGAAATGCTATGGACTATAAACCTACCATGCACATTGTGAATTTTTCTGACAAAATTCGTGCATTGAATCAATTGCGTACCACCGAACTACGACTGACCGCAGTGGAGGCAAATAATCTACATGCTGACATAACCACCATGCTGGCCGAAATAGCCAGGCTTAATCTTCACTTACAAAATAATTCTAGTCAAACCATTGAAGTACAACTAGATGGGGGCAAGTTCTAATATATGCCCAGATTTTAGCATAAATAAAAGTATAGGAAATATCAAAAAATGAGTAGACCTAAACCAGTAGTTCTGCTTGAACATGTGAACAAGACCACATTCAAGAGCGACCAAGTGCTAAACAGCGAAGGCATTTGGGCAGTATTCTACGACACCAAACCAATCAATCTTAAGAATCATAATATTCTTATAGCCTACCCAGGGCCAAAGTACAAAAAAGTCAGTTTCAGTAATCCCGGACATGCCATCAATCTTGCAAAAAAACTAAACAGCCTTTTCAAGACTGATAAGTTTTCGGTGGTACTGCTCAAGCAAGGTGATCAAATCTATCCATAAACCAGGAAGGCAAAGACAATGGGAACAACAATTGTTTGCCAATGGCAAAATACCTTTGGACCAAATTTGGCGTAATATTCTCAACCCAAATAGTCTTCGACTTACCCCGGCAGCGCATCGACTGCTGCTGCAAAATCAAATAAAATTTTATAAATTCCAATTGGACAGTATTACCAATCTTCAATTGCTTCAATTGGACAGATTGTTAGCAAGTCCATATTTTGTTCGTGATAGAAAACACATTGAACTAATGGGCGAACAAGATGCCATTATGCTGGAGTTGCATGCTAGTAATCTTAAACAATATTTAGATAACCTCGGCGATGAATAAATTTGTTGAAAACAACAGAGTGGCTGTGTTGACCAATCCAGAGTTTGGATGGTACACAGTGCATCTGGATCAAACCAAATTGTTTGATCCAGATCTGGTGCAAAAAGTGTTGAATCATGATCCCACTGCTCCGCCCGGACTAACAGTGGAATGGTTGGTACCAGGTGATCATTTCGTAGTAGAATGGTTTCAAGGACTTGAGATAATAAGAGTATTTGTACCAGACATCTTTTTACCATTTTCTCGTAACGATGTCTGGCTTGTGGCCTAGGTTGACAATAAACTACTACTGTTTTATACTAGAGACAAATTCTAGGAGATGTTATGAAAATTGGTTTTAGTTTTGGTCGTTGTGTTCGAGATATTGTGAACCATGTTGTCAAGATTGAAGATGTACTGTGCATTATTGCTAGAACTCACATGCGCACAGAAGACCATGTGAAAACTGTGGTGGAGCAGTACATGTACCAACCTGGCTATCTTGAGGGCCTGGACCCTGCTGAGTGTGAGCGTGTGGGTCTAGAACTGTTTCACAGTGGTCGAATTCTTGAACCAAGAGCCAATGGTGTTCATGTGATGCAGGTACCTCGCGAATACATTTGGATGGATTTGTTTCCCACTGTGGCCAAAGTGCAAAATGACGGCGTCAAAGCTGCCTGGGAAAGCTATCGTATGCTGATTGGGCTAACTGAGCAGTTGCCAGAACACGGCGAAGATCATGTGTATCAGCACAGTGAAAAAATGATTCCCAAAGAACTTACTCCCGAAGAAGAGAAACAGCAAAAAAACGCTCTGGATCTATTGATAAGGGCCATGGTATGACAACCCAATCAAATGATCGCTTTCGTAACTGGCTGCGTAACATTTGGTTAGAAAACTGCCGGGAACACGAAGAATTCCAACAACTGCCGTACTCTCTAAGAGAATACTGGAACCGATACAAATACTGGCTCAAACGCGAATATAGGCATCAGCAGAGAAATGGCCAAGCATAAAAAACAACCGCGACTGTTTTTGCTCAGCTGGGACATGTACGGCCTTGAATCTTTGGTAGACTTGACCACACTTGAACATTTGCGTGACCAAGAAGAGAAAATCCGCCTGCTCAAGATCCTTAGTGATCCTAAGGCCAAAGACCCAGGTGATCAAACAGGTACTGCCTTGAACAGAGCTGTACAAGGCATTCTAATGCGAGCCAGAATAAACAGTCAAAGGCATTATGAAGTTTATACCATCCAGGTAGACCCAAACATCCAAGAAAAGGATCTTTGGGATATGTTCAATAGCAGTCCACACACAGCCGCAGAATTGATACGCGAGCACGGTAACCGTTTGCACGGTTGACCAAAAAGGCCCATTTTGCTATACTTGTGTTATAGTAAAAAAGGAGCCAAAATGCAGCCAGCAAACACACTTTATGCAAAAGTGTTGCTAAAAAAGCAACCATACAGCCAAAATGTTATTAGTATTGTAATATGTGCTAGTACTGCGCCAAACTTTACCAAAGCCAACGCACCCTATTACACCGAACTGCCCTTGCAAGTAACCACGCTAGATCAAATTCATGCCAAAGTACACAATTTCCAAACATGGTCCAACACTGCCAGTGTAAGTCTATCAATCCATGCTAAAGTTTTTGAACATTTATTTGATGTTGCTTAAAAACTACACCAGCAAAACTTTGTTGACACAAATTCACATCTGCAATATACTAGTTCTGCAAATCACATTTTTAGGAGTTTAAGATGGCGGCACAAACAAGCGAAAATCGTACTATCACAGCAATTGAGGCTCGCAAGACTATCATGCGATGCTTTAAGAAACAGCGCCCTGTGTTTCTCTGGGGCCCCCCGGGCATTGGCAAGAGTGAGCTGGTAGAAGGCATCACCAATGAACTTGACGGTTTCATGATTGACTTACGACTAGGTCAAATGGAGCCCACTGACATCCGAGGCATTCCTTTTTACAACAAGGACTTGGGTAAAATGGATTGGGCACCGCCTGTTGACTTGCCCGACCAAGAACTGGCCAGCCAGTATCCTATTATCGTTCTATTTTTGGACGAACTTAATTCAGCGGCGCCGGCTGTGCAAAGTGCGGCGTACCAGCTGATTCTAAATCGGCGTGTGGGAAAATATGTACTACCCAACAATGTGGTTATGGTTGCCGCCGGTAACCGCGAAAGCGACAAGGGTGTTACATTCCGCATGCCGACCCCTCTTGCCAATCGCTTTGTTCACCAGGAATTGCGTGTGGACCACGGCGCCTGGGAACAGTGGGCAGTGAACAATAAAATCCACAAAGATGTGGTTGGTTATGTTGGCTTTGCCAAACAAGACTTGTTTGACTTCGATTCTCGCAGTCCCAGCCGTGCGTTTGCCACACCACGCACCTGGAGCTTTGTGAGTCAATTCTGTGAAGACGAAGACACAACTGATGCAGAATTGACTAACCTGATTGCAGGTACAGTTGGCGAAGGCATTGCCATCAAGTTCATGGCTCACCGCAAGGTTGCAGGCAAGATGCCCAAGCCCGACGATGTGCTCAGCGGTAAAGTAACTACTCTTGACACCAAAGAAATTAGTGCTCAGTACTCGCTGGCAGTGAGCTTGTGCTACAGCCTGCAAGAGAAGTTTCAAGCAGTGCAAGGCGACAAGACCAAGATGGATGCATGGCACCCGCTGGCTGACAACTTCCTCAAGTACATGATGGACAATTTCAACACTGAGTTGGTGGTCATGGGTTCGCGTATTGCACTCACTACCTACAACCTGCCGCTGATCCCCAACAAGCTCAAGAACTTTGACGAGTTCCACAAGCGTTTTGGCAAGTACATCCTGGCTGCAAGTGCTCGCGAGAAAGCCTAAAACGAACAGAGTGGGTTTGACCATAAATCCACTCTGTTTTATAATACATACTCATATAAGGAGCCTGCATGTCAACTGCATCCACTACTCTTAACGAAAAGATTAAGAAAAAAGATTTACCCAAGATTGAGTTTGATCAAAAGCGCGACAATGCTGTTCGCGAAAAACTGATCACAGCTCGTATTGCACTGTTACTCAAAGCACCGTTTTTTGGCAACCTTGCAACTCGCATGAAACTGATCAATGGTGACGAATGGTGTCCTACTGCGGCAACCGACGGACGCAATTTCTACTACAATACTCTTTTTATCGAAAAACTACCTCCTAAACAACTAGAGTTTTTAGTTGGACATGAGGTTTTACATGCGGTATATGATCACATGGGTCGCCGAGGTGATCGTGATCCTATGATTTTTAATGTGGCCAATGACTTTGCTGTAAACAGTGATTTGGTTGATCAAAAGGTTGGCGAACGCATTAGTGTTGTGCCCATGTTGTACGATTCAAAATATCGCGGCATGAGTTCAGAAGAGATCTACGACGATCTCATGAAGAATGTCAAGAAGATCAATTTAGATCAGCTGGTCGAACAACTGCTAGACGAGCATTTGGATGGTAACGATGGTGAGGATGACGGCGACGGCGACAAGGACGGCAAAGGTCGCCCGCGTTTGAGCGAAGAAGAAAAACAGCAGATTCGCGACGAGATTCGCGAAGCGGTATTGAATGCTGCTCAGCAGTCAGGTGCAGGCAACTTGCCCGCAGGTGTCAAGCGTCTAATCAAGGACTTGACTGAAAGTGTTATTGATTGGCGCTCATTGTTGGAACAGCAAATTCAAAGCACAATCAAGAGTGACTTTACTTGGATGAAGCCTAGCCGTAAAGGATGGCACATGGATGCTATCATGCCTGGTATGTTGCCTGGTACACAAATTGATATTTGTGTAGCAATTGACACTTCGGGCTCAATCAGTGAGCGTGACATCAAAGACTTCATGGCCGAGATCAAGGGCATCATGGAAGCCTACGACGAGTACAAGATTCATGTATGGTGCTTTGATACAGAAATCTATAATCCGCAAATCTTTACTAGTGAAAATCTAGAAGACATTGCCAACTACCAACCAGCCGGGGGTGGCGGCACAGACTTTATGGCAAACTACGAGTGGATGAAGGCCAACGATATTCAGCCCAAGAAGTTTGTTATGTTTACTGACGGCATGCCGTTTGGTGAGTGGGGTGATGAGCAGTATTGCGATGTATGTTGGATCATCAAAGGCAACCCTGGCTGTGAACCACCATTTGGTGTGTGGGCTCATTACGAGGAGGCAGCAAAAAGCAAATGAAAAAAATCTACCATTTTCTTTGCTGGCAGTGGCAACAGTTTGAAACATGGCAGCGGTTTTGGCTGCTGGCCATGTTTCTCTTTGGGTGTACTTTTACCGCGCCAGACCATTGGCGTCCATATTTTGTATGGCCGGCCTGTGTTATTGTGATTGGTTATATACTAAAATGGATACTGTATGATGGTATTAGAAATGCTTGGAATAAGTACAATGAAGAGCAAGAAAAAATTGTTCAGATAATAAAAGATTCCAGGTAGAAATGCTGCATCAAGAATTGATTAGAGCGACTACTTTGCTAGTCGCTATTTTTTTTCTATTCTATTATTTTACCAAGACAGACCGTGAGGCCTCTGCTCTGCGCAGAGATTGCGGTATCGTGGTTGAGCGCGATAAAATCACTAATCAACAGCGATCTGACTGTGCTCGTTATCTAAAAGAAATGCAAAAATACAAGTCCAAGTAAAATAAATATTTGCATGTTACCATTGCAAATACACCCGCAGAAACTCAATAGCCACACACTTGACAAACTTGAACAATTGATTCTTTCAAAGAGTCAATTGGTTCCATACGAAGATCCCAAAGGCGTCTGGGTTGATCAAGGGCTCGTAGCCAATCATCACATTTGGGAATGGGAGCATCCGGATACTGCGGACATCAAAGCCTCCTTGGACGAAATTTTGCATCCTTTACTAGGCAACTATGTGAGCATGGCCAGCTACATTCTTGAAAGCCAACTGCCATGGGATGTTCACAACGACTACATCATTGAATGCAAACACACTGACATAGAACCTTATTATGCTGTGATGATCCCATTGGAAACTGTGTCTACACGCACAGTATTTTTTGATCAGTGGGCTGCATACAAAGACTTTGGTCGCTATAAACAAGAACACGGACCTATTCCTGATCATGTGCCTCACACCGAATGGAGTGACATGCTTGGACATTGTAGAGCCATGGATAGATTCTTTCTCAGCATACACAAAGTATACGAGTGGCAACGCGGCGATCTGGTGTTGTTTGATAGAAAACAATGGCATGCTAGTGATGATTATCGCAGTCGCTTGAAAAACAAACGAGCCATAATTTTGTTTACAAACAAACTGTAATTTGCTATACTACAGCATGGCAGATGAAAAACACTCCTATCAATATACCATGCTTCCGATGGTATTGGCTAGTCACGAAACCACAACCAATCCAACAGACTATCTGGAACTGTTAAACGCTTTGGGCCAAAGCGGATATGAATTAGTAGCCATACACAACGAGGTGTTCATCTTAAAAAAACATGTTATTTCCAGAAATCAATCCACTTAATGTACACGGGCTCAGACGCACAGACCATTGTCCTCCACACTTTGCTCGTGTACCGTTTGACTTGTATGTTAATGAACAAGACATCTTAGACTGGGTCTATACAAATCTTCATGGGCGTTTTTATTTTGGAGACTACATTAGCACAGAAAGCAATGGTAAAAGAATCATGTGCAAACTTTTAGCTTTTGAAAATCATAGCGAAAGCACTTACCTGGGACTGTTCCTTGATCAAATCAATGATCGAAACAATCATAACATTTGGTAAAGAAAAAAAATCAATTGGCTGTGTTGCCGTAAATAAAATAGCAGTTATTCAAATGGAGAATTTATGAGTACAGTGGAATCACCCGAACCGCGTCCTACGCTTGGCGTAACCGATTTAGTGAATATTGCCCAGATTATACAGTTGGCTACTAGTAGAGGCAGTTGGAAGACTGAAGAACTCAGCACAGTTGGCAATACCTATGACAAATTGATCGCGTTTCTAGAAGCAGCTGGTGCTGTTACTAGAAGTGCGGCTGACGACACCGCGCCGTCAACAGAAACAGTAGCGGAACCTAAGGAGAAAAAAAATGCTAAAGCACGTGGTAAAACACAATAATCGTCGGGCAGCTCTGTTGTATCGCAGAGTCCCCGGCGAAGATCATATGTGTCTTTTGGTTTACAGCGATCTGCTGCCCAGAATGATTCATGATGAAATTATGAAGGTACTAGAAAGTGCCCCTGGTCAACAGGCCAACGACTTAGCCGATGCTCTGTTCCGCAATATAATGCCCGATGGTCGTAACACACTTCAGGTGCTACACGCCGAAGGCATGATTCAAAAAGTTCCTTGCAATCAAGTTATTGTTCAGGCCAATGCCAAAAGTACTGTACGACTAGATGAACTCAATGACATTTTGGACGAAATGGCCAAGGGCCAGGAAGCTGTGCAACGCCTGGCAGAACTTGATCACAAAGTAACCGGTTGGAAACCAGGCATGCAAGAACGCGAAGCTGCCAAACCAAAAGCCAAAGTAGTAGAAGGTCGTGAAGTTGGTGCACCA